AGGCGTAAATTCCGGACTAACGTATCCGTACATATTTGCATTAACGTTTCAGTGTTAGCTTGCAAATTTTTCTCCATAAGTTTTGAGATTTATAGACGCCTGGAAATATATTCCACTCTAATATCTTATAAAACTCAACATACGCTTATATGATTTTATAATTTATATTTAACTGTTAATAACCTCCGATTCTTTTAATTTCATCCGGGTAAATAACCACGAATGATAATGCGAATATTACGATTGCTACTGCAACCGGCTGTGATGCACTGTCAAATCTCCAGAACGGCAGGTACGGTGACATACCACCGATCAGAGCTGACAGGATTAATGCTTTTACCGTTTTTATGCCCCTCCGATTTTTTATGTGATATACTCTCCTTATGAAAGGAGGTGTTTTTATGGACAAGTTACAAATTGCTCATGATTTAGCTATTTTGAAGTTAAGTCGCGAATTGGAACATGCTTATTTTGACGATGCTCATATTTGCCAAAAGTATTTTCAAATTCGCAAAGAGTTCTCTGATCTTCTGGAAGCACACGATGAACATTTTTTCTTAAATTTGGGAAAGAAATAAAATGTTCATCCAGTGTTTCAAATGCCTAATCTGCGTGCATTAGACAAAACATCAAGGGCATAGGCAAGATATGGTTCATCTATGCCCTTTTTAATATTTTCTTCCACCTGTTCTCCAAGGCTGAATGCCAGGCTTGCGATTATATCTTCCAAATACACTTCTTCGCCGTTTTCTTTCCGCAAGAAATACTTTGCGTTTCCGAGTTCATTATCTCCACGCATCAGTTTTCCTGATTCGAGATTTCTGACAACTTTTAATTCTGCCACTTTTTCACCTCTCTTTCTTATAAGAAACTTTCCTGCGCATTAGAACTGTCAATCTGGTCTTTCAGATACATTGGCAATTCATATTCATTTATGATTTTCACCGCCAGATCACACTGGTTTCTCTTGATTGCCTTGTAAGTGTTCACACCAAATTCTCTTCGAAGCTGCGCATCAATGTCGCTGTAAACCTGCTGACGGATGGAATTATCCTTGTATGCCGGAGAATCCTTGCCGCCCAGCAGCGGGACAACTTTCTGATTCTTCGCCTTTGTGATTTTCTGACATTCCAGTGCCAGAAGTGGCATATCTTTTTTGAACTCCTGTAAATCTTCGTTTACCTTTCGGATTTCTTCCTTTACTTCGAGCGTTCCTTTTGCGACGATTTGAAGTTGTTCTTCCAAGGTCATTGGTTTCTGGTATGAACCCGTCTTGCGGATTGCCGGGAGAACTTCGTCCATAACCCATGACTCGAATTTCTCCGCTGACGGAAGTTTTGATTTCATAATCAGGCGGTACAAATCTCCCTCATTTATGTATGACATTGACTGAACGCCACTAGATGTAGGGGTGTCACGTTTCGTTACTCCCTTGCAATGGTCAAGAATGGCTTTTCTCGGATTGCTGTATCCAAGTGCTTTCGCAACATCTGTTCCAACAAAATACGGTTTCCCGTCAATTTCTATTGTTCGGATTTCTCCGAACTCTTCTGAGTTAAAAATTTGTAAGCTGTTCATTTATCTCCTTTCGTGTAATATATTTAAGTCGCATTATTGCGACTATGATGTAAAAAAAATATCTATAGCTTCCTCCTTGCTTAAAGGAACTGCATTTACGATTCCGTGGATTTCTCCGATTGTAAATTTCTCTCCGCCATCTTTTAGTTTTCTGTAGAATGTGCTTCTGTCCATTCCAATTGCATTTGCAACAGCTTCCTGAGTGTTTCCACGTTCAACGATTTTTCCTTTAAGTCTAGCTATATTAACAACCATTCGCGTTCCTCCTTTCCAGTAGCATTAATGCAACTTTGTGATTATATATTACACCAAAGTGTCGCATGTGTCAACATATAAAATCGCATTTTTGCAATTATTTTTGTTGCATTTTTGCATCATTAGTGTTATTATGTATTCAGAAAGGAGGTGTGAAAAATGTCGGAAACCGGCGAACGAATAAAAGAAAGAAGAAAACAACTTAATATGAGCGCTGATGAGTTAGCAGAAAAATTGGGAGTGTCAAGGTCTACTATATTCAGATATGAAAAAGGCGATATTGATAAAGTTCCTGCCGAATATATGAATGTATTAGCCAAAGCACTTCGTACTACTCCGGCTTATCTAATGGGTTGGGAAAATAATTTAGAAACAGACACAGATTTTATTCCAAAATTGATGTCAAATTCAAATGTCGTTGAACATGTTAAGTTACTAATTGAATTAAGCGAATCTGATAAGAAAAGCGTTTTCGACATGATTGAATTTCTTCACAAAAAAGGCAGGGATTAATTCCCTGTCTTTTTCTAATATCCCCATTGACTCTTGAATGAAACAATCATGTTGTACAAGAATTTCATAAATTTTTCACTATCTATCTTTTGCACCATTTCAATAATCTCTTTCTTATAATCCATAAATAGCCCTCCTTGTCACAACTACCACCTATACCACAGTATATGTCCGGCTTGTGGGAAATAGAACCGAACATTAGTTCGTTTTCATCATTATACCACCGATATTCCCCCTTGGCAACTGCCAAATATATACATGGACTTTTGTTATTTCATAGGCAAACTTCGCAATTTCAAAGAAAATTATGCTTTCGCGAATATAACATCTGACATTGCAAATTTTCTTGATCTCGCTCAACTCCTGCATCTGGACGGAATAAATTTGTTCCGCAGCTTTTTTTGTGATCTGCGCATCTCTGCGGTGACGTTCTGTTATATCATGCAGCGGTATATGCACCGCACAGAATATTTCACAAAATATCAGGATGAGTACGACTATCCTATATTTGTTATTCTTCTCCATTATTACCAACTCTTTCTAAAAATATATCACACATTATAGCACGAATTTGTGTAGCTTTTCTGGTAAGTGCAAAATCATGGAGTTTTTCTGCAAAAATAATCTACTTTTTTGATATTTTACTATGCACACTTTGTATGAGGTGGTATAATATTGTAAAACTTTTACAAGGGAGGGAAATAGTATGGGCAATAGAGAAAAGAAAAAGGATTCTACCCTAAGTGTGATTTCTTGCATTCTGGCAGGCGTAGCGTTCATTCTTCCGTTGCCAATCATCTTGTCGTTTCCGTTAGCTCTGGCAGGGGCAATCGTAGGACTTGTTGATATTGGTACAAAGAAAAAAGAATACAGGCATTTAGGGGCATGGTTTGGTGTTATAGTAGGAATCATTGAGGTGATTTTTATTACCACACAGTATATGAGTTTTATTTCTTAGAAAAGAGGTTGCTATGAAAAATATAATTTGTTTACTTTTAACTTGTGCTGTTACTTTGAGCGCCTTTCCTGTCAGTGTGAGTGCAGGCAGTATAGATGATGTAAACGCCGCATTTGCTCCGATCAATGGCAATGGCGGGCACGTCGAAGCTTCTGAATGCGTCTTGGATGAAACTTCTAAGGTTTTACACTTAATGGTTGTTCAAAACGAAAACGAGGGCAATGGAGATACCAGCACTTTTTGCGATAACGTCTCGAACATACTCAATAGTTTTCCTAGTCAGAATTGGTACGATTATGATTATGTGATTGAGGATGCCTTAAAAGTCGGATATAACGGAGTTATTGCCACGTCCATTAACGATTTAACAAATGATTCTCGTTCATGGGCTGCATGGGGTACTGCCATCTATGAAGACAGAATTTCCGATGGTCAAATATTAAAAAAAGGTGTTTTGGAAGATATTCAGGAAAGCAGCGAATCTGATTCTAAATCAAGCGATTCTCTTGATGATGTCGGCAGGCTAAATCCAGGTGTTTATATTATTGGCGAAGATATTCCTGCCGGAAAGTACACCTTTTCAATAACCGACGGAGCAGGAATTATCAGCGTATATGACAGCTACGATGATTATAAGAATGATGATTACGAACATTCAGAAGAATACCATGTCGCTTCAAAAAAATATAAAGAAAGTCTTGGTTCTGACTTAGAAAGCATTAATTCTTTATATTCCAGTGAAATTGGTAATCTACCGTTAGAGAATGGAATGTGCGTAAAAATAGATACTGTTTCAGTTTTGTATTTAGCGAAATAAACAAGAGGGGCGGTTGCCCCTCTTTCTCTTTGCCTGTCGTTCTTACAGGCAGTTTCTTTATCCACACATCCTTTCGGACACAGAAACCATATTTTGCGAATTTTGTCAAACTTTAATGCTTTACACTAACAATTTTAAGTGTTACACTTTGTTTGTGGGACAATAATACCACAAACAGGAAGAAAAATGTGTGTACTGTCAAAATCATTGCGTATTTTGACAAAATTGAGACTACGAAAGGAGGGCGCGCATATGAGAATAGCCATATGTGACGATAATCAGCTTGAAGTTGACTTGTTCAAAGAGCACATATCGGGATTCTTGCGGCGCAAAGGAGATTACCGGTATGAAATTAGCGAATATTCGGCGGGCTATCCGCTTGTTGAAGATGTGAAAGAGGGTAAATGGTACGATGTAATTGTACTGGATATGGTTCTGGAAAAGGAGAACGGTCTGGAAATTGCAAACCAGCTCCGGGATATTGGATATGATGGAAAGATTATATTCTGGACAGCCGACGATTCTCATCTACAAGAGGCATTCGATGTCGGCGCTATGCAGTATGTAGTCAAGGGCAAGGAATACGGCAGAATATACCGGGCTATTGACGAGATTCTGTCACAGATGAAGGATGAAACATTGACGTTCAAATTCCGCGGACAGATTAACCGGCTCAAATACGATGAAATCGAGTACGTCGAGAGTCAGGCGAGAGTCTGCCACATTTTCGCTACAAATAACCGATGTTTCGTGACCACTTGCAAGCTGAACGATCTGGAAGAAAAGCTGTCTGATAAGCGATTCTTGCGCTGCCATCAGAGCTATCTGGTGAACATGGATCACATTCAGTCAGCGGGTGATAATTTCGTCATGGATTCCGGGGACGTTGTTCGAATAAGGCAAAATGGAGCAAAGGAAATCAAAGAAAAATATGAAAATTACATAATGAGATAAGCAAAACCGCCAGACCCACAGGGGATTAACGATCTGGCGGTTTTTGTATGCTAAAGGTGAATAATGTATGGAACGTATTTATTATAGCACTCTACACGATATGCTACAAGTGTCATTTGGCCATTTTTGTAATTCTGGTGAATGTTCCTTTTGGAATAAATTCAAAAACGAACCCGTCGTCATTCGGATAAGGGATGCGAATGAAGTACCATTTCAGCCCGGAATCGTCTGTTTCTGTGTACTTCATCACCTCTACAACTGCGCCTTTTTTCAGCTTCGGAAACAGTTTAGATGGGCTGTTTTTGTTTGATTCCACATAACATTTTGTGTCTTTTTTAATCTGTGCAATGTAGGCTCTGGTGTTCTGTTTTTTGACAACTGCATTGTCTGCTGCGCTGCTTTCGGAATATCGCAAAACGCAATCCCACGGGTAATTTCTGTAGCTTCTAATCAGGAACTCTTTTCCTGTCTGGTCTCCCGGCTGTCCGCCATGAGCAGTACCTTTCTCGTTGATACTAGCTTCTACTTCTTTTCCATTTCCACAGTACATTGCGACATGGTGTGTCTCATTAAGTAGCACATCTCCTCTTAAAAGTCCAGAACCAGTTGAACGATTAACTTTGCTGGTCACGTCTTTAAACCCGCATGAAAGAAATACAGCTTTCATATCACCAGTATAGGTGGCTCCTTTTGCTTTGACCGGAACTCCGGCGTTCTGCCACGCCTGAATCACCGCTGAAGAACAGTCAAAATCTCCTTTTTCTCCCCAGCGATAATCCTGATCGTACCCATGAGAGCTGTCCTGTGCCCATGATTCCATTTGTTTTGTTGCTCTTTCTGTCTTCCTCATATTATCTTGCTCCTCCTCTGGGAAATATTTTTTTAACGCGTTATAAACAAATCTCTGTCTGCTCTTATATACCCCGACCTGGTTCCCTGTGTCCGTCTGGCAGGCTGCATAGAGATTATCGAGTGTATATGGTTTCTTAGTCTTTGCCAGAATCCTCGTTACTGCTCCCTGTCCACCTTGGTGTCTAAAGTTCACGCACATAGCTTGTCCTCTAGCGTCCGTGACACCCATTTTAAGGGCTTCTTCTGCATAGGTGGCTAATTGTTCATCCATAAGGCTATCTTGGCATTTAACGCCAATTTTGGACGAAATAAGATCAATTATGGTATTAGCAAGCTGTGATACTCTGGAAATATTAAAGCATTCCCAGTTTGCGGTCTGAACTTGTTCCAAAAGTCTGACCTTATCTATCTTCTCCCACTGTTCCGAACTGGCATCGTAAATTCGTTCCAAAAGCGTTTGTGCTTCGGTTGCGTACCATGCTCCTGCTCCGATTGTGATTGCGTGTTCATCCGAATTGTTCTCATAAGCTTCTGTGAAGTCCGAATAATCCTGTTGTCCGTAAACCTGTTCACCGGTTTCGACCGCATAAATAATCTTCCTGAGAACTGTTTTCTGCTCGTTTGTCATATCGCGTTGCTCCTTTCTGCTAAATATGCCTTGTAAGCTCCGTATCTGCCCCTATAATCAATTTTTATATATCATTTGAGGATTTTATCGAATTACACGTAAAATCGATATATGAGCCAAATACGAGGTCGTTAATAAAATGGTTCGATTCGGGCTGAAATGAATTAAGAATGTCAGGGTCAAATAAGGCTTATTTGACGATTAATATATATCTCGTATATATATTAATTATATTCTTATTCTATTTCTTATTCTTATTCTATTGCGTTACATTGCGTTACTGGTAACGTTATTGTAACGTTATATTGAGATATTATGTAAACGAAAATCGCTTGTTGACAGAAAACTTTCATCTGATTTTTTATAATTTCTAAGATGATTGATTTATTCTGAAAACAAGCAAAATTTACGTTTACAAATTATTCATTTTTTATTTTTAATATAGTTACATTTTAGTACGGTAGGGACTGAAATTTCGAGGTTATTTGGACGAATAAGGGCTTATTTCGGTTTTTACGGAAAATGCGCTCTTATTTGCCATTTTGGTGTTCTTATTTGGCAAAATTAATGTTGAAATAAGCAAAAAGAGCCAAGGGATTGAGTCCATTTCGGCTTGACTCGTTCCGTTCGGCTCCGAATTATTTTAAGAATCAGATGCAAATTTTTATAGTTTTATTATAGCATATTTGGGGTGAAAATTCAATGTTTTCAAGCTATTGAGAGACACAAAAACTTATTTTTTTATATAATTAATTGCGTCATTAATAGTAAATCCATACATTCCGAAATATACATAATTTTCTCCCATGCCTGAGGTAAGCGTATTTCCAATTAATTTCCCGGAATCGTCTTTCGGAGACAGCGTAAGCAATGTTTCATAATCTCCTGTTAAAGAGTAAATGTTGTCTTCAACTTTTTTGAATTCTACTGACATATCTTCAAATTGGACAAGTTTTTCGGTAGAAAAAAGCATTGCTTCTATGCAGTTTTGGGTAATTACTGGCTTTGAATTGGAACGTACGAATATGTTGTATTTTAATATGCCATTTGAAATGTTTCCATACGCAGATGTTTTTCTTTCGCTACCAGTTACAGACATTTCGATATGATGTCCATATCCTATAACTTTATATCCATTAACTGTGACATATTTTGTGTTGCTATTCGGAGACCCAAATCCTACTGTATTGCTGAGAGTAAATATTTCATCATTTTTCTTCCAAAGAAGTGTATCTCCTCCCCAAATCTCATCCGTTTCCACACCGTTAACAGGAAATCCAGTGATTTCCTGTCTGTTCAAAAACGCCTTATATATCATCCAATCAGCCCTCCTCAAACGTGAAATAAAGTGTATCTGCCCGATCGGTTCCTGCGGATACTAGAGCGTCATAATCGGCTTTTTTTATTCGCTTTACACACCTTAATTGTGCTTTTTTTAATTGCTCAGAAGTGATTCCAGAACCGCCATAACCATCCGTAAAATCGTCAATCATTGCCGGTGAAAATTCAGAATCCGAACCGTCCGTAAATTCCGCATAACTGATTGTCGGCATTTCTGATCGGGTGCGGTTGACGGTTGCGGATATCTCAGGAGTGTATTTTCCTAACTGCTGGCTGTTACTATTAAACGGTGCATTGTTAGCAGAATAGGTGTCAACCATGTCTGTAGCGCCGATTTTAAGCGTCCTGCTCATGATGTATGAATGAACGTACCATTGCAGTTCTGTAGGCTCCTGATCGTCGTGCTGAATCTGCTTTTTATAGTAGAGTTCAACGGCCTGTCCAACCATATTCAGTGGATTTCCCTGAACCTCAGCGGTATATCCCTGCGCACGATAATATTTCCGCAAATCTTGATTTACGAATACGCCATAGCAAATCTTCATAATTGGTTCAGCCCTTGAAATACCGCCATATTCGTCTGCATTCCAAACGTAATTTAGCCAGTCTTCATTTCCTACAAAGAAGCTATTTCTGTTGTAATAAACGTTGTTATCATATGCTTCCTGTGCTGTGTAATCGCCCTGCGTAAATCCAAAGGCTCTATTTGGGTCAGGATCACAAAATATAACATTCGGGAACCAGATTCTGCCCTCTTTTGCGGTAAAACTTTTGAACGTATCGAGGTGAATTTCTTCGTTGTTATAATATTTATAAATGTTCTGATTACTGGTGGTCTGCCCGTATCTGTAACTGTTCTGGCGAAGTTTCAGATACTCAAACTTGCCATCCCTGTTCATCCATCCAAAGCGATCATTCTGCAAGCATAAATCTTTCAGAATATTTACTACATTCATCTCATTTGAGTTATTTGTATCAGGTACATAGGTGTCGTCCCAATGTAACTTTGTACTGACCTGTTCAAGCCCTAAAAACTCAAATAATTTATCTCTGAATTGCTTTTGAGTCAGCTTTTTCTTCTTATCAGTCGTTTGGTTCTTGTACCACCTTGCAATGTCAGTATTCCGTAATTTATACAGATAATCGTATGCGATAAAATTACGTGTCAGGGAGTTTGCTTTTCGCTCTGCACTGTCGATTTCACCTGTGAAAATTTTAATTTTTGTTCCTTTTCTCTCGATGTAAACTTCGATTTTTCCAGACGGATAAAATTCTTCCGAGGTACCATTAAACTGATCGTGATGCGCCTGAAATGTTATCTGGTTGCATACACAGCCGCCGAAAATAAAATAGCTTTCAGAGCAAATAGACTCCTGCAAAGTAAGTGTATTCTGGTCGATATTTTCATTTGTAAGGTCAGCAAATTCGCCATTAATCCAGTGTACTGTTACTTTTATTGGTTCGGTTTTCTCTTCTTCAACATCACCAGAGCCGCCGCTTGAACTATCGTCGAATGGGTTATTTCCGTCTTTTGTGACTCTAACTTGGAAATCAGTGTTAAATGTTTCGGATTCGGTGCTACTTATTGCTTCTGTATAGAATACATTAACTGTTTTTGAACCAGATGTTGAACTATCCAGTTCAGAGACGGTATAGCCTGTAATCTCCACTTCTGTACCGTCTGCACGATATTTAGCCACGGTCAAACCAGTTGTGTCCAGTGTTTCTCCTATCTTGTAATAAACCTTATTCGGATAATGAGAAATACGGATTCCAGCTGTGTCTGCCACAACTGTTACGTTAAATGTTGCTGTAAATGTCTGATATGTGACCGTGATAGTCTTTTCGCCTGTCTCGGTGCTGTCTAAATCCGACACCGTATATCCGTCTGCCAGAACCTCTTTTGAGCCATCTGTCCAGACTATAGAGACTACCATGCCTGATATATCAAGTGTATCACCTTTCTGATATTCTGTTCTGGCAGGTGGCGTAGTGATTTCAATGCCAGATATTGATAGCCAAGTGACTGTTCCTGTTGCTCCCCACGGTGAACCAGATATAGAATCCTCTTTTTGATCTATTGTCACATTTGTTGCTACAGGTCCGCTGAACGCATTTGTTCCAATTGTATTGACTCCTGCCGGAATATAGATTTCGGCAAGAGAAGCGCCCATAAAAGCATTTGTACCAATTTCTTTCAGATTGCTGTTCTTTGAAATAACAGCTTTCGTTATTCTAGTTCCGCCGAACGCGCTGTCGCCTATCTTTGTTACAGAATCAGGAATATTGATTTCTGTGATTTTTCTATCACCAGAAAAACAGTTTTTGGGGATTTCTAAAATGCCCTCTTGAAGAACAATTGTCGAAAGGCTCATGCAGCCATTGAATTGAGAATCACCAGAAAATGTTACACCACTTTCGAGAGTGATTTTTTCAAAGTATCCACCGCTTAAATCATTTGTAACCACCCCGGCTCGAATTGTTAAATCTTTGCAGTTTTTTATGTAAAATGTTCTACTGAATACTGCATCTTTTCCACCCATAATTACACTGTTCAATGTTCCAGATGCAAAAGAGTAATATATAGTTTTTAATGTACTTGGTAGAACTAAATCTTTAACATTCGGGCAATTATTAAATGTGTTTCGAGATAATGTTTCCAGTCCCTCATGAAATGTGATTTCTTTTAACTGGCTGAAATCATTAAAGCAAGCAGAGCCAATTGAAACAACTGATTCTGGTATATCTAACGATGTAATAGTGTCCGAACCTTTGAAATTGTCACTTCCTATTGTTTTGATTGTATTTGCAAGTGAAAGTGATTTAAGTTTTGTTGATTGTAAACAAGCATTCGGTATTTCTACTATTCCGTCTTCGATTGTAATATCTTCTAGGTTCGATGAATTTGCAAATTGTGATGTATTGTTAAATTTTACAGCGCCCTCTAACGTCAAGGTTTTTAAGTTTTTAAGATTGCTACATCCCGAATATTCTACTGTTCCACCACGAATACGCAACTTTTTACAATTTGGGATATTCACGCCAGAACTGTTAATCGAAATATCTTCGCCGCCAATCGTTACTTCTTCAAACACAGTGTCTGAGTCAGATCCACTCGGCAAGGTTTTTAAGCTTTTCGGGAAGACAACCGATTTAAGATTCGGACAGGCACTGAAATTTCTGACATTTATCAGCTCTATGCCCTCTCTCAATGTCAGTTTGGTTAAATTCGGACAATTAGTAAAATTGACTGCCCCAATGGTTGTGATATTTCCCGGAAAATCAAGTTCTGTTCCAAGAAATGTGCCTGAAAAAGAAACATTATCTATAGTTTTTAGTGTGCTCGGAAAAGACAGAGATTCAATATTCGTAAAATTATAAGCAAAATTAGAGGGAATAGTTGTTAAGCCCTCTCCGAATACCATGCGCTTTACTTTTACATATAGTGCTTCAACACCTGCAGCTGTTAATGCTTTAAAGTTTCCTGTTCCGGTGACATACAGGGTTTCTGTATCTTTATCATATTTTGCGGTAACATCTTCTAAGTTTGGTGTTCCAATATTTTCCTCAAAGTCGCCGATGTCAATAACTGTAACCGTAATTGTGTCAGTAAAGCCGTAAAAATCAACTACAACGTCCACAGTTCCGGCTTCTGTTGTATCAACATTATTGACTGTAAAACCACCTGTTAAATTATCTGTTCCGTCTTCGTACTCTACGTCAAACTGTTGCACACTGACGTTTGTTTTCAACCCTGCAACACAAGTTGCGCCTGTATACTTGGCGGCTTTCACACTCAGTGGTTGCATGACTGTCAAAGGAATCGAAACCTCAAACCCCTGCCAACCCATAACATAATGATATGTGCCGGGTTTTGTATGGTTCAAATCAAACGATACTATTTCAATCTCGTCCAGTTCTTTTTCCGTAAATTCTACTCTTGAGCCATCAGATGCTATTTTATATGGCATTACTCCATCTAAACTTGGATAATTTCCAAGATGGCAACGCAGACTTTCCTCCGGGCTTTCATATCCAATTCCTACAATTGTTACATCTGCCATAGTTTTCCTCCCATTTTTTCTAAAAATAAAGAGCACATGGGCTGTGACACCCATGCACTCTGGTTGTTAGTATTCAATCAGTGCGAACCGCATCTTGTTGTAAAGAATGTTTTTTGTCTCTTCGTCCACATTGATAATTTTGTAATCCACATCGGGCATATAAAAAACACCTGTTTTGTAGGTGTTTTCTTCGTCGTCCCAGTATGTAACTTTGTATTTCCGCTGTGCTCTGTTGACCAAGCCAGAAGCAAATGTAGACTGCAAATCAATCTTCTCTGCCAGATAAAGCGGTCTGGTATTAAAATCAATCTTTGTCTTAAAATTCGGGCTTGTGTCCCTGTGCAAGAGATTATTCAAGTCCCTGTATGCTTCTACTTCTGTTCTCTGGTTTGGAGTTGCAGTGTAATCATCGTAGGCGAGGTATTTGTTTGGAACAATTTTGCTTCCATACTTCAAGAGCCATCCCTCAAAACTGCTACCTGCAATAAAATCACTCATTTACCTCACCTACCTTTCAAATAATCCGAATCCATTGCGGTTTCTGAACTGTTCGTTTTCCTCTTGCAAATATCCGACTAAGTGACCATCCGCATAAATTGCCATGCCTTTGACAGCTTCCCGGATAACCTGTGCGATATTCTGATTGTTGTCGAATGTGTTGTTACTGATTGCAATTACTTCACGGCGAATATCGTCACCAAAAGTACCATTCGCAGATACTGGCTTCTGATACATTTTGGCAGTCGGAACAGCCTTTATATTTGCTTCCATTTGCGGAAGCTGAATACCCTGTATAGATGTGCTTATATCCCCGATTGTAGACTGCAATGCCGGAATCATGTTCTGCATACCTATCTGAAAGCCCTGCATGGTGTAGCTACCAAGTTCTTCAAATACCTGAGATGGGCTGTGAATTTTGAGAACTTTGCGGAACGTATTTGATATATTTTGTGCGATCTTTTGCACATTTGCATAAAGCTGTTGTGCCGCGCCTACAATTCCATTATTTAAGCCAATAATAGAGTTCCAACCGATATTATACAGGTTTCCAATGGAATTGCTGATTCTGCTTCGGATTCTTCCAAACCATGTGAACGACGCAGAAAAGCCCGGCTCTAATCCGTTTCGGAATCCTTGACCGCAGTATTCTGCAAGCTGCTTGAACCATCTGGACGGAGAATGGGAGTCTACTGCTTCCTGCGCAGGGGCTTTTACACTGTTATTCATTAGGTCAAGAATCGAAGTCTTTGTGGATTCTTTCTTTCCGTCAATCCCAGACTGCAATCCCTCTGCAATGTTGCTTCCAAGGGTTTTACCGCTTGATTTTGCAGTTTCTTCTGCATCTTTTGCAGATGATTGAATTGTTGAGTTGAGCTTTTCAGTGACTTTGCTGCCGTTCTGCTCAATCCCACTACCTACGGCAAGAATCTGATTCTTTCCGAGTTCCGTAACTAATTCAAAACCAGAATTGTTATCCAGAACGCCCTTGATTGCCCCTTGCAGAGTTGAATCCATTGTGCTTTGTAGAGTACTTTCATAGTCAGAAATACCTTTTCCAAACTGCACCATCTGCCCGTTTGCTAAAGTATAGTAACCGTTGTCGTCTGGCTCTAATCCCTTTGCAATTTCTTGATAAATCTGCAATGCTTTTTCGCCGAGAATCTGTTTTCCGTTTTCCCAGATGCCACCCATTTCATCAATTGCATTTGCCGTATCAGTTACCAAAGTAGCAAAGTCTACGGTCTGGATAAGCGTCTGGAATCCTGTAAGTTGCTCTGAGATATCTTCAAACGAAACATTGTTAATCCGATCAGCCATGTTTGAGAACTGATTAGAGGATGCTTCTGCTGTATCTCCAAGGTCTTTGACTGGTTTATTCACTCCTGCTATCGCATTCTCAAAATCTTCTGAAGAAACCCCAAGATTATTAAGCTTAAGTTCAAGTTCAAACAATGCCTGCTCTGTGCTATATCCGTTATCTTTCAATTCGGAAAGGAATGTTAATAAAGGATATGCTTGTTCGCCTGAAATCTGGCTTGCACGAACCAAACCGAGAATAGCATCTTCATACTCCTGAAATACCTTTAAATCGTTCTCTGTAAGTTTATTACCGGCTCCGAATATATCTTTCATCCATTCGTTCATAGCACCGGTAAAATCACCTTTTTGATATCCGAACACATTATCTTCCAAAAACTCCCCAAAGGTTTTATCTTCGCCGCCGAACAGATTGACACTTATCCATTTTCCGAGATTAAATCCTGCCATTGCAGCTGCTAAGACTGCCATGGAATCAGCAAAGCCTGCCGCAAGTGTAGAACCGAGTCCAGAACCGAAGAAGGTTTTCAATGCCCCGCCGGCTGTAGAAAGAACTGTTCCCAGTCCGCCAAAGATTGTTCTGAGTGCTCTAATAGAACTAACTACGCCGATTATTTTTTTAGAAAATTTAAGCGCGCCTTTTACCGCAAGAAAAGTTCCAAGTGCATATCCCAACGCTTCTATTTGCTTATCATCAAGCAGACTCAAAACTTTTGCAAGCGCTTCAAGAGCAACTGCTAAAGCGTTAATTAATGGAGCGCCAATGACGTTTACCATTACATCGAAAAAATCAACAAAGGCATCTCCGAAGCCCTGCGCAAATGGTTGAAAAACATCCCATACATCACCGATTGTTTTTACCAAAAAACTCCAATCGACATTATTAATAAAGTTTGAAACTGTATCTTTTAGCTGACTTATTTTGTCCCATAGCCATTCCCAATCAACATCAATCACTCCGAATTTATCAAGTGCGGCAACAGTAAGACCTAGCCCAGCGGCTATCGAAGCATATGGATGCGCTGCTAACATAGCAATGCCTTTACCTATTGCTCCATCTTTTCCGAAAATACCTCCAAACCATGTAAGCCCTTTAAATGCTACGAAAGCAGTCAAGAGCTGTCCGAGAAAATAACCGATAGATTGTGCTTGTTCTGGTGAGAATGACGCGATAAACTCTTTAAACTTGTCAATCAGATCAGGGAGTTTGTTCACTCCGTCTGCCGCCTTGTCAAAGAAATCGTCAAAGAAATCAAGTAATCCTGTTCCGACATTCTCAGCAAATGGCTCTAACACATCCCATAATTGTACAAGGGAAGCATTGATTTTATCCCAGTTAATTTTTACAAGAAAATCGTTAAAAGCATTGATTAATCGTGGTAATCCTTTTTCCCCAAGTGTCCACTTGCCAAGCGGAACTAAAAAATGATTCCAGAAATCTTTTAATGCTGTCCATGTGAAATCTCTGAGTTGTTTCAATCCATTGTTCCAGAGATTTTTCAGTGCTTTTGTGGTAGGTTCTGCGGCTTTTGCAAGTTTCTTAAATGCGTCTGTAACCTTATTAGCGAACGCCATAGCCTTATTTTCCATGGAATTGTAGGCAGCATCCCATTTTTTCTGGTATTCATTCAAAAGCTTATCAAGGGCATCATTGAGGATTCCTGCGTCAATTGCAGATGTGTCAATTTTTGGCGTTTTAATTTTAGAATTTGCAAGGTCTGACAGAGAACTATCGTCTTTGCTCATGATTTCAAGTTCATCATAAGATGCGAGGAACTGTTTTAATTTTTTTGCGCTCTTGGTTGCATTTTTCAGATTATTGTCTGTATCTTTTGTAGCATCATCTACATCTGAAATTCCAGAATCGTCTATGGAATCAAGCGCATTCGAGAGATTTTCGCTTCCGCCGCCGATAGAACCGAACATTTTTCCGATTTTGGTATCAACTCCAAGAAGTGAACCAATGTATGTCAAAAGTCTTTGAAATGCGATTACGAGACCATTGATGTATGGAAGCACTGCCGCAACTACAGGCATAAAGATGTTCCCTAATGCTCTGGCACAAGATACTAAGTTTGCACGAAGTATACGCAACTGGTTGGCTGGCATATTTCACATTGTTACCGTAAAGGCTTTTTATCCTCTACTTCTTGCAGTTTCCTGCAAGGTCGGCGTACATTTTCAACCATAAAAGCATGGTTGTCGAGCACTCTTGGAAGAATTATATTTATTCATCTTCTACGCTCTACGGTGCCGTATAGCCTTACGCAATCTATACGGTTACCTCGGTATTACCTTGTTGAGTTCCTATATAATCATCATATTTTCTCCAATAAAACCCTCTACATCTTTTATTTAGCGTCAAAGCCTTGTGAATCTGTTTATGAACCTTTTCTGACTCGCCTAAATGCCTTGCTGCTTCGGAACAGTTTGGAAAATGATTTACTATTTCCCAATTATCATTTAATTGGACTATTCCATTCCCAATTTGAGGGCCTTTGTACCTATAATCTTTTTTAGGGTCATAATCTTTTTGATATACCCATTGAAAATTTCCACATCTATGAGAACTATTAATTAAACACGAAGAGATATTTGATCTTCTTAAGCCGGTTTCTACGCTCGCTTCAGTGACAGACGAAAATGCTTTGATGTAATTTCCTTCTTGATCTAACTGAACAATTGGCTTTTTCCTGCAGGATTCTTTCTTTTTATACGAAGGTATCTTAAAAGATTTACATTCACTTTTAAATCTCCATTGAAAATTTCCTGCGCGGCTCGCTTTCTTATTTGCACAATCATTAATACTGTGCGGCTGCACGCCAGTTTCTGCTGAAGCATGAGCACAGCTTATATATTCTGCAACAAAATTTCCATCTAAATCAAATTGCAAAACAGGACGTGAATTCCAAGATACACCTCCCTCTCCTCCTAACGTTATATTGTACCCATTAGAATTCGGAAAATGTACGCAAGTGTTTAACTTTCTTATCCAATATATCTCTTTTTCTTTGATCTCATTGTCAGATATTCCTGTATCAATAATTTCCCATTCAAAATTATCAGTACCATATTTTTTTAAAGCTCTGTGAAATGGAAGCCCATTTTCTATATCATATATGTGTTCTCTTCTTCTTTTTTCAAAATTATAGGTTTTCCCAATATATATTTTTCCATTTATTTTATTGGTTACTTTATAGATTACAAATTTTTTATTAATAAAATCACCCCACATTCTCTTTAGAGAATATGGAACTCAATTTAGGTTTCACCGATTTTGCTCGATTTTCACTAATATATTGCTATATTAGGCGACAAGTGATAGCTCGCAGCCATCGTTTATCGTATTTGCCATATCCGCCCATGCGTACCGGGTGGAATCCAGTATCACTATTGTTCTCAGCATTGCCTTGCTTGCTTGGTCCATATTAGAAACAGACGTTTGTATGCCAAGATTTGCCGCATATTGCTGTAAGTTTGCCACACGAATGTTTGCACCATATTTGTCTACAGCACGGCTCATACCTACTAATCCAGAGGACAAGTTCTCATAAACTGTGCTAAAATCAAGATTCTTAACAGATGCAAGGTCGGCGCCGATCATGGTTAATGCATTCGACAGTTTTAATGCCTGTTCAGAAGTTGTTCCCATAGAGGACGACAATTGTGCAAACTGGCCTTGATAATTCAAGAGCATGGACGGGTCCATACCGAGTGATTTACCTGATTTATTTGCGGTCAGAATCGCGTTGTCGGAAACATCAAATCCAGACATTTTAGATGTAAGTTCTCTGGCTCTCTGGCTGAATGAATCCGCGTATGCTTCTGCGGAGTCATACCCTGCTTCCGACCAAGTTTTTCCTGTTTTATCTGCTACCTGACGGAACGCCGCTTGAAAGTAGTTATAATCTTCGAGGAAGTTCATGGAACTTTCAATTGCGCTACCGAATTTTCCAACAACAAATTTCAACGTCCAGAACTTCGCAACCAAGGACATAATGCTAGGTAAGCTTTTTTTAGCTTTACTTCCTACATTTCCAACGGCATTGCCGAGTCTTCTAACTTTTCCCGTCGAAGCAGCCGCACCCTGTCCCAGTCTGGAAAAAGCACTCGCAGTAGACCTTGCCGCCCTACCAGCATTTGCCCCAGAATTTGCCAACTGAGCAATGGCCTGCGTCATTTGAATTGTACTGCTACTGATTCTAGGAGCGGTACTCATCGTCTGGAAGAATGATTTTAAGCTATTTGCCAGATCATTAAGCTGAGTTGCTGTCTTTCCGGTTTTGTCCCCTGCATTTGCCAACTGAGATATTGACTGAACAAATGTATTAATTGGTTGAGAGATATTACCTATTCCAGAGAACGAAACTATGATTTTTCTAAGCTCTTCGCCAAGGTTTGGAAGTTTAGATGTAACTGCATCAATGGAGCTGCCGGCATTCGCCAATCTTGCCAATGAAGAAACAAACCGGTTTACATTGTTTGATACGTCTGGAATACTGCTAAGACCAGATAATTCGGAAATCATGTTCTGAATCTTTCCAGACACATCACCTGTGGAGTTTAATGTTTCGTTCAATCTACGTATAGAATTTACAAACGAATTTAATCCACTGTCTTTCAAATTAAGGCTGCCAAGCGTGCTCATGGACTGAGTGAACTGCTGTAACTGGCTGTTTACTGTCGATAAATCCAGGCCGTTCAATTTTGCTTCGATATTGTTCTTGAGCTCATCCGTATTAATTGAAAGATTTACTTTTACCGGGTCATAGGTAAGCGTGGATGCCTTGTTGATGGCATTTCTGATATCTCTGGCAATCTTTTCTTCATTAATCTTTATGTCAATTGGAATCTGACCGTTTGCAGACTCCATGGCAGACGCAATGTTTCTCTGGATTGACGCACCGAGTTGCGTGCCTAACTCATTTACCGAGCTGTACACCCTGTCCGATGCCATTGCTGCATCTGAACCAGACAACGCCTGAATTGATATTGGTTTGATGGAATCTCTTACCTGTTTAAGGTTTTCCAATACAGTTTTTAACTGTTCCGCATCGTTTACGGTATCCTTTGGAATTAATGTAGGAAATTTTTCTGCCAGTTCGCCCCATGCAGAATCGAGGTTAATTCCTTTTGTTGCATCGACGGTAATATTTCCAAGGTGCTGTTGAAGTAATTCTCTGAACTCGCCTTTTCCAACATTGAATTTAAGCACATCGGAAACATAAATTTTCTTACCTTTAAAATAATTGTAAAAATCCTGCCATTCCTGTTCGGCACCGTCCAGATAACTTCCGAGATTGGATTTTACGACTTTCCCGCTCTGCTCAATGCTTTTTGCAATATCATCCAGAGTCTTTCCCCAGTCACCGGCTGTGAAGTTTTGTCCGTCAAATGAATTTGTAAGCTGCTGTGCCAACAAATTTATCTGCCTTTGAAGTTTGGAAGCAGCACCGCCTTTTAATTCAAATGCGCTTGCGAGCTGTTTGGACAATGCAGATGCATCTATTCTGGTAGTCTCTAAAGATTTCTCAACAGAATATTTCAATTTTTCGGACATATCCGCTGAATTAATCTCTACATTTACTTTGAGATTCTTGTTTTCAAGATTGCTCAAATTCACTTTACTGAGACGTTCGAGCTGTGCGGCCATGCTATTCAACTTACTTGTATCAATACTTTTGATAGATTGCACGGCATAACTGAGAGTACCGATAGATTTAGAAAAATTCCTCATCAAGCCTACGCTTTTAGACATCAAGCTGTCTAATCGGTCGAATTTATTGCACAAATCATTGATTGATCTTGACGCACTGGAAACGTCACTGCTGACTTGTATCGCCAGGGTATCAATCGTATTGTCAGCCATATTCTCACTCCTTTCTCAAAAAATATTTATAGTAAAAAAGAGGGGACAAAAATGTCCCCTCCATCTGGTTTTCTACAGTTTGAGTTTCCCGATTTTAAATCGGAAAACATAATTGTCCCGTTTTTTATTTTTTCTTATATTTCTTAGAATCCGCAGCAAGCGCATCAAAATAATTAATTGCTTTTTGCAATTCCTTTTCTTTTTTCTCTTCTTCTTCCTCTGCGGTAAGCGGAAAGATTCTGAATGGCTCTGATGGATACTCATATGGCGCTTGACCGTTTTTTCTGAACATATTGCATACAGTAGCTTTGAGAGCTTCTACTGTGTACACGCCCTGCATATGTTCGTGGAAATTCTTTCTGTCCTCAGAAAACTTATATGCTAAATCGTAGCATTCCAGATCTCTTGGCTCAGAGTCCATAAACTCTGCTTTTGAAACTCCGTTATAAATATAGAACGGGAGTAAATCTTCCATAACATATCGGCTAAATGGTTTCTGAATTTTTTTTACTTTTTGGCTGGCTTCTTGTGATCCTGTGGTGCTTTCACTCCATTCTCCATCTCCGGATTCGGATTCTGAAGAATATCGTTTAAAAAACCCGCGTTCATAAGCTCATCGGAAAGAATGCCGAACAACTGTAAGAGTCCTCTTGGTTCATCGGTTTCTTCATCTTTGTAATCATCCAGTAAATTTCCAATTTCCTGCAATGATTCTGCCGGATTGTATTTTTTAAATCCAACAAAAAGAAGCTCCCTGATTACGCAGAATAAGTCTTTAGTTCTTCCAATTCCGGAAACGTCTCCATCTGTTTCGATTTCTGCTGATTTAAAAAGCTTTGCCAAGTCCTGAACTCTTTCCATAAGATCTGTATCGCAGAACGCATTGTAACCAAATTTGATAATATAATCAGTTCCATTAATTGTTAATTTTGTCATATCATATATCCTCCCAAATTAAAATAGAAATTCCCGCCATAGATTTGACTCAATGGCGGGATGCTTATCAGCCCCCGAGTGGAGATGGAAAATCTTCATCAGACGGCTCAATTTTTTCTTCAATCTTGATTTCATCTGAAATTGTTACGTTTGCAGTAACTTCCCATGCTGCATTTACTTCGGCAGATGGAACGCCAAGTCTTGAAGGTACAATCGGAATAAACCAAGCCTTTGTAAGGTCTGGATGATAAATTTCCAGCCAAGGTCTTTTGCCTTCTGCTTTGTTCTTGTCCCATGTATTACAGATGTTATCCCAAGTGTCAATAAAGACCTGAGACATACCAAATGTAAATCCCATGGCTCCTGATAAATCAAGAAGTCCCGGAACGGATGTTTTGTATTTTGTCGCGTTCAGAGATGTAGTGTCGATAGTGTCAGGTTCCGGGTTCATATCCGGAATGGATTTTGGTTTCTGTAAATTGTAGTATTTGTCTGTCGGGCGTGTACCCGCTATAGTTTCAAATGCAATCGCAACCTTCATACCGATAGTACTAAGGTCAATCGCTGGTTTTGCTGCCATATTCGGCTCCTTTCTGCTTTTCAGCTATAAAATCACAATAAAAAAGAGCCTTGTCGGCTCTGATGCGTAACCCTGCATCCGGGAGATAAAAGGATCACCGTCCTTTCTATTCATCTGCGCCTGTTTTCAGTTCCGGAAGCCCTGCTACAGATGTAAGCAAGGATAAAACGCCGGAAAGAACGGACGCGGATACGACCATCTTCCAGTCAACGCTTCCAAGGACTGTTGCGGTTCCGATTGTCGCAACTGCTGTCTGAGCAATTGTCTTAACAGCTCTGATTCCCGCAGCTTTCAGCCATTGTAATTTATCTTTACTCATAGGACACTCTCCTTTCTTTTTGGTATAAAAAATAGAAGCTGTTACGCTTCCAATAATTGCCCGGTGTAAATTCTGCTGTACCGGCTTATGATTCGTTTGAAACTCTTTTCGGAGTTTGCAGCTTCTTCCGGTCCGTATGTCCGGCGAAAGCCCATTGAAATCATGGCTTCATGACTCTTACTGTCGATTTCGTACGCTGTTGACAAGGCTTTTACACCTGATGCGTAGCTCTCAGTTTGAAACGAAAGCACAGTCGCGCATTCACTTCCATCAAGGCTAGATGATTGTGTTGGATTTCCCATCAAAAACAACCGGGCATATTTCTTTTTGTCTGTCGCTATTGTCTGGCTTTTTTCCATGGAGTAATTGCCTTTGCCGACAAATGCTCCAACAATCTTGCTCCAACGTAAAAGTGCTTCCTCTACTGGAGGATAGATAACAGTCGGCATAGGGCACCTCCTTTTGAGCATGAAAAAAGCACCCACCGCTCAGGTAGATGCTTTTATATGTTATAGTATATCAAATATCAAGGTGCTATTCAGTGCTATCAGGTGTTGAATTACGATGAAAACACTTCTTTTGCAATTTTCCTGATGTTCTGCATGATTTCTACACTTGCTTTGTAAACCGGCATAGTAGCTTCGGTACCATATGATCTTACCCATTCGCCAGTTTCAGACGTGTATGTCCAAGAATCGTTTTTTCCTTTGCCCTGACCGTAAGAACCAATTGTATATCCAAGTTTCTGCCCTTTCGGGTGCGGGCTTGAACCTGCTGGAGTATTGTAATGGATTCCGGCGCCAAATTCTATGAACAACAGACCTGCGCCCTCACATACTAAAGTTGCTTGTGAGTAATCGCCGAACGAATTGATTTTGATGTAGGTGCTGTGATTTTTATCGGAATCGCCCTGCGACAGTGAAATATTCTGATCAATGACAGGGATTCCAAGTTCAGACAGTCGACGAACAAATAATTCATTCTTACTTTTAAGGCTGTTTTGGTACTGCCTGAGCTGTTTTATTGTGTCCTGTATAGATTTATGCGACAGTTCCATTTTGATAGTCTTATTCGCCATCTGAGCCATCTCCTATATACTTGATGCCATATCGTGCCACATTTCCTTTCTGGGTATCAAGAATCTTTTTTAGGCGATAATCTGGCGGGACTGTAGGCTCTCCATCTTCGCCTAAAACAAGTTCGCCCGCTTCGGTCAGTTCCGGTTTGCAGTCTATCCAGAATACATCGGCGATCTGCGGCTTGAAGCCACGGTCAAAATTCGTGATGTACCTGTCATAGTCCGGGATATAACCGGATGATAATTCCTCTGGCGTTCCGGCAGTCGCAGATGCGGAGAGGTGATGTAATTCTGGCTTTTGATACGTTTTGATTGTGTCTATCCCGTCAAGGTCTTCAGTTACCCTTGACCAATACACTGTCTGCTTTTGGCGTTTTAATCCTCTCATTTTTGTTCCGCCTTGCTTACAGTCCCATCCTCATTCAGCACATAGCCATCCTTTTGAAGTTTTTCAATCACCTTCTTATTCCATAATTCAGGAACATCCATCCATTTCTTTAATCCATTAATAACTCTTTCTTCGTAAAATTTAACCATTGTTCTCACCTCCGATTGTCGAAACTAATGTAGCCAGTTCGTCTAAAGCTGAATCATGCGTTGATACAAGTTCAGCCAGACCGTCAATTCCATCACCATTAATCAGAATTTTACGATTAGATTCCGCATTCAGCATCTGCATGACAAAATCCAACTTTTCAGACATCTCATTTAGTCTGTTCGAAACTCGATTAATTGCTTTGTAGATATTTACAATTTCTTTTTTATCCATATGCACCTCCTGTTCTTAGCCATTCGGCTATAAATAATTCGTTAAATAATTTGTCCATGCTTTGTTTTGTTTTGCGACATTTCTTATATTTAAGCGATCCACGCCACGATATATAAGAAGTCCAAATATCTTTAAATGTAAGTATTCCGTTATCATACATTTTCTTTAGTTTCTTCAACTTTCTGCGTTCATGTACGATACCTTTTCTGGATGGACGTTTTAATATCTTTCCATTTTTAAGAAGATTAAATTTTGTCTTTAGGAAAGTAACAGAATGAGTGGCTTTAATGATATGCGTTTTCTTCTCATTCAGTTCAAGTTCTAATTCATCAACAATATTTTTGATTCCATTAAGAACTTCTTTTGCCTTTTCTTTCGTCTGCACAATAATATAGAAGTCATCATTGAATCTACCACAACTGCCAAACTGTTCCATATAATGATCTAATTTATTCGGATAGAACACAGCGAAATGTTGACACATCTGGCTGCCTAGTCCAAGCCCGATAGATTTACCGTCTTCCTTAAAAGAATTAATTACTTCTCTGTAATACCATCTGGTGCGCTCATCATGAAAATGCTTGTCCAATTCTGCTATTAATTTGTCATGTGGGATAGTAGCAAAATAATTATGGAAATCACCTTGTATGATATAGAAATTACGTCCCCATTTTTTATATGCTTTCTTTAAATCCTCTTCAAAATATTCCCATGCTTTGCGCGTTCCTTTTCCTATTTGACTTGCGCAGTTGTTCTTAATCAACGTCCGTTCCAACATCGGTGCAAGAACATTCTCTGAAAAACTTTTCTGCACAACTCTTTCAGATATATGACACGCTTGTATGCGGCGTTTCTTGCCACGTTCCACAATAGTAAACTCAACATATCCTTTTGATATGTTTTTACAATTATTCATTTTATGATACAATTCTGAAACGTTCTGGAATAGATTCTGCTCAAAATTTTGTACAGAACGTTTCCAGCTTACATTTTGTTTACATTTATAAAATGCTTGTGTTAATGATTCGATTGATATCGCTTCATCATAACTGCAATATTCTTTTTCAATTTGCAAGCGTTTTTCTATCCGTTTCTTGCGGTCACGCTCGAACCGTTTTTGCTGTCTTTCTTTATTTGTCATTTGAAATAGTTGTAATAATCAGACAGGATGGTGTTTCTGGTTCTATCCTGCATACCTCATGCCATGAAATATCAGTAACCATCTGATACCATGCACGTTAGCGCACGACACTACGGAACTGATTATTGCTATTATTCACACATATTTCTATGTGATGGTCACATTCTCCTTATGGAGCATCAAACAGTATAGTGTTCAGTCAAACGGCTTACTAAGTCTAAAAGAAATACATGATGCCCGTAATCAAGGGGCAATGCCATTAGTGTTACTGGCATTGTTGGTGTTCGCATTCCCGTCTTTGTTCACATTACAGAAGGAATTGCTGTTGCTAGAGTTAGGCGAATATAGAATGTAACCAATGTGAATCATTCTCCTTTCTTCGATTCTTGTTTATTCTTTTGCTTTTCAAGTTCTCTGTTTAAAATTTTCTTTCCAGATTTTACCCAGTTGGAATACATCTTTTTCAATTCAGAAATATCCGAAAATATATCATCCATCAATGCTGATGGGATGTTAAATAGTCTATTTACTAAATTCAATTGATGTTCCAATGCGGATAAATTTGCTTTCCCGATTGTCTGATACTGTTCACGAATATTCAGTTTCTCTTGGCTTGTCGGAAATATTGCGTTTGCATCAAAACAATTTGCAGAAACATTCATAGCAGAGTCTATTATCTTATTCGTGATAATAAACCTTGCACGTTTTGGAAAGTATTTTTCATTCATTGTCATTTTGACAATTTTAAATTCGATTTGTGACGCTAGATAGCACACATCTGATTTATCTGTTCTTTGTGATTTTGGAACAGACACAATTATCATCTCCTTTGATTGATTGAATATAATACCGCAAATCCTTTTAACCGCCTTACGGCGGTAGATGGGATTTGCTAGGATTTTAGATACATAAGCAAGGGGCAACGCCATAAGTGTCACTGGCATTGTTGGCGTACGCACCCCCGCCTCTGCTCACACTACAGAAGGAACTGCTGTAGCTAGAGTAAGGCGAACGTGTCCAATACTGGCCAGATACATAGGTACTACTATAACGTGGTTTCTTATATCTGTTTGCAGTCGCATTCTTGAAATATTGATACTGTTTTCCTTCTCCTGCAAAAGAATGCGTTGTACTGCCAAAAATCTCAATTTCAGAAGGTAAAAACGCATAGTCGTTAGATGTTTTAATTGTGTTACTTTGGCTACCTTCCGAAGTCAGTTTTCTAACTTGTTTCATCATATTCTGAATATAAGTAGGTAAACATTTCTTGTACACATTATTGCACCATGTATGCCTATCGCAGTACCCCCAACCACCGCTATTCGTGTTTGAACTGTTCATATAACCACATTCATGTGATGTATCATAAGAACTATTATATTCTGTCGTAGTGTCTAAATACAGCATACGTTCTGTCTGAATTGTAATAGCAGCTTTGGTCTTGCCATTGATAGCAGTCACTAAATCATCATGTTCGATTCCGATAATTACATAAATGTAATCATTCGCTTTGTGCGACTCACTTACGCCCGTTGCAGCCATTGCGTTGTGATGGATTGTTCTCTTGTCACCAACCGCCCAATAATCACCAATGTTGATTTTACCTGCGTAATGTGCTTCAATCATCTTTTCAATTTCCGCATCTGTTCCATCAGCAAATGCGACAATCTTTAAATCCTCTGGCTCTCCGAGGAGTCTGTTTCCTGCATCGTAGTTGTATACGCCATCGGTAGAATATGGGAACAGTGCGAAGTAATATTTCTTGCCATTTGTCAGCCCTGTGACTGTATATCCTGCGGTTTTGTATTTGTCACGAACTGTATTATCAACCACAAGCGTTCCGTCATCTGGGTTTGCAGGATAACCTGTTTCTTTCATGACTAATTTTGTGCCAGCCCATGTGGAGAATGTTGAACCGCTAATCACAGTATCTTCAGGGTCTTGCCACTTGATCGTGACGGATGCGTTTGCATTTTCAATAGTTGGATTGTTTACGGGTTTGGGAGTGACGGTTGTGCCACCGCCTTTTGCATGGAGTGTTCCGTCTGCGTCTATGAATGTTGTCTTGCCGTCGGGCTTGATAGCACCAAGGGTCTCAGTTGTTGCTACAGGTACCGTTGTTAAATATTCGCCTTTCGGCTGATACGTTTCGTTGGCAATTGTCTGGGTAACATAATCGGAATCATTTTCAAGTTCACTGACTTTCGTTGGAATTTTTGAGTCGGCCGGTAACGCACCAACTTCTTCTGCTGTATATGTTGGCTTGTTCTGCTGCTTTGCCCAATCTGCCAATTCGTTTGATTTAATGTAAAGTGACATATCAATCGGGGCGCCCATAGTATCCCATACTACGCCGTTCCATGCCACATTCATTCCTGCTTCGCCGTAGACCGACTTAGACTCGATATTGTACATATCGCCGATATCTGGGTTTAATGGAAGCAAATCAGCAGTCGCAACTGTGCCACGGTAAATAATAGGTGTCTTTATTTTTGCTTCCATATTGGAAATCTGGCGTTTTAATATTGCATATACTTTCTTTGCTGTTAATGCCATATGCACTTCTCCTTTACAGTTTGTACCATGTATCGGTAGGTTTGTGATATTCGTATAATTCGGACGTATCAAGACATAATGCTGATGAACCACTCTCTACATAATGGGGGAGCTTCGCTACGTCTTTTGAAAGTCCCTCGTAATCACGAACCATACCTTTTGCATATGTACACGCCCAACTGCCTAAATCCGGCAATTCATCACCGGGATTGTACTTGATTCCATCAAATATAACTGTGTTTTCTGCTTTTGCCATCTATGCAATCATCCTTTCTGCTCCGATAGGAGCCACATATGTGAACTGGTTTCCCAAAATATCTCTGGCTGTGCCAATAACAAACTGTCCATAGTCTGCCAGAATATTGCATACAAATTCCTCTGCATCCACCCAATACCGTTTCTTAACCATACGATGAAGTTCTGGTAATAGACCATAGCTGAACATCACACAATGCCCTAACTCATGAATAAATACACGGTTCAGAAGTTCTCCATACAAGTTATTTGCGATTGAAATAATGCGGGTGGAATAATCCGATACTCCAAGCGTTCTATTGCCTGTACGATCAATTAACACTCTGTCGTGCGGAGATACGAACTGCACTCTCCATAGGTCACCGTTCATGTAAAATTGTCTTAGCATGGCTTACCACCATCCTTTTCTCAACTAAAAAGCCCCTGCTACATTCCTGTAACAAGGGCAAAGCTCATTTCATATTCAATTCATCTGCTGTATAAAACGTGTCAAGTCAGTTTTCATCTGCTGTCTGATTGATGCGTCTGCATCATCCCACATTTCTTTCATATTGCGGATGATATCTTCTGTATACTCTTTCATGGAATCATCCATTTTTCTCTTAGACTCAGCGTCTTTGGAATCATGGTAATGTCTGCGATTCTCGCTGTATCTGTCGTAGGTTTCACCATATCTGGATTGCCTATTGTTCATACCGTCCATTCTCATATCACTACGGTCTGGATGATAGCCCATGCGGTACATATTACGTTCAAACTCTGGATTGCTCGGATATTTACTTACCCAGTCGTCATCCTGCATATGGAGATACGGCATATATCCCATTCGGCTTCCTCTGCCTTTTGGTGCAAATCTGCCGTTTGCGTAACGATAGTTGTCATATCCCATGCGTCCAAGATACTTCTCTTCCTGTTCACATTCGTCCATAGCTTCTACGATTCTGTAATCTTTATCTGCGCAAATCGCACACTTTACAGCTTCCATGCAGTCTTTCAAATCGTCCCAGTCTTGAGCACTGAGATTATCAAAGCCATGTGCTTTAGCTTTCTCCATGGCCCATTTACCCATTTCCATTGCAACTTTATGCATTACATTGCCCCCTTTCTAACAGCCTGTGTAACAGGTGTGTCTGTCGTTGGGGCTGTACCGTTAATTGCTGTCAAATTGTTACTCGGACTACAAGCCGGATTTCCTAACATCTTGAATACTCCACCAGTTGCACTTGTAGCTACTCTGGTTGCGTACTTTGTTCTGGTTCTTATTCCGCAAGCCGTAACCTGTGCGCAGCAACGATTCTCTAGCGGATATAAAGTTGTTCCTGTTCCTACCTGAATCATTACCGGGGCGGTAATTGTGGTGGCTTCTGGTATACTTTGTGCGATCACAATGCAATACTTCTCTCCGTTGTTGTAACTGCCTGCTGGAAGTGTGATTACAAGATTGCCCCCTGTAAACGCAACAGCTTGACTGATTACAAGATGACTGCAAAGTTTACAAACATTCTTACAACTCATATTTTATACCTCTCAATCAAATAAGAGGTGAGCCGCAACCCACCTCTTAGAATTAGTCAACCTCTAAGGGTGAGTTACTTAGCAACATCCACTGTTACATCCGCATCCGCCATAATAGGTATTCGGATTTGGAACAACATATGCCGGGATGGCTGCCGGATTAATTGCATTGATTAACTGCTGAGTCTGTGAAGCCATAGCAGTTGTAAGCAATGCGGACTGGCGATCCTGAGATGCAGCACGTTTCAGATCAGTATTTTCTGCCTGTAATGTTGCAATCTTATCCTGAGTCAGGAAGTCAAGGATTGCTCTTGTGTTGCTGTTCTGGTTTTCCAGAAGATCTCTTGTATTGTTATTCATTGTGTTCTGGAGAGCACAAGTGTTGGTAGCCATGTTGTAGTTGATACCCTGGATAGCTTCCCTTGTTTCACAGCAACAATTTGCTAACTGAGACTGTAATGCATTGGTGTTCTGCATATTAGCCACTGTATCAGCGTTAATTGCCTGCTGAACGCCATTGAAGCCCTGAAGCATTCCAACGTTCACACCGTTGAAGCCACTCTGCATGGTATTGTTGAGTGCATACGTACTGTCGCAAATACCCTGCTGAATACCTCTGATACCGTTCTGAATATCGTTAAGAGCAAAGCCCTCATTAATATCCGCACGTGTGGCCCATCCTTGGAATCCAGCACCATTTGCACCGTTTCCACCATTGCCGCCGAAGCCGCCGCCCCAGCCGCCAAAGCCTCCCCATCCAAAGATGGCAAAGATCAGGACGAGCCAGATAAGTGAAAAGCCATCACCGCCCCACATATCATTGGCGCGATTATTAGAGCCTGTAGCGGCAGCAATGTCGCTAAGACTATAATTTGAACCATTCATCATGTTTTTAGTCTCCTTAAATTTTATTTACAATAGGAGACATCCGCGGCTGTCGTCCCGAATTGTAGCGATTTTTAATCACCCAATTGTGGGGAAGTGTTATAATCCAAGGAATTTTTGTATAATTCCATCTGGAGATAAATGTTTTTCGTTGAATACATTTTGCTGTATTTGATGTAACTGGTCTGTATCACCTTTTTTGTATAAATCCAACGCATTCTTCAATGTTGGATTATTTCCTGCAAATTTACTCATATCGTTCATCATGTTGTCAACACTTCCGAACCTCTGAGAAATCATTTTCTCAAATTGCTTTTTCATCATGGCGTTTGGAATGAATGTCATCTCTGCCTACCTCCGTTCTGCTTAGGTTCCGATGTCCCCGACATCTGCGTCGGAAACATATTCTTTATTTCAGAAATCTCCGAACAAACATCATTCCTAAGCTGATTAAACATTGCTTCAATATCAATCTGCTTTTCATCTTGCTTAGATTGCTGTTCGTCTGGATTTACGAGTCGGTAAACAAAAATCCTGCTCCTTCCATCGGATTGAAGCTGTTTTCTGTAAATTTCAGTTCCGTCTGTTTTTGGATAGTAAACAGGATTACCGGACATATCCACATCTTTAGCCTTTACAGTATCAATCCCATCCACCATCTGTCCTTGAAGCATAGGTGATTGTGGAACCGGCTGTAACTGTTGCATCTGTATTTGACCATAAGGCATTGCCTGTTGGTAATTATTCTGCAATTGTGCCAGCCTGTCCTGATACGGTTGTATTTGACCGTATGGGTTGTTTATCATTGGCTGTTGCGGATAATACGGATAACCTGCCATAATCTGTTCCTCCTGTCCGGGATTCAAGAATCATATCCATATCATCTATGGAACGATGCTTTTCCCATATACCCTCGTAAGGGTTCCTTAACATAATCATTGTGTTTTCTCCTATGATTATATTATATAGGAAGGAACTCTGTTTTTGAACGTCACTATTTCGCCACGTTTTCGCCACAATACAAAGAAAAGCCCCGACAGTACATCGGGGCAACTTTGGAAATTTTCTTCTTTATTCTTTTGTTAATTCGGTCTATGGTTCTCGGACTATACCCCATAAGTTCAGATGCTTCCCATAGTGTCTTTTCGCCATAGGCCCGTAATCGAAACAGTTTTTCTTCTCTGGAATCGAAGCCTGCTTCTTTTAAATAAAATTTTCTTTCATCTTCTGAAAAGTCTGTATAATTCATATTTCCACCGTCCTCCCTTACAAGTGGAATCAAACTGGAAGAATACCGCTTACCATAAAACCGATAACTGCGCTGACAATAGATGTAATAACACATACAATGATTGTATCGTAACGCTTTCCCGGGACTGCCATGAGAGTCTTTATATTGTTATTCATCTCATCCACAGTTGACTTGATATGGTTCAAGTCATTCTCACTTAATGCTGTCTTTCTTTCCAGTTCCCCGATACGCTCATAAAACTCTTTATGGCGGTCGGATTGTCTCTCTTGCATCTGTCGAAGACTATTCTCTAATTCTTCTATGCGGTGTTCATTAAAACATTCATGTTCACATCCCATCGCCAGTTCCTTTCTTCACTCCCTTAACATTTGCTTTTCCCTACTGAATATAAGCAACCCAGCGGCACTCCGGGAGGACAAAAATACTGTGCCACGTGACCCAACCATCTTATTAAATTAAACTTCCTGCAAACGGAAAAACGCCATGATTGATATATATTTCCGTTTCGGATTCCCATTTTCGACTTACTGAATTTTCAGAGTGCGATTCTTGGAACTCGGCCCCCTGTTTCACAAGGAAATAGAGAGCCAGATCAAATATGCAATCATAACAGTATTCCATATCGGTATTGATTTTTTCATCTGTATATCCAGACGGATAGTTGCGTTTCTTTTTGAACGAACGAATTGCACGCTTCACAGACAAAGAAATCATACCGTCAGTTTCCACATCATCGGATAGATATTCTTTCAGGTCATTTACAAGCTGTTCGTTCATTTAAGATCACCTACCCTTGCTGAGATAAAATTTCAGAGATAATACCAGCCTTATTTGTCGATGTCAGGGCATAGCCATTGTCACTTGCGAGCTGTTTCAGTTGAACTACTGTCATGCTTGACAGCTCGCTTTCTGTATACTTGTGTTTTGAAGCATCATTAACACTTACTACAGATGGTGACTGGCTGTTCTTGTCGAGACTATGCCCGTTTATTCCCCCGCTTTGGTACCGATTACGATACCGCCATTAGCTTTTGCTGCTACTGGAACAAACATACCTGATGCTTTAGTCCAAACTGCAACTGGGTCTTGTGTAGCCCACATGGACAGTGTTACGAAGGAGCGATTTTCTTCCTGAATGAACTGTCTGTACTCAAGTTCCTCTGGTGTTACGCCCCAGAGTCCAGTACCAAATGAACCGTTCGGCTCTGCTTCATACAGAGTGAATACATCCTCTTTGAAGTATCTTCCTGTTTTGAGTGAGCCATCTGCTTTTCTGAATCTGAATTTCTCATCACAACGATCGATTGTGATTCCGTATTCCTGCATAAGCAGATTAGCAAGTTCCTGCTTAGCAAGGAGGCGTTTGTTTGCTGCTCCCAGAACTGCTGTCTGTATTGCAGTGTTGTTTCTCATGTAGTTAATCATTTTAAGGGATGTCAGGGCTTTGTTTACTACGAAACCATTGTCTTCTGCGATAGCAACCATCTTCTGGATATCACCCATAATATCTGCATCTGGCTTAGACCAGTCTGCAAGACTGACCTTTGCATCAGCCGGTACGCCGTAATCAATATTCAGATCTACATTGTTTTCTTTTACTTTTACGGCACCTGTAGAAAGGAACTGTCCTTTCATAACATTTGCTCTGGCAACAACACCTTCAAAAAGGTTAGCTGCATCATCAAATACAAACTTCTTTAAGTTCTCATCATCCGGCACGCCGTTTTCAATCACCTGCTGTAATCTCTCAGACTGATTAATTTTTCTCTTAATAAAGAGCTTTTCAGTCAGGACTTTTTCGAAGCCCGGTCTTGTTCCGATTTCTGCTTCAGTATCAAGTGCATGAACGAATGCTACCTCTGGAAGTCTCTGTCCAGCCATAAGTCTGTAGTATTCGGCTTTCAGGAACTGGGTTTTGACATCCGGGAAGATGGTGTCAAGAATGCCGGGTCTTTTTACGCTGAAATCCTGAGAAAAGTTAAGTCTTTCTTCCTGTGTGATTGATTCTAAAATATTAAATGGCATCTGTTTACCTCCTTAAAATTCTGGGTCTGTAGTAGTTACAAAAACGATACCTGCTTTTTCAAGCTCTGTTTTCGCAGTGGTTTCTACTGTTACCGGAAGTCTTTTTTCAAGAACACGTCCTGCAACAATTACGGAAATCGGTCGTTTTGTATCGTCTGTCATATCGACGTCTTCAAACACAATGCCTTTAGCACCAGTTGCGTTCGTCGGATATACAGAACCCGCCTTGATAATCTTCTTAGTCCCAACGGTTTCAGCATTTGTCTGTTCTGCTGTATAGGTTTTAAGCACCAGCCCTACCTCGGATTCGAGGATATTAGGTGTGGATTCGTACTGCTCTGTTTTCATAAAAGCCATAATCTAAATCTCCTTTTCTTAAATATTTACTGGGGCATTATCGTCTGCCGGTTTATTTTCTGGGCACATTTTTGCTGAGTACGCTTTTGCGTATTCAGATGCTTCGCTTTTCTTTTTTGGTTCTCCACCAGATTTACCGCCACCGGGATTAGGTGTATTTTCAAGTGCTTCTTTCTCCCAAGCTGCTTTTGCGGTATCAAGAGCGTTTTTATTTTCTACGGAAATTCCATCGACAAACGTCTGGGCTTCTTTAAGAGCATCCTCCGCATTCATATTTGAAAATGCTTTAATTGCTCCCGCATAGGCATCTCCTTTCATTCCTGCGCTCGCAAAAATAGAAGTGATTTTACCTGTCAGAGCGTCTTTCTGAGCTGCTTTAAGTGCAGATTCGAGATCAGAAATTCTTTTTTCATTTGTTGCTTTCTCTTTCTGATGCTCCAATTCTGTTCTTTCAGCTTCACTCATGTTCTGCTTTTTCAGTTCTTCCAGTTCTGTTTCCAACGCTTTTGCTTTTTCTGCATCTTCTTTTAATTTCTGATTTTTGGCTTTTTCCTTAGCCACATCAGAATTTGACTGATTCAGAAAAGAAGTAATCTGGTCATCGGTTGCATCTGGAAAAATCCTTTTTACATCTTCTCTTGTCATTGAAATCTCCTGTCACCAATACGCTTTTTTACGCTGTTCGCTCAGCTCAAGGTGTCTCCCATGATTACGCTATCGGGGTGCATATTTTTTAATAAAAAAGAGACGATTTTACTCGTCTCTAAATTAACTATATTGAATTGAGCACCGGCAATTCACAATCTCGTCTGCCGAAGCTCCTAGCGAGGTGTCTTTTGGAAATTGTAGTAAGCTATCTCCAACCGAGAACGGCTCGTCAATCGGGAGCGTGATTCCTCCAACTTCGAGGTGTGTCTTTCGTTCTCTTTTGTCTCCTACGTCAATCCATTTCTTTTTGGTCTTTCCTGATTTCACAGCTTTCGAATACTGTCTGTAGTTCAGTATCGAATTAGCTTCGCACTCTGAAATAAACATTGCCCGGTCATTTGACAGGTAATAATCATCAGTAATGCTTTTATCTTCAGAAGAAAGCCTTTCGAATGTTATATCAATAATTTGCTTTGTTATATCAGTGGAATATTGCTTGATATATGTATCTATAAGCATATACGAAGCAATTACATCCAGATATTTGTCATAAAATTGAGTCTGGATGTATTCTCGTTTCGTTTCTCCGCTTTCTATGGTTGTTTCTATCAGTGCCAAAATATAAATGACAACTTTTTCCATTTTTTGGGAAAAAGCTATCCTTTCTTGTTTTTCTTTGTCTGATATCGACATTTTGCTGAAATATTCTTTATACGGTTCGCTTCTGCGATTGTTAGGTCTGATATTTAATTCATCGTATGATGAAACACTCATTCTGAAATCACATCCTTGTTAAAGCCGTTCAGCAAATCTTTCGCTTTTTGCAGTTCTGAGTCCGGGTCTACCAATTCCGGGTAAATGGTTCCGAGATATGGCAAACTCATTTCGTATACTTTTTGTGGATCACTAAATAATCCACAAGTAATCAGTGCAATAAGCGGATGAATTTTATTTTTAAACAGATAATCAAGCGCCTGTGCTTTAACAAGCATGTTATCTGTCGGGTTTCTTGTGATTTTTACATCAAAATCTCTGGTTGAAATATTTACATCCATTGATGTTTTTCGAATGATATTCAAAATGATTCTGGCAGATGCCTTTTCAGCTTCTTTTGTGAATGCTTCTACCAATTTTGCGTCTCTCTCTGCGAAATCCCAACCATTCCTCAGATATACTGCATTGCCTGTATCTCCACCGGTATTACTTTGCCGATTTGGCATTGCTTCGACAATCAACATATTATTGTAAATGTCGTCTTTTGCAACCTGGCTCTCTGACTGATTTAGTTCGGCGGTCATTAAATCAACGTCTGATTGTGTTCCGTTTCCAACGTCTTTTACCGATACCGCACCGAGTTTAACCATCTTTACGAACTCTGCTTCATCAATCTCGCAGTTTTTAAATTTCATCAGGGCTTGCACAAACTGCTCAACACCATTCAGCCTATCAGATTGATATTTGTTGATTGCGTCATACATTGTGATCGCAATTTCAATGTCGGAAAGTCTGTCGTGATTATTTGGATATTCAATGATAGGAATACCGCCAAAGCCATTGATTCCGGATTCTGTCACCACTCCATTTTGTATTTTGAAATACTGTCTGGAAGAATAACACTGGTAATACTGCTGATTGTCCTCGTCTTTTAAAATCTGAACGGAAAGCACTGGTTTGCCAGTAACGCTTGAATAAACAATATATACATCCTGCGGTGATGGGATAAATATTCTGAAAGGCGGTAAGTCTCCATCCTTTGTCCATTCATCCTCTCTCAGGATTGCTTTATATGCAGTTCCTACCGCGCTCTGATATACTCCGAGTTGAATGTTTCTGGCGTCTGCATTGGCTTCGTCCAGATAATCATTAAGCCGGTCAACTTGTTCATTTGTTTTTTCACTCGCTTTTTTCTTCTTGCAGACATATTGAATAGGTTCTCCGTATATTTGTCCTGCCTTGAATTTGACTGTTTCAAGGGCATGATTCTCAACAACTTTATTGTTGACCTCTGGACGAACAAGTTTTTCACGATATAAAATTGGCTGATCACCTTTGTAATATCTGTAAAGATAATCCATCAGGGTTCTATTCCTGTTATGGATTCCGATTGTATCAGAAAGGACCTGTGCCACGTTCTGGGGAGTAATCTGGTCTACGCCAGTATAGGCAGTTTTTCTGCCAAACTCGCCTTGGCATAGGTCAACAAAGTTCATTTTGTTTCTCCCCACTGCCTGTCCTCCTGTCTTTAGGCATGAAAAAAGCACCGGAACGAATCCGATGCTTGTGTAAAAATTACAGTTTATATTATAATATAAAACAAAGTGTTATTCAGTGCTATCAGGTGTCAACTTTCAAAATGTTTGATTTTTTTTACAATATTCAGGGCATCGCCATGTAAATGCTTTACATAATCTTCGGAAAATCCCATTTCTTCAGCGATAGATGTCAGAGATTTCCCCTCTACATACCGTTTGTAGAGAAGATTATACATATTTATGTTCTCAACACTTTCAATTGTCTTTATAACCTCTTCTTTTTTACTGAGGTATTCTACGATTGTAGCCGTAATTTCAGTTTCCAAATCTACGATTTTTGCCACTGTATCGCCCATTTTGTCCTGGTTACTAGAAGTTTGAACTCTTTCCGTATTTGTAAAAGAAGATACAGAGGTAGCAAGTTCTCTTAACTGGTCACGCTCAGATTTTTTATTCTCAATTCTGCAATTCAAAGCATATACTTGACTTAAATATCTTTTTGTTTCTGTTAATCGTCTCATTCTATCTCCTTCCCCAGAGTGGATTGCGTACTGCCTTTACGACACCTGTGCCACTTCCATTTTTCAAAAACACAGCTAAGCTGGCAAGCGCATCGGGTGCATCGTCATGTTTATTCTTTCCTGTCATGGTGAACGAATATACATTATTCATAAATTTTCGATATTCAGCATTTTGATAGCCGGTATCTCTGAAATAAAATCTTCTGATATTTTCTGCGTTGTCCCATATTCGCTGTTCTTTTCTTACCGCAGACTTCGCGGCGTGTCCCCCATTATTTAAAATCATCTGTTGCGCATACTTAGAGGTGAGTTTTGCTTCATATCCTTGTTTTTCCAGCTCGGTTCCAACTTCATCTTTATATCCCTCTCCGCCTGCATTGGCTTCAAAAAAAGCATTTGTCACTTTATTATTGATAATTGATGCCACAACTTTTGGCATGGTATATATCTTCTCTGAATTATCATATACGACATCATGTATATACACAGAACCATCTTCGTACACATAAGCTACCGGCATTGCCAAATAGTCGCTTCCACCTAAAGCAACGTCACACGCAGACACGACTTTCAAAGGTTCTTCGTCTGGAAGCTGTCCATTATAAAAATTCATGTGTTGAGAATTGAATAATGCTCCGTCTCTTTCAATTGGTTCCTGCTGATACTGAGCCAACCATCCCGCCATATCGTCATTTTCTTCAAATTTAGAACGAATAGTGCGATAGTACTTTGTACTAAAGCCTACTCCGTAGTCGTAATCAAAATTGCTTTCATCTGTTTCCGGGTCAAGAGCAGGGATTTTTAAAACGTCATATCGAATATGTTTTGCTTCTGGATTATTTTGTAGGAATGAAAGTCTGTTCATATAAAGATCATGTAGCGACCAAATAGTACCGTTCAAAATCAGTTTGCACTGTTCTTTCTTTCGAGACATAACATTGTTATCGAACACAATCTGCTTTCTTCGAAGTATGTCAGGGTTCAATACATCTTGAATACCTTCCAGAATATCATCAAGAATTAGCCAACCATAAGCGTCATACTCGCCGTTCAAACCTGATTCCAAACCTTTTCCGGACAAAGTAGCGTATTTTTTCTTTCGTTCGAGGTCTACTTTATGATTTTTTGCATCTGTTCTGGCTATTTTTGAATGAAATACATCTTCGTGGCAGTATGTAGGGTCTGTCCAGATTTCCATAACGCCATCAAGAAATGCTCCGCCAAGTCCTTCCTTATATGTGACATAAAGATTGCTTATTTCTGTGTTTCTTGCGCAATGCCAAGATGTTCCTACTGTTATAATTTGTGATTTGCCGGTTCTGGCAGGTTGATGCAGAAACAATTCGTCAAGTTTATCGTCTTCAAGGGCTTGTAGCTTATCAACAACCTTTTTCAAAGTTCTTCTTCTAGGTTGATAGAAACGCTCCTGTAGCTTCCTATCTTTTTCAATATATAGTGCGTAAGAATCCAATAAATATGGCGCTTCCAACAGTAAATATTTCCAGTAAATCTCGTCAAAATCTCCGCTTCCAGTGATAGCAGCTTGCCTTTCTGCGATATTGTGTGCATATTGGCTTACCTTTATTCCCATCTGTTGCGCATCTGGATTATCCTTGAAAGGAAGATCAATATTCATATTTAACAGCAGATCAAGGCAATCTTTCTGGTTTTGATAGACCGTCATATCACCATTAATGATTTGATTTAAAATTGCCCGATACCATTCAATCGAACCTTCTGTGAATTTTTGCATAAAAATAGAGCCAGACCTCCTTTCTTCTTAGGATTTAGTCTGGCTCTCATGTGGCTCTTTGACTAGTTATTCACTTGCTTTAAAGTTATATATAGGTTTGATAATATCAACTATTTCTACAGTATCTTTGATATTATCAATAATTTCTTGCGGTGGTTTGTAGGCCATAGGGCTTTCATCAATTGTGGATTTCTGAACGGATGTTGTGTATATCCCATCCATAGACTCCTTAAATTCTTCTAACGAGATGTTTTCTTTTGCTTTTGATCGGCTCATAATGCGTCCTGCACCATGCGGGGCCGAACAGTTCCAATCATCGTTTCCTTTTCCAACTGCAATAATACATCCATCTCGCATATTCATTGGGATAAGAACTTTTTCGCCATGTCTAGCTGATATTGCGCCTTTACGAACAATGTTTGTATCGTGGTCAATATAATTATGAATTGTATCAAACCATGTGTTTCTTTGGAGCGTCCAATTCATAGTGTAAAATATAGCACTCTGTATGCATCGTCTGTTTATTCTTGCAAATTCTTGACAGATTTTCATATCATGCAGATATTGTTTTCTATGTTCTCCCGTCAGGTAACATAATTCTTTTGGAATACCTAGTTTGACCGGCTTCCATTTTCGTTTTAATTCATCAATACCATTTTGGATTTCCTTGTGCCTGCCAGAATGCTTGTATTCTTTTACTAATTTTTGTATTTCAGCTTCAAGTTTATCTGTGCCTTGCATATCTTCTATGGCAATTTTCTGATATATTTCAGCTACTTGTTTTCCAAGGTTGCGACTTCCAGTGTGAATCACAAGATAATTTACCCCTTTTGAATCAGTGTCAACTTCAATAAAATGATTTCCGCCCCCAAGCGTACCAAGGCTCTTGCAAATCCATTCGATATTTTTAAGCTGATGGAAGCAGTGAAGTTCTTCTAATTCTTCAAAATTTATGATTTCGTCACGTACATTTCTTCCTGCCGGAACATTGTTTCTTATTACTTCGTCAAGTTTTTTTAAATCTATTGTCCCCACATCGGTAGGAATTTGTGTTGTAAGCATTCCACATCCAATGTCTACGCCAACAATGTTTGGAATTACTTTGTCTCCAAGATCAGCAGTAAAACCAATTACACATCCTGCTCCTGCATGGACATCTGGCATGATTCGTACTTTACATTCAGAAAATGCAGGCTGTTTTATTAATGTGTAAATCTGATTTAATGCTTCTGGTTCGATGTTTTCTGTAAATATCTTTAAGTCACTCATAATGGCGCTCCTTTCTGGCTCTCTGATTGTTATTCGAGTGTGAATTGAGTTTCATCAAGTTTGGGCTGGATTATATATGATCTATTCTCCTTCCAGCACTTTAATAATAATTTCTTGAATTGCGATAAAATCAGAACACGACATATTGGTTTTATTAGAACGAAAATATATATCAATTTCTTTCAGCAACAATTTATGTATCCTGTGTTTCTGGTCATCTGTAAGATAATCTTTTTCGATTGGTTTCTGGTTGTATATATCAGACCATTCTGATACAGCTTGTTCTATTGTGATTCCTCGTAATGCATTATTAATTATTAACATCCATTCTGAATAAGGCAGTTCTTCTTTGCATTCTAGTGTTATTTTAGGCGGTACGTCTTTTTCTGCGTTTATGAGATCAAATGGAATTATTTTTGAACCAATTTTAATAAGGCATGTATCCCAATTACATATTTTTTGAGATTGGAGTTTAATATATGTAACTTCTTTTTCTAATGGATCAATTTCAATCCGCGCTTTTACTTCTTCGCCTGTTTCTATAATTTGTACAGGTACATATTCTGTTAAAGTCATGCATTCACCTCAATCTGGAATCCCTAACTGTTTATAAGTAAATATGGCTGTATATTTTTTACCACATTTGTAGCAAGTTTCCGTAATAGTGCAAGTCTTTTCTTTATCGTCACATTTTGATTCTGTATCTGAACTTTTGAACTTGCATCCGCCTGTCAGAAAGCATTTGATTCTTTTTTTATTCATACATTCACCATAAACTCTTTCTTACAGTTGCTTCCCTTACATTTGTACGGCATCCGATGAATTTTTGTGGTAGGAAGTATTTTCAATGCTCTTTTTCCGCAATAAGGGCATGACACCCATTTCTCGCCGTTTACTGTTTTAATTTGTGCTGAGCCGTCCCATGGCTCGGGTATATTCATATATTCAGAGAAGTCTACTCCCTCTGATTCAAGTGCTGTTTTAATGCTCATTTACCGTTATCCTTTCTTACTAAGGTGAAAATTGTTTCGTAGTTATCTCCGATGTAATCCGAACATTCTGAATTTTTATGAAATAGAACAGTGTTCCCTGCCAGAAGCACACGCTTGTCTGGATAAAATCTGGTCGGGATGTTCATTCGATGGCATTCTCCTTCAAGATTATATATAGTATCAAAAAATCCAATATCGGTACCTGAATAATTAATTCTCATAAGCAAATATGTCCCTATCTGGTAGAACTTAAAATGATTTTATTCTTACACTGCGGGCAAATAATGTATTTTTGCTTGTATCCGAATCCAGATGGCATATTTGTAGCAAAATGCTTCTCTATATTTTCATCTTTCACATCTTCGGATTCGTCATAGCTCAATACTGCACCGCATTTATCACAACTTGCTTCTTTTAATGTACCAGGTTTCAAAATCTTAATCATTTCTCTCTTTCCTCCCTGTGCTTCATCTGGCATTCAATCATCTTTGCTATATTCTCACGTTCCTGCTTTATTCCATGCCCCTGGCGGAACAATTCACATTCAAGGATATTTCCGCATCTGGAACACTCGTCTTTGATTTCTTTTCCTGCTATTTGCATTATTCGTCCTCACAATAAATTAAAAGATGTTTGGCAATTTGTTTAAGCTCATTCTTTCCGTATAATCGGATCCCATCTTTTAATCCGCGATCAATCAACCAGTTTGCTACCTTTATAGGGTCTATGGGCGTTTGCTCATCTTCTAACTCTTTTATCTTAAAATCATCAATAAGACCGCCTCTATTAATAAGTTCAGGCAAATCACTCATGCTTGTTCTCCTCCCAACATTTATATCCTTTTGTGTCCATAGACATCTCCTTAATTAAAAAAGTCCAGTGCGCCGACTTGAACGGCATAAATCTCCCAACGAGAAACACTGGAACCGAACGAAGTAAGAAAAAAAGATTCCAATGATTGCAGTTCATTGGAATTGAAAAGGGAAGATTCGAACTTCCATGTACATCCCATGTCCAAAGACACATACTCACCCATTACGATGTACTATCCTCTGCGTCTGCCTTTCTATTGTATCGGGTTAATCACCGTCAATAGTTCCGCCACTTTTCAATCAGAGCATTATCACTCAATGCATCAAACGTCCATATAGGAGGGGATTTCCACCCTTTTACTCTCATGCCGCCGGCTAAGGTCACCTAAGTTGTGGGTTTAAACCTATGCTACCACAATAGCGTCTACGTATTCCGCCACTATATGGAATCGGAAAGGCAGGAATCGAACCTGCGACACATAGCTTACAATGCCATTGCTCTACCACTGAGCTACATTCCATACCGCCTGTAACGGACAGTTCTCTAAAAAGAAACTGGGTTGATTACCACATCACATGCTTTCGGACCGGATGAAAATATCCAGATAAACATTAACCTTTCCATCGTAAAACGCATGAACTAGATGGCTCTTTTAGAATTGCCGACTATCACTTCTCACGGCCCGTGGTCTCATCTCTCTAAAAAGTTTTTTACGCAAACGCCTAGTGAGTTGTACGTTTACGCTCATGCGTAAATCCGCCTGAGACATAGACCACTTGTATACAAACAGCTTAACTCTAAGCGGATTAAAGTGGAACGCCCGGAATCGAACCGGAGACCAGAGCGCGACTCTGTCAGTTTGCCACTAGCGTACATTCCACAAATTGCAGGAGGCGGATTTGAACCGCCGATCTCAAGGTTATGAGCCTTGCGAGATTCCACTTCTCTACCCTGCGAATGGGAGAAGATGGAGTCGAACCACCCGAGCCCGAAGGCAACAAATTTACAGTCTGCACCGCTACCTCTACGGAATATTCTCCCAGAACCGGCAATTCGCCGGTTAGCAATAGGTTTATCGTGTTATGCTTTCCACTAGGCAATTTCCTGCAACTTGGACTATCGTATTTTTGCCAACCTGACGGCTTTTTGGTAACCGTGGTATGCTCCACGGAGTTGTTTCGAAATTGGATATTGATGTCTTTGTGTATAACGGCGAAACCTTTTATACGTCTCTTGAAAACTTCCTGTCCTCAACGTGCACCTATTGACGACAATTTAACTCAGAGACTGTGCCGAACGGGGAATTATCTTCATCGAACAGGCTGTGCCGTTACACACCTTTCATGAAAATAATCCACATACACTCATTCAACAGTTTTTTCTGTCCATAAAACGGATAGACAGCATATGGAAGAAATGGAAACTGCAGGACTCGAACCTGCGACTTGTCGGTTATGAGCCGACCGTTCTGCCAACTGAACTAAGTTTCCTGAGCAGAGGGTTATTGCAGTTCAAGAGTAACTTCCTCTGCTGTTGCGATTCTTCCCCTCGCAGTCGCAACAAAGGGTCTAAATGCTGTTCTGCATAAGCAGAGTCCATCCGGGGCATTTGAAGCCCCTTTAATCATCCCCGTTGGGATAGATGGAACCAATTCGGAGGGGAACTATATCATGGCTAAACAATATAGTCCGACTGGGCTAGCGGGATTTGAACCCGCGAATACAGCAGTCAAAGTGCTGTGCCTTACCACTTGGCGATAACCCATTATTTGTCCGGGATTTTACCCGGACTCGTGATAGAGTGATATATTTTATAAAATTTTAGAAAGCATCATGTCTATATTTGTACCGTTAAGTCCGCGCCAGTTACTTTTCAATGGGCGGGAAAAGTTATTCTCCATTGAGTTTCACCAACGCAGACCTAAGCTACTCTGGATGCCTCGACCTGTCAGATTCAAAGGCTTTCCCGAACCTGAGAACGACAGGCTTCTGCTTTTCTTGTATTTTCACCCGTTCAATCAGTATGGTGAACAGGGGAATTTGTATTGTGAACGCTAACCACATTGGGTTCTCCTTATAGTCTAAAGTTCTACGCCTTCCATAACTGCTCTTGCTTCTAATATTGCAATATAATCGGTCATGGCTTTCACCTGTATATTATATGTACTTCTCGGGCAAGTTGGAGTAAACGGAAGCACTCCTTTATCCCATTTTTCAAGCATTGCAGACAATTTCTGATACCTGATAGCTACCTGATAATATTCGGCTTTAAATCTGTCCTTATAATCAGCACTGTTCATAAGTTCCATAGTTTCTTTTAATTCGTTTGGCATTTTACGCATCCTCCTTTATAATCTAAAAATCACAACTGCATTAACTGCAAAACATATTTCCATTAATATAAATACTGCCGTCGCTATTGGATTGCTTTTCTTTTCGGCTTCGTCCTGTGATATGAGGAATGCCAAGACCAATGTAAAAAAAGCAATATCTAACATGGCTGCTACGAATTTTGCTAAAATCATTCTCTTTGTTCCTCTCCGATCATGAAATCAAGAATCTTACCGGCAGTTTCTTCTTCTGGCTCGAATGGTAAACCGCAGGTACAATACTTCTCAATTGCTGTTTTAAGGCTTGCTTTGAAGCCATTGTAAACTTCTCCATGTGCCAGAAGTTCGTGTCTCATGATTATTACTGCGTCCTCTACGGACTGCGGTGTGTATGAGAATTTTACTTCAGATTCCATTTCAATATCCGGCAAAGCCATTAATTCAAAAACAGATGTTGGAAATTCATCAAATGCGACATGAAAGTCTGCTGATCTTACACGATTGATTTCTGTTCCGTTAATAAAACATTGCGTTCCCCTCCAGCCTGAGCCTACTGGATTTATGATTTTTACTTTTGGTACGCTAAAATCGCTCATTTTTCAAGTCCTCCATTTCTTTCACGCTAATTCCAACTATCCCGGCGCTATCTTTGCTGTCTGTGGCTTTGAAGTGTGCTTTAGGATGCTGCGGGTACATAAACTCAAACATGAGGTAATTTGCTGCATCCACAAGGTATTCTGTATTCCCAGTGGAATTATATTTTTCAATGCACCGTTCCATTGTAGGAAGCGCCTGTACGTTTCCGGTTTTAAAATTCTTCCTGGCAGGACCGTATTTATGATAACTTACCTCGACTCGATTCTTACGAAGTTCATCAAAGCGTTCACTGTATTCTTCTGACATATAAAAACCTCTTTTTTATTTTTTTGAGAAAAATTGAGTCGGCGTTTTGCCTATCTTCTTCGGAAATATTGTTCCAACGCTTCTCTGGCGATCTGCGATACGCTTTTACCAGTTCGGTTCTTCTCGGCTATGAGTTTTCGTTCTAGCTGTCCTGTGAGCCGGATTCTGATTGATTCACCCTGAGGGTTATTCTTTTTCATAGGCAGTGTCCATCTTTACTGAAAGAATTGGTTTGTCATCAGTTTTTGCTAAAAGTGTAATCCATTCGCCTTCTTTCCAAGGTGATGTAGCTATCTGAATATTAGAAACACCAGTTTCGCTACAGATATTCAGCAACTGTCTAGCAATATCCATCAGCCCTGACCGAAGATATCCATCGTTGTTTACTATTTTCTCCATCTTGTTCCTACCCTTCTGTGAATGTAAATGGTTATCATAAATCATTTATTGCTTTTAATTTCTGATTAGCAATTTCAACCTGAGAAGCAAGCACGCTAAGCGACACGTCTCTTATAAATGATTCTTCTAACGTCATGTTTTCTCTCTGAAACAACATCGGAGCTGTAAGCACATAAATTTCAATATTCAAATCACGGAGTCGTCTCCATGTTTCTTCGATTTCATCCTTGGTATTTCCAATATCATCAACTCCGCAAATAATCAACGAATCACCATTTCTCATGTTTTCGCAAAGATGTTCAAAACTATTATTTTCATCTATTGAGTCAAAAGTAAATGTGTCAATTTCTTCATTCAAAAGTATCTTTTTCTTTGCAGACAATGGAAACCAAATGCCTGACTCTTTTGCATATCCTATTTTCATATTTATACCTGCCTTTCTGATATCGCCTTGTTGTTTATGGCAGAGAAACCATTAAGGCTTATGGCTTTCATGTTGCAATCACTATCCCTGCCATGGTGAACTCTTTTTTTGTTTTTTCGGAATTTTTAAGCCTTGCTGTTAGAGGAGGCTTTTTTAATTTTTCGGGAACTCGGAGTACTCACTCGGCGTGCGTTGGGACTTATATAGACCCCCTCCCGGTATCCATGCCGGACGCTACCAGGGAAGCCCGCCGCCCAATGGGTTCCCGCTTCCCTGGTTTAACGCTGACCTTTAATGGCCTGCGGCAGTGGTCAAGGGAATGTGTGAGAGCGGTTATTTATCCTGAACATATGTATCTATACGACAAACTTCAGTTTTCTTTATAGATTGGTGTACATATTAAACAAATACAGTTCTTTTATATTGTATATGTTATACAATTTACACTATTTAAGCTGTTTCCATGCTCTTTTGTCCGCCCTCTGCGTACTTCTTCAGGTCTCTGATCTGTTACAGCTCCGGCTTTTCCATCTCTGGAAGCTCAAGCGCCGCCCTGTGCTTATCTGCGATCTGCTGTGCTGTCTGATGTGGTATGCCGTCTTGCTGTGCCGTCTGCACTGGTGCTGTCTCCGCCATTCCATAAGCTGCTTTTGCAACAAATATCAAATTGGCATTTGTGCCGGGCTGGTTGTTCAATCTATTGACTGTACAATTCTTGCAGATATCGAACCATTTTTTAACCGTGTCGCCGTGTGATGTGCTTGCCCTGTACTGTCCATTAGACCATTTAGTAAACGTTCTGCGTTCTATTCCTACCAAAAAGCTAAATACTTCTAACGTTGGTAACACTCCGTATTTAGTACATATTCTCACGTATACACTAAATATATTATCTAATAATTCTATATCCTCTGTACCTGGTTTTGGTATTCTATCCGCAATATAAAAGATCATATCCACAAAACTATCAGCAACAACAGCTTTATATTCTTTCTGTGTATCGAATTCCTCTGGAGTTACTTGTAACACAGTGTTTATATACTCGTCCACAAGTCTATATATATCATTCTCATATACTTCTATTCCCTGTTCTGTTACTGTTGTATTACTCTTTTTCACTGTATCACCTCCAAAAAATTGAAATAAAAAAAGACGACAAAAACACGTTCGCAGATACATTCTGGGATCTTTCTAAATCCCTTTCTTCTTTCCGTCTGCTACGGTTTTTAGTCGTCTAATAGTCTTAATTATCATTGTTGCCTTTCGGCTTATTCAGTTGTTAATTCTGTTTTATCATACTTTTATATCACTGTCAACAGCCTATTTAATTTTATTTTTACTGTTATATTACTCTTATTAATATATATATCTATACGGTACTGTATAGCATATATATATTAATAAACTCTAGGTCTCTAGAATCTTGGAGGGGATTATATAGACAGTTATTATATATTTATACACAATGTAATACCTTAATTTTCCGGCTATTAAACACAAAAAGCCAGACCTTCCGGCACCTTGTCCGGCGTGATCTGGCTGCTAAATTCTTATTCTTTTCGCGCTCTGGCTGTCGCTCCCCTCCTGAGTTCCGTCGCCTGTCGTTGATTTAATTTTATCCACATTGGTTTCAAAAATCAAGACCCAAAATAAAAAAATTTGCTTGACAACTTCGGCGGTTTTGTGATAAATGTATTTTAACAACTTCGGCGGCGGGGTTGTTCCCCCTCACTCATTACGCCGCCAGAATAAGACAGCAAAAGCCCCCGGGATTATCTCTCAGGGGCTTTTGCGTCTTTCCACTATGGAACTATTAAAGTTTGCACTTATTCAGTACTATTTCAAATTTACATTCAATTACCTCAGTAATTGTTGTCTAAATAATACTATAGATCAGATAAAAAAACAAGGATTGTTTAAATTATCACAATCTGTAATTACTTTTGTTCCTCTATCTAAATATTTTACTCGAACATCATTAAATATTCGTTTTCCCTTGCTAATCGTGTAATCTTTGTGAACTGTGTAAACAGTTCCGGGCGTTTCTGCCGTAGCCGGTGCATAAGTGCGCATATCAAGTGTCATTTCCTGTCCTGGCAAAACATCAACAACCTGCACGTCGTCAATTCTTATCAAGTCCTCATGTCGTCCCAGGCTTGGAAATATCCGGGGATTTAAGATTTTCCTGTAAATTACGTCAACTTCTTCCTGGTTATCCGGCATAATATGCAGCCGCAGGTCCAGATCAGACACAACGCTTTCATAAATTGGCGTATTGACCCAGCCCACAAACGAATCCCCAGATTTTACCCTGACCGGAAAACGCTGCTTAAATTCCTCCGTTTCTGATCCTGCGACAGCTCCGCCGCGCCACCTCATACAAATTTCCGGCTTGTTCATGACTCCGTTTCCGGCTACGGATATTTTCATATCATGCCAGCTATCCCACCGACAAAGGAAATGAACCATCCCAGCAATTGTAGAAAAAGGCGGAAGCGGGTATGTTTCGCCCCGCTTGCCATTCCATCCCGGCATTGAAAACCGGGCGGTGTCCATATGTCCTTGTATCATTATTGCTTTCATGCATTCATTTCCTTGTCTGATCGAAAGCCTTCAAGGATATCGCCATACAGACTTTCGGGTATTTCTTCCTCCATCAGTGGCTTTCTTTCTTCAAGTTCTGAGTCGAGGCTTGCGTCGATGTCTGTAAGCGCCTGTTCTCTGTTGAATCCCATTTCTACAGCTGCATTCAATAAGTCAATTGTTTTCTTCATTTTCATTTTCCTCTCTTATCTGTTCTTCATATTTTTTTATGAGCCATTCCGGGACCGGTTCGTCTCCGCCGTCACCCCTGTATTTGATCGGGTCAATATTGTTTGTAAAGCACCATTCCCAACTATTATACTCATCACCGTCTTTTGATACGATGTAAAATATATCATATTCGCTATCCACAAATGCCAACGTATCTGTTGCATTCATTGTGTACAACATGATATACATATTTCTTCTGTATGCGTACGCCATTTCTAACGGTGAATCTTCACCGCTCAAAAAATCCATAAACATTTCAACGTCGTATGAGTCTTTTGACAGTTTATTATAATAGTCATAGACTATTTTATCCCATCCGTCTGGGAAAGTTTTACATTCTTCTATTTTCTCGTTATCTTCTTTAGCCATTTTGTAAATGGTTTCAAGTTTTACTCTCTTAATCATTTTCCTGCCTCCTAGTTAATCCCGATAACTTTGACTCGGGTCTGTAAAATATCCTCCGCAGATTTCAAAATCTCGAAGTCAACAATATATTCCTCGCCGTCCTGGTACACGGCGATTGCACCAGATTCGAGAAGTTCTTCGCCATCCCCGTTTCCGTCCCAGAGTTGACCGAAATAATATTCTCGGTCGGTTTCAATTGTGTCCTCTGTTCCGAGGATGTATGACAATGTGTTTAATTTCATGCTGATTTCCTCCTTAATCTTCTACCGTTTTCAGAAAAGTTCTATGCAGTTTTCTATTTCCGTCATAAGCCGAAAAACACGGCTTTTCATTTCCTTCCAGTACCTCGTTAATGGTGTAATTCGTTCCCCATGGAGCTGTCACCATCAACTCGCCCATGTAGTTCTCATATGGTTCCCAACCTTCCGGGGCTTCCACTGTGATTTCATCCCAGCAAGTAGCCGTGGCTTCTGGTGCCCCGTATGTGTAAACGTTTCTTTTTTCGGCTGATAAACAACCGTAATTGCAATAAATTTTGATGTTCATGTTCTTCTCCTGTCTGCCCTTCGTGGGGGCTATTTGATGTGCTTTCTTTAACTGTCTTTATTATACATTATTTATAATGTAATTGTCAATACAAAATTTACATTATTTTTAAAGTTCTTATTTTTCTGTAGTATCTACATATTTTATAATGTTGCCCGGCTGCGTATTTAATATAGAACAGATTTTATCAAGTGCTTTAATCCCTACCATTTTATTTTCTCTCAGACACTGTATAGCATTCTCCCCTAACAGCTTTTCTTTTCTTAATTTGCTAGGAGTATATCCTGCATCGCTTAAAGTTTCTAATACGTTAAGTCTATATACAAACATTTTCTTTTCTCCTTTCTGATCGTCTTTGCATAGCTACATTATATAATAGGTAGTTTTTGTTTGCAAGGACTTTTACATTAAAAATAATGCACAAATTTCACATGATTATTTGCATTAATTTTAATGTATTTTATATATTGATTTTACATTAAATATAATGTATTATATAACCATCAACAGAGAACAAGCAACCCGGACGCAGAGCCGGGAGAAAGAGAGGAAAACATGATTAAATTTTTAGATTTATTTAATACAATGCACTGCGATTTCTTTGAAATCCAGAAAGGCAGAAAAAGTGAATTTGTAGAGTGGGAAATGAGTGGGAAAATGCTTCAGACCTGCAAAAAATATTTTGATGATCGAGTGATTGATTTCTATATCACAAGATCAAAAAAGAATAACGAGTTAGGGCTTGTTATTAGACTGGAGGAAATAAAAAAATGAGATATAACATCTATCTGGGTCAGATTGAAAAGGCCCACACAAAAAGAAAATTGGCGAAGCTCCTGAACCTGATTGGGAACGACTTCGACGGGATTAGCTCCCGACAGTATGAAGAATTAAAGTTTCTGATTCTGTACAAAATGGCGGCATAAAAAAGAATCCGGACGAAAAGCCCAGATTCCCCCACAGTATAAATTGTAAATCATTAAAATATCAGCAAAAACAGAATATCACAGAAAAGGAGAAAAATCAATGTGTAAAATAATTCCTTTCCCGGTTCAGGAGTCGACCGGATTCATAAACTTAAAACAGTTCTTCGAGGTTTCTGGAACTGTAAAAACCACAGAGTTTTACCTTGGAACTGCTGAAGAATTAGCAAGGCAAAACAAAATAACACAGTCCGAACTGCTGACACTTCGTAGAATCGGGCGTCAAAAATTAAAGACATTAGAGAGCCAGACAGCCGCCCCGGTTGCCGCTCCCGGGTTGTATATGTACACGCCGGAAATGAGGCAAGAAAAGCCAGAATGTCAGATTGACGCAAGTCTGAGCTATTACGGTGATCACTGGTTTTTAACAACTGAATTGAATTTAAAAGGGCGCGGGATTCGCCTTGATAAAACGGAAAACAGTATAAATTATTATATTGTCACAGAACGCGCTTTTGAGAAACTAAAAGCAGAATACAGTATATCTAAAGTTAATTATTTAGATTGATCTCTTCGGCGGCGGTCAAGCCGTAACCTCAACGCAACCGCCGGATTTCAAAAAATAAGAAAAGAGGTAAAAGGATATGAAAAAATTTGAAATCGGGAAAAGATACCATGAAAGCGGTTTGGTGTTTGAAAACGTAAATAAAACCGCTAAAACAATCTCATACAAGGCAATCCAGCACGCCGGACGCGATAACGAACGCGTTGTTAAAGAAGGTCGCGTGAAGCTTTGTCAGTGGCCTGCCGGCGAGGTCTTCATGGACGGCCACGGCCGAACAATACAATCATAACCAGGCTGGCAAACGTACCGGGGAGCATTTCCCCGGCGGCCTTTTAAAATAAAATCAGGAGGATTAAAAACATGAAAAAATTAACATTAGTAGAATACGGATGTACAGGAACAGGCTATAGAAACGGCTCAGACGTTCCAAATTGCAGAGTTCGCGCAGAATTTGACACGCTGGACGGCCTGCACGTTATTGCGGATTTTGGAAGCTACCAGAGGCACGACGCAAATAAAAAAAGATGTCCAGTGGTACAGTCTAACGCGTTGCATGTCGACGGAACATATTACGACGCTGAGGGTTGCGGACGTTCTTACGAATATAGGCTTGCGCAAAGGGACTTTGATTTTACCCGCTTCGATTTCACAAAGTCCGGAATCTTGGCCTTTGTAAATGAGGTAACCGGAGAAAACTATACGGAAACCGAGTTTATAAAAAGGGGTTTAGCTTTCAGGTGTAACGGTTCCCGCCGGGTTCAATTCCCGGCAACGCCTTTAATAACCCGGCTCCCATGGGTAAAGGGAAGAAGAGAAATATATGTGGAATGTATACGAAGTAAAAAGTGATCAGAAATGGTTTTTTAAGTGTCTTGGCAACGATAAATTTACCGCTGAAGTACTTTTTGATCATTTGCAAGCTGACTGGTCAAACGGTCATCATTTAACAACATTGATTTTGATTTTTGAGGAGGAATGAAAAGATGATCATAATCAGAAAAGCCACGCAAAAACAAGCTATCACCGCTATAAAAAGCGGTGATTTTTCTGAAGTAAACAGAATAAAAGAAATTGCAGAAAAGGAAGCCAGGCAAGTATTTGAAACTGTTTCTTCCGGTGCTGTCCCGCTGATCTGGTACGACTTACCGCCGGTGCGCTGCCAGTCTGGTGCGGTGTCTTTTATGCGGTATGCGCTGCATAAATCCACGAAAAATCCGGGCTTCCTGCAGCTTTCCTGTATGGAGATTAAAAACGGCTGCATGATTCCAACATCAGACCGCCAATATAATATTACTGACGGCGGCTTTTCTGAGTTCTTCCGGGATTTGCCCGGGATCGCAAATATAAACTATTTAGAGCAGTAAAACCACTGCTCTTTTTCTAGTGTCCTGCATCCGCTCCGGGCGGTGGTGGTTCGTGACCTGTGCCGGGACTTCTCCGTGGCTTGTTCTCCGGTGTGATGCACATTGACAATTATATACAGTTGTATTGTCCTCTATTTGACGTTTTAACGGCTTTTAGCGTAGTTCTGGTATATTTTATCACAAATATATAAAACCGCCTTAAATATTCAAATATCGAGTTAATAACAGGGATTGACGGCAGAGTGCAACGGGGTTATTATTATTTTGTATAGTTGCGCGGACGCTTCGCCCGGTCGGGTCTTTATTCTTCCAGACTGCGTGAAGCTATGTGGGCTTTGTTCGTGATCGCTCCGGCGGTCTTATTTCTGTACGCTTTTAGGCGTTTTGCTTGGGCGGCTGCGCCTTAAATGCTTATATAACGCCGTATTTGGCTTTTTAAGCGCGTTTTATGTGATTTCTGTATATTTTACCATAACTGTGCAAAAAAGCGCTTTTAAACACATTTTACAACGTTGCACTAGAATTAGCTTTGGTTCTGGCGGTGTCTGGCGCTGGCTTTACGCTTCCGCAGCTGCTCCCGGCCTGCTTCCGGGTTATCCCCGGCGGGTTGTGCTGTTGGCTCCGGTTTACCAGATCATGCAGGGTGGCGGGGCTTCCGCGGGTTCCTAGCGACGGCCCGTTACTGATCGGCTGGCGTTTTCCGGGACCATCCCGGGACGGGGCAAGAGCACCAAGGAAATGTACGGCAAGTCAGAAGCAGCATCAAAACTGGTCCAGCTTGAACTGGTAAAATCTGAAAAAAATCGCAGAAATCTGAAACTAATTCAGACCTGCGACTTTTTATTTTTTGTGCATTCTGTATATAATTTTCTATAACGTAGATTGGCGTGATGTAAATTTTTATCTCATCACGTTCAATTCATCTTTTTCAGTGGTATTCTTTCTTCTTGTAATATCAGAAATCTTACTCATACGCCTTTTCTGCCGGCTCGTTTCCTTGTTCCTGCGCTTCGCTGATTCCCTGCTGATGGTTCCCATGCCTACTCCTTTCTGAACATCTCCTTCATGTTCTGACTCCGTGAATTGAGGTTTATAATTGGCACATCCACATTGAGTTCGTCCGGCACGATACCCACGATCACAACCTTTGTTGGCTCTATTGCGTCTAGCATTTTCTTGAAATTCTCACAAAATTCCAATCTGGCAGACTTAGACCGCACTCTCCCATTGGTACAACATGATACAGTGCTCCTGTGCGGCGTTCCATCGAATATCCACGGCATTTCCTTTGGACTGATAACATTTACTGACGGTATTATATTAACGCCTAAAATCGCAAAATAGAAGCCTAGAGCATGATTCCTGTATAGGTTGTATATATTTAGTGCCGTAGGCATTCCGGAAGCAATTGTGAAATCCGGGCTGCAAACTGAATGGAAACATTTCAGATGTTCTACGTGCTGGTCCGGCTGATTCCATATCTGTAAGAAACTCTTGTCATCAATATAAAAATTTACGGTCAGGTCCTTATGTCCTTTTAATGATCTAGATTTTGAAGAAACAAAGTCAATCGACTTGCCCGGTGAGAAATCCACTTTTGGAAGCATTGGTATCTGAAACTGTCCATCAAGTTCTGCACCGGTTATCAGATATTCTTTCATCACATCATATGCGGTATGTATCACAACGTCACCTCCATACAACCATATTAACATAATTTAGGAAACAAAAAAAGACCGCATTTCTGCCGTCTATGATGGTTTTTCCTGTGCCTCACACACAAGTTTTCCTCCTATGGTTTTAATTCGAATATTTGTTCTTGTTCCTTACCTGTTCCCTAGCCTGTTCCCTCGAACTTTTAAATACCCCTAAAAAGCACAAAAAACCTTGATTTTACAAGGTTTTCGTTAGCAGCCAGTACGGGAATCGAACGTATTTTAAAACTGCTATATTTCCCATAAAATCAACATTTCTAACATTTTTAAGGTGTTCCTTTTTGTTCCCTTGCTGTTCCCTCTACCGAAATAACCAAAGTTAATTTGATACTACCATAAACTCATCTATGCTGTCCATGATTTTCTGCTTTTTCTTGAGGTCCTTTCGGTCTCTGTGGTAATAGTTCTCGGAACACAAAATATTTGTGTGGCCCATCTGTGATGTGACCATCTGATTATCTATGCTGTGATCGAGTAATATTGTGCAATATGTTTTCCTTATTTTATGCGGTGATTTTTGAATACAGCCAGTTTTCTTGCACACTGTTCTTAACCGGTTCCTGAACGAATAAGTATTTAATCGCTTTCCATCTTTGGAAAATATATATTCGCAGAATGTCGACATATTTCTAAGCTTCTGTAATATCCATGTACACCCCTGAGGAACCACTACATTTCTTACGCCTGCTTCTGTTTTCGGAAAGTCTTTTACTTCAAAAATGCCTTTATGGTTTTCAAAATGCCTTACTTCCGTTCTTCTGACTTTAATCGTACTGATATGTGGCAGCCAGTCATTCCATTTCAAAGCGCATAGCTCCCCGACTCTCAGACCAGTTACAAACATAAGCATGATGCCAAGATTTACTATATCCTGATTGTCTTTCAAGTAGTCAATCATCCTGTCCATTTCAGCGTCGTTGAATACTTCTTCCGAATCTTCTTTGATATTTCTTTTGAAAGATTTATCGGTGACATCCAAATCATAGAATAATTCCTGCACGTTCCAATCAATCAGCTTGTTGCGCTTCGCCCATTTCAGGGTACCTCTGGTAATTGTCTTAAGATTGCAGAAAGCTTTTGCGGTTAGATTGTGTTCGCTAATCTGCTCTTCCAGGAAGTTGCTGATATCCTCTGACTCAATGTTTTTAATTCTGCGTTCGCCCATGTCCCCAAAAAAACGATTAAAGTCCTGCTGATATCTCTGATAAGTTTGTATTGAAATCTTATTCAGATCAACCTTGCGCTGCGCCCATTCCTCGAACACACTCTTAATCTTTGGATTTTCTGCTTTCTCACGGTGTGTCTTTACAATCAAGTCCTCTAAATCCTGCTTAGACCGACGTTTGAACATCTTCCGCTGTCCGGTTTCGTCATAAGTCATACGGATTTTCCAATATCCGTCAGATGCCTTCCATATGCTGTCCCTGTATTCTTTTAAAATTTCTTCCCTTTTATTCATTTCAACTTGCTCTTGTATGTGAGACAAATTGATGATACCATTCTCAATTGCATATTTCAAGTCGTCATTATTCATAAAAAATAAGGAGGAACCGGGATATCCTTTCGCTGGCCAGCGGCTCCTCGTTCCTCCTTTCTTTCACACATAATCAAAAATATTCATCTGTCCTTCCGGCATATCATCTTCAAGATTGAAGAATTTGCAGGCAATAAAATTTCCATGCCAGTCCCGATCACCACCGTACATCAGACATTTTCCCCTCTTTCCGTCCCTATAAAATCTGCACTCAGAACAATTGTGCTGATACGCAGTTCCGCCGGAACGTTTATACATTTCGCTTATTGTCCTCATTTCTTTTCCTTTCAAAGGTTTAGATTCTCAAAGCTGCTCTTCTTTTTGTTCCTGTTCTTCTTTTAAAAATCCCTTTCATTACGCATTCCGTCGGTAGGCATCCTCTCATGTGATCATTGATAAGGATGTAATCGCAAGTTCCATATGATAACCCTCCAGAATTATTCTTTGAAAAATAATCACAATGCTTACATTGCTTTTCTTTTAAATTCTGAATTTCTCTGAAAGACATTTCGCCACATGGTTTAACAGCTATTTTCACTCTCTTTACCTCGCATTCCTTGTACCATCTTCATTTTCAAATGTTGTGCTATATGTTCTCTGACAGATTCCTCTGGAAATGGGATTTCGAGCGACCGCTCAAGAATCCTATTGGTGATTCTCTCGTCATATTTCAGTTCTGATATCTGGCAGTTGCTTGTGAATATAGTGATTTTCCTGTCGATATACCGCCCGTTGATAATGCTATAGAATCTTTCATTAATCCATTCTTTTCCAGAATCAGCGCCGAAGTCATCAATGATAAGGACTTCTGTTCTGGACAAATCCTCTATTAACTTTCCCTCTGCATTCTCTTTGGCTCCCCATGCGTTCTTGATTTCATCAAGGATTCTGAGAGACGTGGTGAATTTGACAGGCTTCTGGTATTTTTTCATGATCTCATTTGCCAAGCTGCATACTGTTTTAGTTTTGCCAGAACCTTTTGCACTCGAGAAAAGATATAATCCTATTCCTTCCTTCTGCATATCAGGAAGGTTTTTGAACCAGTAATTTACTGCCTGAGCCGCCTGAGAAAATACCTTTCGGCTCTCGACGTTCAAATATACATTTGACTTCAAATCGTTGAAATTTGAGTCTTTAAACACGTTTGGAATCTCTGCAAATTTCAATTGATTTTCAAGGATTGTTCTCTTTCTGATTCCGCAAGGACATTCCTCGCAATAAGGAATACCGCTTGCATCTCTTACCCATCTCCACCCGCTGTCCCCGCATTCAGGGCATTCAAGCGAACGGGGTGTCTGATTCTTCTCCGTTCCATTCTCCAAGTGGGATGATTGGTTCGACATTTCTTTGAGCTGTGCCAGTTCCATTTCGCATATCCTCCCTATTGTGGTATTTATTTTCGAGTATTTTTAAGAAGTTGTTTGGTTTCACGAACCATTCAAAATTTATCATAAAATCAGTTTTCTTTCCCATGAGGAAGTCACTGTTTTGTACATTGTTTAATGCTTCCATTACCTTGTCCATGCCGTATTCTCGGATTCTTGCTTTCAGCATTTGCGTTCGTCTTGCTGTCATTCTTGCGATTGGCTGAATACCGAACTGCTGAAGTTTATTCCATTCATCGACTACTTTCTGCACATCACCGGGTTTGACTAAATCTTTTTCGCAAGAAATCTGTTCTGGAATTTCCGGCATAGATTCTTCTTCCGACAATTCTTTCTGACGTTTTCTATGCTCTGCAACTCGTTTTCTTGTTTGCTCTCTGATTTTTTCAAGTCCGTCAATGTTCTGGTGTTCTTCCCATCCGGGAATTGAAAGCATTGTTCCGTCTCTGGTTATCATGCCGAACTTTTCAAGAATTGTAAGTGCAAGCTCGATCACGCTCTCATCAAAATCCAGCTCGTCAGCCAGCATCTTGTTTGTATATGGAATATTCTCTGTCAGAAAGATAATCCCGTTTGAATTACAACGCCCTGCCATTGTCAGGAGCATCATCCAGATCAGCACAATATTGTTTCCTTCTGGAAGTTTTCTGATATGCCGGATTTTTTTGTTGTCAAACATATCTATTTCTAATCGAATCCAACTCACCTTTGTCATTTAGCCACCTTCCCGTCTGGTAAGGACATTTCCGCCCTTACCGCATTGATTTTCGGATGAATTTCTCCATTAAAGAGTCCATCCAGTTTTTTGTATGATTTTCACAGGTATCATCTTCCTCTATCAGGATGCCTTTGCGGTCACACAGCCCGTTGTCGTTTTCAACACAAGTTTTGCATGTTTTATCTATCATAATTCCTGCCCTTTTTTCAGAATAAATAAACTAAAAGTGTCACATAATGTATAATTTGGTCTGCCATGTAACTTATCTTGTTGTATCGTGCCTTTAAAGGGTCAATTACTATATGCATAGTCATTACAAAAGCAAGTTTCCATGAGCACCCGAACACTATGTAAAAAGGAATTGAATAAAGAAGGCAATGAACCAGTAAGTGATACCAGTTTTCTCCTTTAGTTTTTGCGATAAAATCGTTTTGAAGAACATAATCTCCGATCAAGTGGCATATTATCAGTTTATATATTATTTCTATCATTTTTACTCACCCCAATCTAATTTCTGTCCACACTTATTGCAATAAAAATCTGATTTATAAAGTCCCTCACTGTTGCAAACCGCGCAGTTACCTTTTGTTGTACAATATCTGCCAGAAAAATCGGAAATAGTTTTCATGTCATTTGGTTTCATTGGGGTCTGCTTTTTTAACGCTTTAACTGCTAATTCTAATGCTTTACGATACTCAACAATTCCTGGAACATTTGTCCAGACCTTTTTAGCTAAGTCAATGCGTTCCCGTAAGTTTTCAATTGCTTCTTCTGGTTTCATTTTAATCCTCCCATTTATTCACATACTTTAAAATAATCTACAACTTCACCGTTTTCTTTTTTAGTTTGCATATCTTTTACCGCTTCTTCGACAGTATGAAATTTGCAAGTACATATATGTCCTTTTGTCAAATTTATAAAAGAATAAGTACCATCTAATTTGTTTCTCATAATTGGGACTAATACACTATCCTTTTCTCTAATTACTAGATACACATTATTCATTTTCTAACTCCTCCAACTTCTTCTCTATCGGATTAAAAATATTTTTATCCTCGTTTTGTTTTATACTTTGCGTATTTTGATTCTCCAATACAGCCTTTGTATAATTTTCGCAAAGCAGAGCCAAGACCATTCTCCATGTCTTCGTCCACTTGTTCTGCTGTATCAGAAGCATTGCCTAAAATATCAGTTGCTTCAAACACATAGTCTCTTACCATGCTTAATTCTCTATCCGTAAAATAAATGTTTCTTCCCATTTTGCGCCTCCTTAAAATTAAATTTCATTTTTGAGTTCCTCCAACTTCTTCTCGGCTTCTTCATGGGTGAAGAATAACGTTTTACCAATTTCATTCATGCTCACATCTGTCACATTTGTGCACCAATCCGTAGGGTCTAAATCGTGTTCTGGATCTGGATTTCTATATGGGAAAATATGTTCATCCGCAGCAAGCGAAATGAATCCTTCGCCACTTACCGGGCAGATTCCCAATCCACAGTGAACGCATTCCACAATTTCTCCCTCAGAGATAAGATAAACCGTGTCTCCAGATGCTGAATATGCTTCTTTGCACGGCAATCTCACAAGCAAGCCCTGTTCTTCTAAGTCTTCATAAGTGGCAAGCTTTTTAATCATATTCTCTACTGTTTTGCAATTTCCTGCGCCCTGTGAGCAGCTATCGCAATATTCACCACACTCAAGCTCTCGTTTTTCGTTATATGTGATACTACCATCTTCCCATTTTGTTAATCTCTCCATCTACTTCACCTCTTTCAACTTCTCGACTGCCAGCTTCAATGATTCTAAAAATTCATCATTTAATGCTGTGTGATCTGGATTCTCGATAAATTTCTCAATCGTGCTAATTGCTTTCTCTTCGGGTGAAGGGGCTGTAAGTCTTATTGATTTTGCAATTTCAAGAACTTCATCTATATTATCTTTCCAATCACATATATCACACAAATGCTTCTTGCACCTAGTATTGCTTTCACTCAATACGCATTCTGAACAGTTACATCCTCTACAATTGCGTATATCTGCAATACGATTAACAAACTCTCTTGCCGTCATTTCTTTTGTCCCGAGGAGTTCTGAAGCTTCGTAGAAAGCATCACACTCTACTCCGATACGTACGCTGTGCACCACATCTTTGTTATTACAAAATTTTAAAATATCTGGAAAATGTTGTCCTGGCAATGGTTTACAATTGCCTTTCGAATACCAATGAAATCCCTGTTTCTCAGCTTCTTTGAGAAGCATTTCATTTTCTTCTTCTGTCTTAACCAAGATACATGTATTTCTTAAATCAACCATCTACTTCACCTCTTCCATCTGACTTTCTACGGTATCTGCAAGTAACTTCAAGGACTCAATAAATGAGTCCGTCAATGCTGTTCTGTCTGGGTATTTAGCGAACGTTCTGACAAGTTTTACTGCATCCTTGATTTTTTCTTCATCTTCGACGATTTCAGATGCTTCATACAATGTCCTTTCATTGTCTCTGTAAGTAACCATCTTACTGCTGTAAAAATTCAATATGTTTGGAAATGGAATTTCGATAGGGTTTAAATGTTTTTCTTTCCCCCATGCGAATCCCTGAAGCTTTGCCATTTTCAGAACACTCAAATATTCTTCCTGCGTTTTTACAAACACGCTTTTTCCTGTTAAATTAATCATCTGCGTTTCCTCCTGTAATCTCATCAATACACTGGTTCCAGCCCTCCGCAAAGCCAGCATCAGATGTATTGGCCGGATAATCTCCATTGTCTTTCTCTGGCAAATCCATAAGCGGACACCAGTCAGGTCTTGATTTACTTTCGCAATCATAATGCTCTTCTGTTATGAGTCTCATGTCACTATCTAAGCATTCAGCTAACTCACAGCATCCCTCATATTCAGAATCGCCGCAGTATTCAGTTCCAAATGGACAATCATAGCAATTCTCCGGCGTATCAACCACTAATACTGATTTACTCATGATTCCTCCTTAAGACAACAATACACTATTGGATAGCCAGTATCACAATCACAATTGTTGTAATCAATGTCTTCCAATGCTTTACTTTTTGCTATTTTCTCAGCTTCTTCTTTTGTATCGGCTTCAATATCGTCATAATCAATTGATAAGCTCATTCCGACACTTACATGCCATTTGCTCATTCAACTCCACCGCCTTTCACAATCTCCACAGCATCATTCAAAATTACGATTTCATAAGATTTTGTCCATCCCACAGGTTTTGCTAATGTACTCCGTTTTTCCAACTGCTCCACAACCTTATCCACATCAAAAGCTGTCGGCTGTTCGTCAATAACTGCACCTATTGCAAAATCCATATCCGAATTTCCAAGAGAGTCAATTATTTTGTCTGCATCTATTAATCTAGCCATGTTTTCTCCTTACCTTCCTTATCAAATCTATACCTCTGTCGCCACGACAATATCTATTATTAATAGTGCTCCTTTTTATGCTAGTAATTTTAGACCATTCGGATATTGTGTGGGTTTCTCCATTAATTTCAACATACAGAGTATTCCTTCTGTTATTTGCTTGTTCTTCTGGCGTAGCCCATCTACAATTATCTGGTTCATAATTTCCATTTACGTCTATTCGGTCTAACGAAAGCCCTTTTTTGTATCCGCTTATGTTAACCCAATTTTCAAATTTTTCGATATCTTTCCACTCTTCGCAGACAACAATACCTCTCCCGCCATAAAACGGATAATTATGTGCTTCCTTTCTATAGCAACGTTCAATCATACTTTTATAGCTTCCGTACCAGCTTTTATTGTAAAATGCTTTACCTTCAATCAACCTCATAATCCTCGCGCTCCTCCGCATATTCATAACTGTCCATATCATCACATCTGCACTGACAAGAATCCTGCTTAGTACAGCAGATGCAGCACTCTCTTTCACCATCCGGACAATCTAATTTACATCTTCCTATTTAGTCCTCCTTATAATTTTCGATCGCAGATTTAAGTCCCTCATAGAAATTAATTCTTTTTCTTAGCGTGTTTAATTCATTATCGTATTTTTTAAAAAATACTTCTTTTGCTTTTTCATAATCAGGTGTATCCAGAACAACCACTTTGCTGTATTCATTAATGAAATTACCTATTGATTCTTTTCTTATAAACGAAACGTAGATTCCGTCAGGAAATTTAGCTACTGGTTTGTATGTCTTCGGTTTTTCTATTACTTCACATTCTTCAAGGCGAAGATTCCATTTGTTTGTTTTTCTGTCGCTGTCCAAAATGTAGAAATATAATTTCATTCTGTGTCCTCCTGTTTCTTAAAATCCATCTTTAAGTCATAAACAAACTGACAAAGTTTCTCTGCAATCTCATCTGCATTCTCTACATTTGCAAGATGTCTGACGTACTGTTTACCGCACACGACGCAAGTTAATTTTCTGATTGTTTCCCAAACCTGCCATGCGATAATGGTAGAATCAAAAGCATCCGTCATCAGAGAATCTCTTCCGTTTCTGTTGTCGTCTCTGAACCACTTTTCTCTCGGCGCTTTTAGTGTGGTTGCAACATCTTCTCTGGTAAGGCAGCCTTTGTATTTTTCGTCAATGCGCTTTTCCAACTCGTCCAGAAGTTCCTTCTTTTCCTGCTCTGTCATTCTTATCCCCCTCTATTTAATACTGTCCAGAAATTTCTTAGCCGCTTTATTTCCACATTCATGGCTCGCCTGAGCAACAATCCTATCAATAATACGTTCTTTATCCTGATAGATAATCTCTCTGACGCATTCCTTAACAACTGTATCGGTTCTTCTTCTATCTGCCGAATACTCAGATTTATAGTCTCTAGCAACTATATTGAGAATTTCGTTTTTTAATTCTTCGTCAGAAATCTCGACTGTTATTTTCATTTTTCATCCTCACTTTCCCCATGTAAGTAACTGACACGCTATTGTGCAGTCCTCCATGATTAATTTATCCAAATGCTACCTGTCCGTTATTCTCCGGGATTCTTTAATACAATCCCCAGCTCTTCTTTAATAGCGTTTACGTAATCAATCCATTCTGCCAGACCGTCATTGATATAATCAGCAGCCCGGTCAAGTCCATTTCTAAATCTCTGACAGCGTTTCTCGCCAAAACCGAAATCATCATGCAGAACAGCGATTGACAATATTACAAATGAATCCGCTATAACCTCTTTTATCTTTTCTGACGCTTTATCAAGGTCTTTTACTGCCAGAGAGGTATGTATCCCGGTCGCACCCCGGAACTTGCATTCCTGTTCAAGAGCTTCAATCCCGCCCTGTTTGACAATTCGTCTGGCAAGGTCAAGCCCGTCCTCCCTGCCTCGTTCATATTCACGCATTTTATTCATTGTGTTAGACCTCCACGCTTTTTTAGCTTTCTCATTCAGTAGCCCTCCTTATCTTCTGAGTCAGGATGTCAAACTGTAAGAATAATTCCCTGTCCTTACATTTCCTTGCTTTTATGTCACAGTCATAATCATTTATCTGATATTTCCCTTCTAACAGATCGCCATTATCCAGATATCTTTGAAATACGCCTTTAGAAATCCCGAACCGTTCCAAAATTTCTATTCTGCTCATACTGTCGACGAATGTACCGTCTGCTGCAACAATGTCATAAAGTTTCATTTTATCTCCTTGTTTATCTTTCTTATTCCGTACCCAACTGGAGTATATGCCCTGTCGGTACTGGGGTGGTTCGTCTTGAGCAAACCATCATCAACCAGATTATTGATATGCTTCCAGACCGTAGCTCTCCCGGCATCCACCCTTTCAGAAATCTCTGTAATCGACGGTGCATATCCAACCAGTTTAATATAACTGACGATATACATATAAATTTCTTTCCTAAGAGCCTGTCCCTGCTCGTATCTATTCTTTGTGTTGTACGGCATTTTGATTCTCCTTTTCCAATTCTTTTGCCTTATTAAACATCTTGGAAAGATAATTCGAATAAGCAACAAGCATGTGATCTACAAATCCATTTTTGTTATATTTTTCAGATACAACATGGATCTGTTCAACTACCTGCTGCCAGTATTCATCTTTTGCCTCAATTCCGGCAGTCTGGAGGACCAGTGCCGGAAAGTCAATCTGTAAAAACTTTATGGTGTTCGGTATCTGCTCATGCGTCACTCTCATACTTACGCACCTTCTTCTACCTCAAAACTCTGTTCAAGAAGTCGCTCGTTATCCTTGCTAAACGCCTTTATATAGCTCTGTTTTATCGGTCTGATAAAATGTATGCCGTTAGCTGATTTAGCCCGGGAAACAGCCACATAGAACTGTCCAGGATCCCAACAGCAAGGGTCAATGTTGATTTTTTCAAATGTCTGTCCCTGTGATTTATGAATGCTGATTGCCCAGGCAAGTTTTACCGGGAACTGAGAGAAAGAGCCTACTTTCTTACGGACAATCTTCTCTTTCACGATCTTCCGACCATCCTTTTCTTGTTCGGATTCCTCAATAACCTGTTTCTCAATGTCTTTATTGTATCTATATAAGCTAACTGTTTTGCCCTTATCAGTTTTGATAACCAGATAAGATTCTTCAAATTCTCCGTTTTCCACAATTTTCTGAATGATGCCAATCGTTCCATTAACGTAGTTTCCAGACAAATCATTGACTGTAATCATCACTTTTGCACCGATGTTAAGAATTAAGTCCTCTCTGGCAAATGCAATGTTCTTAATATCGGCAGATGTTAGCTCGCCGTCAACTGCTGCATGAAACACTTTTTCGGTCTTTTTATCCAACTTGCCAAGGAAAGTATTGTTAATTCTGTCAGCTTCTGCATTAGTGCCAACCAAGAACGGCGCTTCCGGTATAACTTTGTCTGATTCGTTGTTCTCCAGATATGCAATGGATTTTCTAATATTGTTGCCATATTTAATATCATTCAGCACATACTTAAATCCCTCATCATTCTGCCTGCATACCTCATCAAGTTTGATATATTCAAATCCCATTTCTTTCCAGTATTCAGACATGAAAGCATATCCATGTTCATACTTTCCACCCTTTCCATAATCAGATCCATACATCCGACAGAGAATTTTTCGATCGTCTGTCGTAATAACTGGCGGAAGCTGGTAGAAATCACCTATCACGATTAACTGAATGTCTTCTTTGTCCTCTCCGATCAGAAGTCTGTCAACTGCTCTATCTTCATTCTCCGTGATGATCGTCTTTGCAATCATATTGAACAAATCGAACCGGCACATGCTGATTTCATCAATGATAAGAACATCTGCTTCTTTCAGAAGTTCAGCTCTGGATTTCACCTTTTTCTTATAGTCCTCAAATTTAATTGAAATATTCAATGCTCGGTGTACGGTAGTTGCCCCATATCCGATATTATCCGCTGCAATTCCAGTAGTGGCGGATACCAGAATATTTTTACCAGCTTTTTCCGCCTCATCGATGAACGTTTGGATAACCGTTGTCTTGCCTGTTCCTGCGTCACCTGTCAGAAAAACATTACTGCCAGACAGCATTGTATCTAATGCATATCTTTGCTTTTTATTGAGATCGTCTTTTTTCATTTTGTAACCACTCCTTGTAATAATTATGTTAACTGAATATTTTTGCAATATTCAGTTAATTTTGTTATAATAAATCTAATTGCATATACTTTTTAATTTTGTAACCCGTGTGTAACCGGCTTTTTTAATCCACTGGTTACGTCACAAACCCTTATTTTATGTGGGCTTCAGAGGTGTGTAACCGTGTAACCAATGTAACCAAGGTTTTTATATAGGAGAATCACTAGAGTATATGTTTTTTATACACTCTCAAACTTTCTCCTATAGGATGTTTTTTTTCGTGTTACAACGGTTACATGGTTACAAATTACGAAAACGGAACATTTGTTTCGGCATCAGCTGGCAGAAAACCAGTTTCAATAACCTCATTTTCTTGCTCGTTTTCAAGACTTTTTATATCAACAATCTTTACCGCAATAAGCCTCATTACACTTCCACCGTCTCTTTTTAGTACCGTATCTCTTTTTCCTGTGTGCTTGATTAACTCTCGATTAATCGCCCAGGCCGAAAAGGCTTTTCTGGAGAATCCATTGTTCTTCAAAAGGTTTTCAAGAGGTTTCGGATAAAAATATACATATACATCTCCATATTCATCTGGCGTTTCCTTGAATCCCCACTGATCACAGCTAAATTGCACATCAAAGTGCTGTCCGTACACTGAGAGACTTTCAAGAATGAATTCATAGCATCTCTGACCTTCTGATACATCTTTCTTGCGTGTAGGTATGTCTACAACGTCCTCGACCGTCAGCTCACGTCCATCCTTAAATATGAAATCTGTAGCTAATTTGTCAGCCAGCAGAAGTGTAGATATTGCCATTACCTGCTTTGCTGGAAAGTCATATCCGTCAAAACCTTTCTCAATTTCGGCTTTCATTTCTTTCAGATCATCCGATGTGAACTGTTTGAGATTTCCAACGAACACTCTTCCAGCAAAGCCGTAGTTCTTCACGACAATGCCGTTAATCTCTGCTGGATTCTCGTAAATATCCTCACAACATTCAATTTCAATAATTCTGTTGATAGCTCCGCCGGAATCTGCAAATTCCGAAATAGGGTTCTCACCGTTGCAAATAGTCACATTACTCCATGTATTTTCCTTAGCTGCTCCGAGGTCCTTATTTGAACGTGCTTTTCCTTTGCCAGAACAGAGATTGTAAATCAATGTTTCGTAGTTATCCCGGATATACTGAGAAGCATTCTTCGAGTCGTCCAGAATCATCGGAAAGTTATTGAGCATATCTGCCCTTGTCTCCAATGATGTATCTGTTGAACGAAAATTCCCAACGTAGGCTCCCGGTGCCGGATTCCCCCAAACCGATGCCGCTATATTGATTGTTACCGTCTTTCCGCCTCCTGTCTGCCCATAGAAATCTACGATGAACGGTAGCGCATCAAGCGGCTGTATAAGAACACTCGCAAAAGATGCTGCCAGTGCTATTCGCGGTTCCAATCGTCCGCATGATCGTAGCTGCTTAGCCAGAGTCACCCACTTGAAGTAGTCTCCACTTTCCTGTATACTTTGGAATAGCGTTTTAAAGCGGTATTCACCGTCAAAAACGATTGAAAGGTCGTAAGGGACAAATGTATTACCATGCCACCCCAGTTTGCTTGTAGAGTGCTGTATGTCGATCATATCGGCATTGTACATTTCAACATCCGCCAGATACTTTACGAGAAGCCTTGCATTCTCTGAGTTGACCTGCACCCCGAACCTTGCAAGATTAGTTATTGCCCTGGAAGTCACAATGTCAATTTTTGGAACAGTTATTTCTGTCCAATATCCATCCCTTTTAAAAGCCACCGTGATCTGTTCCTCTCCTGTCTCGATGTTTTTTAGACGACGTATCGGCATGATCGGGTGGTGACATACAAGTTCTCTTGCCTTAGATGTTTCAGAGGAAAATATTCCGTTCTCTGTAGCTATCCAGCTACCACAAGCCATGTTAGGATATTCCTTATCAACAGAATCAGGATAAAAGTTTGTGATGTTTTCAACTAACTGCATAGAACGATTTACTTTTTCTTCTTTTTCCTTTTCCTGTTCTGCTTTCTGGAATTCCTTTATGAACTCTTCTGCTATATGCTTCGCTTTCACACTTTTTGCCCGGTCCATCAGCTTAAACTTGATTTCTGAGCGGTCAATTTTACTTTTTACTGAAAAAAGCTCTTCATACAACTGCTTTTCCATAAAGTCTTGTGCCTGTAAGTTTTCAATATTTTCAAGAATTTTTCTCACCTCCTGACTTAGCTGATAACATTTCGTATCTGCTTTTTTCTTTCTCAAGATTAAACTGGCACATATACCACTCTTCTGAATCAGGAGGGAACGTTTTTAGTGCTGTTTCGTACATAAGTATGTTCTTTTCTACCTGCTCAATCTCATTAGGATCCTGAACAGGGTTGTGTTTTTTTGATTTAATATCTCGCATTTCATGTCTGATCTGGTTGCGGCTTTTACCTTTTTTTGATATATAAGTGCCACCCAGCTCAATAAACGCCGTACTAAAAGGGACGGATTCGTATTGCATCACAAAATCAAACACATCACCGCCAGTTCCACAGCCGAAACAGTAAAAGGAATCATCGTAGATTTTGCAGGACGCTGACTTTTCCTTGTGAAAAGGGCAACATATAAATCCTGCTCTATTCGGCCTTAGCCCGTACCTGGAGAGAATTTCTGGCATTTTTACTGACTGTTTGATTTCTCCCTTAGTCATGACAGCAGCTCCACGATCCGCCACCCGGTTTCTTCTTTCGTGCAGAATTCAAATCGGACTCCGTATCTATCTCTGATTGTGCAGAGAGATTTATACAACTGGCAGCCATCAACAGCCTTGTCAGAGATTACAGTCTTTACTTTTTTGCCGTTTATCGTCCTCCAGATAACTTTGTGTTTCCTTGGGTTCTCCCAAAAATACACATCGCCAACTGATTTAATATCTGGTCCATGTTCACATAGGATAATCAGCTGAATACCGGCTTCACGTGCCCTGATAAGTTCTGCCTTGAATCTTTCGTGTTGCTGGCAGACATTTCCACAAAGCTCTTGTAAATCCTTCTTACGGTCAATACAGAGCTTTGCGTTGTCAAGCGACTGATAATCTCCACAATATAACTTTGATCTGAAATACTGTACTCCAATGTCATCAAACTGTTTTTGAATCCGTTCCCATTCCTTTTTGTGTTCTCTTGTGTCCGCTTGTATAACCATTAAAAACACATCCTTTTAATTGAACGGAAGGACATCATCTGCCACGCTGTCTGGAATACTCATGAAGTCCGTACCTGACGGATTTGCTCCCATGATAGCTTCTTCTTTCAGATGATCGTCATAGGCTTTTGTGGTACGCTCTTCTGGGATATCTGCATCCTTAATTCCCTCAATACTTCGGAACCATGCAAGCTTGTGACGTTTTACTTCTTTGTTATCGTACCAGTCTTTTTCAAGACGGAAGATTCCACCGATCAGCTTTCCTTTAAACTGCTGCCCGAAGTTATCGCCCCACTTAACGGCAAATCCCGGATTTGATTTTTCTACGCATGTGATAAATGTTTTAAGGTTACGGACACCATAATCTACACCCTCATCAATAACCATGTAATTAGTACCTGCATTCGGATATTTCTTGTCTGGACGGATATCGTTCTCAAACTGTTTCATGAAATAGCCGGCCTGTTCGTCTCCTTCTGCGAAATCAAACAAGATAACGAGCATATCGAGTCCACCCTGTGTTTTTTTCTCTGATATCTGCTTAATTACCATCTTATGACCACCAAGCTTAATTGGTTCAAATTCTCCTGCTGCCTGTGTAGTATCGTAATTATTTGGTTTCTGCATTGTCTGTTCCTCCTAATTCATAATAATCTCTGATAACCTTGTCAACTTCTGCAAGGTCGTTATCAATAGTTAAACTGTCAAACATCCCGATCGGGGACTTACTTACCGCTCCCTGACTGGACTGAGTGACAAATAAGTGCTTTCCACTCTCTTCGATGCATCGAAGAACGATGGTAAACATGCCCTCGATGCAAACTTTTTCGTCCAGAAGCTTACCAATTGTCTTAGGCTTTACTTCCCCGGAGTCATCTTTTTCCTCATGCATCATAAGGTAAACAATTTTATTCTGCGGTACTTTTGTTACAATGAACTGGATAAGATTCCAGAAATAGTCTCCAATATCATTGTACAGAGCGAACACTGCATTGCCTTTTCCGGCAGAAGCGTGTCCCTTCATGAAATGATTCGTAATAAGATATCCTGCATCATCAATTACGATAGACTCTGCTTTTGATGCGATCAGGCACTTCATTACCTGCTGGTAATCATCTGTAAACCATCCGTCAATCTTTCCTTTAAACGGAAGCGGTTTATTCAATACTCTAATAAGATTCCAGTGTTCATTCTGGCAGTTCCTAAGACTGGTACTCTTGCCAGAACCAGATTTTCCAATAATTAATACGGGTGTTGCCATTGCTATTCCTCCTTGTCATAAATCACATGCTTGCTGCCCTCAACGATCAGCAAGCTCGCAATATCCTTCATAGATAAAGTCGATTCATTATAGATTTCGACCAGTGCGTTGTATGCTTCTGGTGATACTTTCACAACAGGGTTGTCCTTATCGGTTGCCGGCTGCTTCTTTCTTGCCGGAATGCGGATTTCAAATTCACTCATTCGTTATCTTCCCCCTCACTTATGTCATCCAAATATTTTTTAATTTTGGATACATTCCATAAAACACGGTTTCCAATACGAATTTTAGCTTTCGCCGCTATTCCTACTTCCGTAGCAGTTTGTCTGCCTACGTGCATTAATTGCATAAGCCCTGCTGTATCCACTGTCAAATCATGAATTGATATATTACCGCTTTCACTTGTCTTCCTCACCGATATTTTCCTCCTTATACGATTTCTGAGCCGTTAAAAGCCCATTTAGAGCCTGTACGTAACTCGCCAATGTTCTTGCCTTGTACGATTCTTCAATGGGGTTATCCGGGACTGTGGCAAGCTGTATATCAATCAATCTCAGAACCTCATTAATTCTCTCATCCATGTTCACACCGCCTTGAAAAAGCAGTACAGGTTATCCGAAGCGTCCCCGGACTTCTCTCCATCAATATCTTCAGCTTTGTGGTACTCCACATGGTCCAGAGACATGTCACAGTTCTCATAGTCCAGAATGTAATCACCTCTGGACTGAAGCTCTCTGAGCAGTTCGTTGATACATCCTGCTATCTCCAGGCTGGGAAGAAGTTTCATAATCGCTATTTGCTTACTCATTTGGACACTTCCCATCTATCAGAAGTTCCAACAAGAAAGCTTTAATTATTCTGAGGCTTTCACGACTTTCCTTCTCATAAAATGGGTTAAAAGATACGTTTTGGTACAAATCCCATTCAAATTTGTCTTTGAGAAGGAGAACATCTTCTTCCCTTTTAACCCCTCTTACTCCCAAACCGTAGCCCGAAAAATCAAAGGTGATATTTGCTGTCGGAACTTCGTTCACAACTCTTTTACAAAGTTCATAAATTTCATCAATCTCTTTCTCAAACATCTTCTTATCCTCCTTATTTCCTACTGCCAGTCTGTTTTCATCTGGCGCACCGCCCATGCTGCCGAGATACCGAAAAAGATGTTCAGCCAAATAGGTATATCTACATATTTCCCGGCAAGCATACAAACAGCAATTAGCATATACTCTTTCATTTTATTTCATTTCTCCTGCAATCCGCGCAAGGTTGCTCACTACCAGTGCGGCGGCTGTTACAATCCATGCGGTAAACCACTTTCTTGACTTTTTCTTACTTTCTTCGACAATTTCAGTCGCAAGTGCTACTTCGATGTCAGCCCATGTTGGCTGGCTTTCGCTTTTAATTTCACTCATATCGTGCTAATTTCTCCTTATTTTTTCTTATTTGTCTTTACAATTAGCAGATAGAGGCTTATAATTAACCTGTATCTACTAAGCGCGATTTAGTAGATGCAAGCTCCGGGGTGGAGGTTCCAGCTCCCTCCGGAGCACCTACTTATTAAGAGCAGCTTTGCCTTTCCAGACATGACCAGTTACTTCATAAACTTTCCTAGGGCTTATGATGTATGTAATTCGTCCACCGGAAAGGCTTTTTGCTGGCTTGTTATTCTGCACAGCCACTCCAATTGGCAACCATCCGTACACAATCCCTGCCCGGATTGCTGTTACAGGAAGTCCGATCAATTGGCTCGCGTCGGCTACGGTCAGAATTTCTGACGAGAATTCCGGCATCTGTGGAATGCCTGATATGATTCTCGCAACCTCTGCAGCGAACTGATGGACTTCTGCATTTTCTTTGATGTAAGTATCAACCTCGCTCATTTCATACTCCTTTCTTATTTTTTTAGAAAAATCTTTCGTCTTCCCATCAACCTATTGTATTTCCTTTCCCCTCTACCTATAATGCATTTACAGGCACCGACATGCTGAGTATAACGAAAGGGGAATTATATGGTTGAAACAATTACACGACTGTATCATTGCCACAAGATTCACAAACACGTGACTGTTTATGAAGAGTATGAGGTTTCTGATAGCGGTCGCCACCTACTGCGGTGCTCATGTCCATATCATCAATACACGGAAATGAAGCCGCGCTGTGATGGGTATAATGACCATGGTTTTCAATGTGGTTATGCAAAAAATCAATAACCAGGCTCACTAACTCATCTGGTCGCTCACTTGGCGATAGGTAACAGTAAAGCCGAAGGTCACATTTGCAACAGTCTCCACCAGATTCTTTGCAGTGCTGACTGACGGCTTTATTAAATTGTAATGCGTCCATTTATGCTCCTTTCTAATTCAATTTAATTGAAGTTATTTGGCACAAAAATAAAGTCCATAGGAATTCCAGAAAGCTCACTCATTTTTCTGAGCTGTGATAATGTCGGCTCTGTTTTTCCTTTTTCCCAATTAACTACAGTTGCATTGGAAATACCGAATATTTCAGCCCATTCTTTCTGATTGCATCCTGCGTTTACTCGAACAGCTTCTAATGAAATTTTTGGCATTTGCTCATCTCCTTTCTTAACTTCTGAGCTTATTATAATTCAACTGTATTGAATTGTCAACACCAAAATTCAAAATAATTGAATTAACTATTGAATTTTTTATAAATATGATGTACAATACAAAATGTAAGGAGGAAAAGAATCATGACGACCATGACAACTGAAGAGCAGAAAAAGATCTTCTCGAATAATCTTAATAAGTACATTTCAAGAAGTGGGAAACAGCAAAAGGAAATCGCTGAAGCCATTGGAACAAACGCATCTACATTTAATATGTGGTGCAAAGGCAATTCGATGCCGGGAACCGGAAAGATTAGAGCCTTAGCCGATTATTTCCGAATAAGAATGTCAGATTTGACAGATTTAAAAGAGAATCAAGACCCTGATATTGAATTTGGAGATGTAGTTACAAAAATCGAGCAGTCAGACCCTCGTTTCAAAAGAATAATTCTTGAATACGATAACCTGCCGCCCGATAAAAAAGATTTGTTATGTGATTTTTTTGAGAAGTTTATTTTCTAAAACACAAGGGTAGGAATCATTTTCCTGCCCTTTCTTCCTTATAAGCCCTTTTTACACACCCGTAAATAAATTTTATCATTGATTCACTATGTATTTTCTGTATCATCTCAATAATCTCTTTCTTATAATCCATAATAACCCTCCCTGTCATAACTACCACCTACACTACAGTATATGTTCGGCTGTGGGAAATAGAACCGAACATTAGTTCGTTTTTGCTATTATACCATCTATTCCGACTCTTGGCAACTGCCAATGATATACATGAACTCTCACTATTTTATAGAAAAAAACATTTCTTTTTCATCTAAATCACTCTATTTCGTTCTAAATCTTTACAATATGCTCTTAAAATGATAAAATAAAAATACCACATATAACCGTACTTTACATAATGTTGCAAAATCAGCGGTACAAAATACATAATCCGCATAAAAAGTGCGAAGCGTGGCGAATAAAGCTATTAGGAGGAGCAATTCTATGAGCAAGAAAAAAGGTGGAAAACTTAAATGGGTAGTTTTAGCGGTTGTCGCCGTTGGTGTTATCGGTGCCGTTGGCGGAAATTCGGATTCAGGTACTACATCCACTTCCAGCACATCTGCAAAGACGGAATCTACAAAAGAAGTTGATACACCTACACCAATTGAATATACAGCCGTATCAGTCAATGATATGATGTCTGATCTTGACAGTAATGCAATGGGTGCATCTGATAAATACAAAGGCAAACATCTTGAGATCACCGGAAAGCTCAGTAACATTGATGCAGCCGGAAAATATATTGACCTTATGGCTGATGGAGATTTTGAGATTATTGGAGTCCAGTGTTACATCAAGAGCGACGATCAAAAATCTAAAATAGCATCTATGTCAAAGGGCGACACCGTTACTTTAAAAGGAAAATGCACAGACGTTGGAGAAGTTCTTGGATATTCTCTTGATATTGAAGAAATAGAATAAAATAAAAACCGCCCCGGCATTGGCGTACCGGGACGGCGTTTATACATCTCCGAAGAAATGTAATATTCTGGCAAACATATTGTATCATCTTCGGAGCAGTCGAACAACCCAGAAAATTTGTTCGGCTGTTATTTTTATACCTAAAGCAGCTACATAAAGAAAAGAGGAATAAAAATGGCGAAGAAAAGAAAGAAATATCCAAAGTTGCCAAATAACTTCGGCTCTATCCGGTACCTTGGCAAGAACCGGAGAAACTGTTTCGCAGTGCATCCACCAGCTACACCGGACGATACTGGCAAGCTAAAACGTCCGCCGGCAATCTGCTACGTAGATGACTGGATAAAAGGTTTCACTGTCCTGACAGCATACAAAGCCGGCACGTATCAACCCGGCATGGAACGGACTCTTGAGGTGTCTCCTACGACCGATATAGATACCCTTATAAGTCGCTTAATTGCCGACTACAATACAATCAAGGGTGTCGAAGGAAAACACCCAGAAATCAAGAAATTGACGTTCTCAGATGTATACGAGCAGTTTTATGCGTGGAAGTTCCCAGAGGGGACAAAACTGTCATACAGTTCAAAAGAAGCATACCGGACAGCTTATACAAACTGTACTGTTCTGCACAATCGCATATTCGAAGATTTAAAGGCTCCTGATATGCAAAAGGTTATTGATGATTGTAAGCTGAAAAAGCAAAGCCAGATGGCTATCCTGACTCTGTTTAAGCAGATGTACAAATATGCAGTTTACTCAGAAATTGTAACGGAAAATAAGGCATTATATGTCCATGTCAACGCTGATAACGACACCGAACATGGAACGCCATTTTCTGATCAGGAACTACAAACTTTATGGGATAATGCCAACGATCCAGAAGTGCAGCTCATTCTTATTATGTGCTATTCTGGTTGGAGAATTGGTGAAGTGTTAAAACTTACGACCAACCTGGAAGAGAAATACTTCCAAGGTGGAATCAAAACAAAAGCCGGTAAAAACAGAATCGTTCCGATACATCCTGCCATATACCATTTTGCTGAACAGAAAGTGCTGGCACAAGATGGAAAACTATGTGTATATACTCAGCAACACCATAGAAAAGCGTTGTTCTATCCTACACTGGAACGTTTGGGAATAGTCGGTAATCCGAAACACACGCCGCATGACTGCCGGCACACCTTTTCTGCACTGTGCGAAAAATACGGTGTCCGGGAAAATGACCGAAAACGAATGCTCGGTCATTCATTTGGTGGCGACGTCACAAACGCCGTATACGGACACAGGACGTTAGAAGAGCTCCGCACAGAAATAGAAAAGATAAAAGTTCCATTTGTGACTAACTGTGACTAACGGAACCCATTTTAATCTTTCTAAAACAACCGAAATATCATTATCGAAATGCCGGAAACCCTATTAAAATCAACGTTTTCAGCGATTTTGCAAGGATTTCCCACATTTCATTTTCATTATTCTAATTTTATTGATTGTGACTAACAAATGGAATTTAGAAGAATGCGCAAATGCCTGTAAATACAGTGTTTTTGCCACTATTATATTAGGAAACAATATTTTTATTTGTGACTAACGTGTGACTAACGATAACAGTCTAAAATTTCCGGAATGATACTAAATATGTTTATAAATAAAGTTCCCGGGGAATTAACCCCGGGATGTTTTTATATGGCAATCAAATCTTTCCATGTGGCGGGTCCACAGATTCCATCCACTTCCAGAACTTCTTTTCTGAATTCCTGATAAGCTTTCAGAGCGTAAATCGTGTTTGCATCTGCTGTCCATGTAAGTTTCAGGGCTTTGCCGTTTTTGCCTTTAAAGCCTCTGGCTCTTAATATTTCCTGTAAGAGAAGCACGGATGTATTTTTGTCTCCTGCTTTTACAGTTTTTGGTTCAAACATATATTCCTCTCCTGTCTGTGCAGTATTAGATGATGTATTCTCAGGTTTTACGGGTGCGGATGCATCGGATACAATACTATAATCAGGTGTACAGAACTTAGTTCCGGGCATCTGACTGTTAAGATAACTCTTTGCGCAGACACCGCCACCATTTGCAATAATTCCAGATGCACCAGAAGTATTCCCCTCGATGGTATAGAACCTGTCTCCGATTACGGCCGTTACGATGCCAGTATGGGTGAAAGTTCCATTATGATAAAAAATTACAATATCACCGATCTTTGGATTAGCGTTCCTTGTAAACAGATTGCCGAGTGTTGGGCAGTAAACATAAGGCCAGTGCTTCAGCAGTTTCTTTGCCTTCTCTTGTCCGAATGCTTCCATAAAACACCAACTCACGAATGCTGCGCACCAAGGCTGCCCTTGATATGATGGCTTAATGTCTCGCCAGTACTTCGTATAGTTGTTCGAACCGGCGTTTGCAGTCTTACTGTCGAGCTGACTATTATTCTTCTTTTCAAGGTATCCAATCTCATTTTTTGCAATGAGAATCACTTTTTCAATAGCTTTATCCATTGCAGAAACCTCCTCTTTGTAATCCTTATAGAATGCATCCATGTCAACGTTACCACTAATGCCGGATACTTTTCCTCTACTGGAATACTGCCAGCCTACACCAACAGATGGACGCAATCTTTCCTGTACAGAGCCATTATCACTAGCCGGATAACGAGCAATCCAGCAATCGTACTTTTTCAGGGTGTCTGACAGAACGTTATTATACCAATCAAGATTGCAGTAGATACCGACCTTATAACCGGCTTTTTTGATTCTGGTCAGAAATGCTACTGCAATATTCTCAATCGCCTGTTTTCCAAGGTTTCTCTGCTGACTCCATTCAAGGTCGTAGAAGATTGGAAAGTCCATTCCGCGTCCGCCAAGAACAGAAATTACGCTCTCAGCTTCATCAATTGCCTGTGCCGGTGTCAGAGCGTAACTGTATTTATATCCGCCGACAAGGATTCCATTTGACTTGCATCCTTTGTAGTTATGCTCAAAAGAGGAATCGGTTCCAGATTTTTGATGGATTCTCAATATTGCAAACTTAATTTCAGAATTCGATACTTTCGCCCAGTCTGGCTTACTCTGATAAGATGATACGTCAATTCCTTTAATTTCCATATTTTCTCCCTTGCACGTATTTTATTTCACTATTCCTGGTTTTGATTCTGTTACTGTCCCGTCCTCATTCAATACATAGCCATCCTTTTGAAGTCTTTCAATTACCTTCTTATCCCACAGCTCAGGAACATCTGTCCATTTTTTCAGCCCATTGATTACTCGTTCTTCGAAAAATTTAACCATTATTCTTACCTCCGATTGTTGCAACTAATGTAGCAAGTTCGTCAAGCGCTGAATCATGCGTTGATACAAGTTCAGCCAGACCGTCAATACCATCACCATTAATCAGAATTTTACGATTAGATTCCGCATTAAGCATCCGCATCACAACATCTAACTTCTCAGACATCTCATTCAGCCTGTTTGAAACTCGATTAATGGCTTTGTAGATATTTGTAATTTCCTTTTTATCCATATGCACCTCCTGCTCTTAGCTATTCAGCTATAAATAATTCATTAATTTACTTTCCTGATTGTCTGATACTGCTTACGAGCGTTCAATTTCTCTTGACTTGATGGGATTTGCTGGGATTTTAGATACATAAACAAGGAACAATGCCACGAGTGTAGCTAGCGCTACTGTAGTATGAATTCCCGCTTAGGCTCACATGGCAGAAGCTGTTTCCGCTGTTGGAGTAAGGCGAACGTTCCCAGTAGTAGCCAGACACGTGACTACTGCTGGAACGCGGTTTCTTATATATATTAGCAGTCGCATTCTTAAAATACTGATACTGCTTTCCTTCACCTGCGTAAGAATACGTTGTGCTACCAAAAATCTCAATTTCAGACAGTAAAAACGCATAGTCATTTGAGGTTTTAATCGTACTACTTTTACTTCCCACAGATGTCAACTTCTTGACCTGCTTCATCATGTTCTGAATATAAGTAGGCAAGCATTTCTTGTACACATTGTTACACCATGTACGTCTTGCGCAGCCTTCCCAACCATCACTGTTTGTGCTTGAACTGTTTATATAACCACATTCATGTGATGCATCATAGGAGCTATTATATTCTGTCGTAGTGTCTAAATACAACATACGTTCTGTCTGAATTGTAATAGCGGCTTTAGTCTTGCCATTGATAGCAGTCACTAAGTCATCATGTTCGATTCCGATAATTACATAGGCATAATCATTCGCTCTGTGTGACTCACTTACGCCAGTTGCATCCATGGCATTGTGATGGATGGTTCTCTTGTCGCCGACCGCCCAATAGTCGCTAATGTTGATTTTGCCTGCGTAGTGCGCTTCAATCATCTTTTCAATCTCTGCGTCTGTTCCGTCGGCAAATGCGACAATCTTCAAATCCTCTTTTGGTTCGCCGAGAAGTCTGTTTCCTGCATCGTAGTTGTATACACCATCTGTAGAATATGGAAACAGTGTAAAGTAATATTGTTTGCCGTTTGTCAGCCCTGTGACTGTATAGCCTGTGGTTTTGTATTTATCTCGAATTGCATTATCAACCACAAGCGTTCCGTCATCTGGATTTGCAGGATAGCCCGTTTCTTTCATTACAAGTTTTGTGCCAGCCCATGTAGAGAATGTTGAACCACTAATTACCGTGTTTTCAGGGTCTTGCCATTTAATTGTGACAGATGCATTTAAGTTCTCAATCGTTGGGTTGTTTACGGGCTTGGGAGTAACGGTTGTGCCACCGCCTTTTGCGTGGAGTGTTCCGTCTTCATCTATGAATGTTGTCTTGCCGTCAGGCTTAACCTTACCGAGAATTTTAATTGTAGCAATTGGGACAGTCGCATCACTCCCCTTGTCCCCTTTTGGCCCTTTGATGTTTACTGTTTCGGGATTGGCGATTCCATCTGTGTTGCTCCAGCTTATGTTTCCATCAGTGTCTACACTTGGAATGAATGTGATTCCTCGCGCACCAGTATCTCCTTGCTCACCTTTTGGACCAACTGGACCTTGTTCACCTTGCGGCCCAGTATCGCCTTTTAGGCCCTGTACTCCCTGCTCTCCTTTTTCTCCGGGGTCTCCTTTTACACCCTGTGGCCCTGGGTCACCCTTTGGACCTTGCGGACCAACTGGCCCCTGCGGCCCCTGAATCTTGCCAGCATTGTTCCAATTCGCGCCGTCGAAAATCCACATTTCTCCGTCTATTAAATATGCATCGTTCTTCTCTGCACTCAGGGGGAGGTCTGCCTCAGATTCTTTTGTGCCAAGGATATTAGGAGACGTTCCGTCGTTTCCTTGTTCGCCCTTTTCTCCTCGCGGGCCTTGCGGACCAACTGGTCCCTGCGGACCAACGTCTCCTTTTTCACCTTTTGGGCCTTGCACTCCTTGAGGCCCCATAATATTTCCAACATTTTCACTATCACCATCTGAAAATGTTATTGTCAAATTTCCATCTGTGTCAATACTGACTGCTGTGATAGAGATGCCCCTTAGTGATTCTTTCTGCTCAGGTGTCAGTGATTCAAATGTCACGGTACCATCTGCGCCTTTATCTCCTTTTTCGCCTTTGGGACCCTGTGGACCAACGAATTCTCCGGCATTAACCATCTCTGAAATGTCCTCAATGGAACACAACCGCCTTACATCATTAGCCGCAAATGCAATGTATAAGGCTTTACCAGATGGAACGGACGGGTCATTGCCAAGAATCGCAACGGGCTCTCCGGGACGAATTTTCGACGTATCAAAATCGGAGTACATACCACGCCGGAATTGTATTGTGTATGTATTGGCCATATTAGACTTACCTCCTTATAAAAGGAAATTATTCCTTATGTAATTCTTTACAGAATCAAGATTTTTCTGCACGCTGTCATCCATCACGAGAAAATTGCCTTTATTGTTCTGACTGATGATACTTCCTGTGCTTTCGTCTACTTCTGAATAGGTGTAAGCAATGCGACTTCCTTCTCCAGTGCTGAGATTCATAAAACTTGTAAGAATTTTTTTCATGATATTTCCTCCATTTCGTCAATAATTTTTTTTCCTGTTATTAAGAAGCTCTTTTTCGTAATCGGGTTCTGATATTTCAAGGCTTTTACTGTAGTCTGGCTCTGGCATGTCTGTGTCTATTGCCCTATCGTAAGCTGTTTCACTTGCATCAGCAAAACGCATGTGTTCATAGTCAGCTTGACGCGCTTTGACTTCAAATGCAAATTTAAGCCCCGGAGTACCTTTTACAGTGAAATATGTCTGTTCTTTTTGGTCTATCCAACAATCTCCATCTCCTTCCTTTTGCAAGAACACATAATATTCAATCCTTACATTAGTAGATTCTTGGAATATGTCATCTATGTCTATCAGACATGTGCCGTCTTCTGATATGGATGCTTCTCCGATGTCTCCAAACATGGGGGATGCCATTTCGTAGCAATAAAACGCCTGTGTACCATAGTTTTTTGTTGGAAAAATCCTCTTCTTTGTCCCTCGGACACTTAAATCCGCAAGGTCTGTCCCCGTACCTGCACTGTAGAAATGTCCACTGGCTTCTACATGTGTACCTGCTTCAACTTTTTTTGATGTCGAAACGCTGCCCGCCGAAACACTAGTATCAATCGAGGCTGAGCTTGCGTGTACGGTTCCTGCATAAAGATTGATTCCTCTAATTCGTGTTCCATACAACGTGCCGTACCCCGGTACATATACTCCTGTATTCGTCTCTGAATAGATCTCTCCAGTTGAAGCATCTAGCGTTACTTCTCCATACGTGCCACTTGCTGAAAGCTTTTTAAGTCCAACTTTCCATCCTGCTAATTCACCCGTGTTAATATAATCGGCATTCATATACACATTACCATTTGATAAATACAGACCTTTATTATTGCTGTTATCGCTTAACACATCAATAATCTCTTGTTTAGACATTTTCCCTATGTCGAGATCACTAAGTGCATTGTCTGTATAGCGATTCGCATTCGATAACGCTGCCGAAGCTTTATCTTCCGCAACACTATATATTGTATCACCGTTTGTTAACACAAATGTATTAGGCCTGAGCGTAACATTTCCGTAGTTATCAATCGCAAATGTTGATGTTCCAGAACTGTTTGTAACATTGATGTTCTTCAGATTAATCAAATCAGCTGAAATCTGGCCAGACTTAATATAGGAAGCATTTATGTACAGATGCCCGTTCTGCATATAAATTCCCTCTTGCTTACCGTTATCCGTTAAAGCGTTAAAAACTCTTTCAAAATTGACAATTTTTTTAGCATCCAGTTCCTGCCAAGCGCCATCAGTCCCAGAAAACATATATACCTGGCTTGTAGAGAAGTTTATGAAAATCGAGCCGTCATGCTTTTTATATTCTTCACTTTTCCACTCAGATGCCGGATAGTTCTGCAACGTTGGTACATACGTGCCATAATAGTTCGGGATAGTCACATTATTTTGAACTGCCCCATCCACAACGTCCTTGGCGATCTGCTCAATAGTTCTGCTTTTTAGCGTAAAGTTTTCAACCTCTAATGTGACAGCGCCTGTATCAGCGTCTATTCTTAATGTAACATTCCCGTTATTATCTTTCGCTGTGAAACCTCTTGTGTTAATCCATTCTGATTGGATTCCAATAGCATACAGGATGTTCAGAACAGCATCCCCATTACTGTCAAAGCCTGCTTTCCAAGTCTGACCTCCATCTACTGACAAAAAGAATCCATCGACACCTGTCTTATAAATTACTTTAGAATCAGCAAGTGTAGGCTTGTCGTGACGATATGATACCGTCGAGCCGTCTGCCTGAACTTCTTCTGTATAGTAGAATCCAAGGGTGTTGGCTGCAAGTTCATTCATCTGTTTGAGCTTTATGTCATAGGCAGATAACTTTTTCTCTGTGTCTTTTTTCGCTTGCTCTACTGCCGTCTGTTGCCCGCCAATGAATTCACTTGCATCTTCTTCAGCACTCTTTGCACTACAGCTCCATGATGTTGAGCCACCGAACACAAATTCTACATTAGTTGCAAATGATCTAAAGACACGATTCTTTGTATCAATAAATTCGACTGGGTCGCCGAAAGTGGCGTATCCGTTTGCGATTCCGTCGCATGAGAAAGGACGCATTCGCAAACCGATTAATTGATTTCCAATAGCTTCGACTCCTGCCTGTACATTTCCTGACAATAGCTGATTATCAATAGTAATTACATAGCCGTCCTGACCCGACATATATTCGGCCTCATCTTCTACGTATTTGACGCCTGTTACAATAACATCGTCTACGTCATATTGTAGATTCTGAATTGAAAATAACGCGTGATAGTCGTTATTGCTTAACGTACCACCATCAATCACGGTCCCTGTTGTCCATGGATTAAGCGTACCGCCATCCAGATCATCACCATTTGTCCAGTTCTTTACTGTTCCACCATCGTAAATAGTCGTATTGGTAAATGTCTTATCAAACGTAATAATCCTGAGTAAGTCATTTTCGTCGATTCTTGCATTTCCACCGGCTATCCCGGCACACATTCCGATTATTGTACGGTATGTCGCATTAGATGGCACTTTCTGAATCTGAAAATCCGCATTTGGAAACACTGCATCTCCAAGAGTGATTCCACATTGCTGACAGCATTCCGAGAGCAGTTCTTTGACCGTACAAGGAAAAGACAGATTAGAATCATATGCCTTATCAGCGTTATGCATTTTATCTAAGAGAGAAAGACTTATTTCGCTTGCTGTTGCGGGCTTTTTCGATACAATGTAAGTACCTCTCTTTATGGTTTCTATCCTGTCGGATAACTGCACATTGAGAAAGATAACAAACCTTGCAGCGTTAAAATTATATCCGTCAAAACGCCCATCATCGTTTACTAATGATAAGCTTGCCGTTTTTGCGATTGCCACACCCACCGGAAAGTCCCCGGAGTCTGCTGAATCTACGAGATTATTTCCAGACAGATAAAAGTCTTTTTTGCCTAGCTTAAGAGTTGTGCCATTTGACAATGTAACATTTGCTGTCACGTAATAATTTCTGTTTGTAAGTGATTCTTTCTTTAACTGAGTAGATACATTTATCAAATCGGCTCAATCCTCCTTACATTGATAGACAAATCTGTCCACTTTTCTTCCCCATCTTTCAGAGTTTGCGCAGCCATGTTGAAATTTGATGCGTAGAATGTTCTGTCTATCCATCTTCCCGGAACAGTTGGGTCTTTATGGTGGAATGTGAATTGACTTTTGTTAAGTACAGTATTTAGTATGGTTGCTATTTCAGCCCATGTAAGCTCGCCCCATTGCATGTCATACCCGCCAATTGTTCCCATTGGTGTATTGTGCATAATCAAATCCTGACTTCTTTTAGAGTCTTCCGTAGAAGTGGTTGCGAACACCGGTTTGTAACTATCCGGTGCTCTTATAACAACGTTGTCTATTTTAAATTGTTCCTGCGGCATATTCTTCTCCTTACGCTAACTCAAATGGGTTCTTCCCATTCCGGTTTCTTCTCATTTCAGCTTCACTGATAATAATATCTAACAGTTTTCTGCCAGATGCATTAACTGTAACATTGTAGGTATTTCCGTCTCCCTGTCCCTTTCCTGATTCTTCCCGGACGATCTGACGTAACAGACTTTCCGGCGCTTCCAGGTTATTGCCTTTCTTCTGGTCGCCTAATACCGCAAGGAATTCTGACCTTGGTGGAATAACTGCACCACTGGCCAGATATGGGATAGTTCCGATACGTGGAAATGTTGCATGAAATCCAATAGTCTTTGAACCAAACGGTGTTGGAACAGTCCAGGGTCCAAAGGAAAATGCAGATTCAATTCCACCAATTGCATTATTAATCATTCCAACTGCATTATTAACAATGCTGATTGCTTGATTGATCGGAGCTTTAATAAAATCCACAATGCCTTCAAACGCAGATCTGACTGCATCTCTGGCGGCATTAAACTTATTAGTGATAGCATTTTTTATCGCTTCTACTTTATTAGATACGAACGTAGCTACGTTTTCCCATGTTTTTGATGTCTTGTTCTTTACGCTGTCCCATACGCCTACAACTTTAGTTTTAATTGCATTAAATACTGTGCTGGCTGTGGATTTAAGAGAGTTCCAAAGACCAGAAAGGGTCTTTTTAATTGCGTTCCAGATTGTTGAAGTCAATGCTTTAATCGCATTCCAAGCAGTGCTGATGATGCTCTTTATTATACTCAACGCGCCTTTTGTTACGGTTTTAATTATCTCCCACGCACCTGACACAACATCTTTGATAAAACTCCATGCTCCATCCGCAATCTCTTTTATTCCCTGCCAAGCCAGTTCCCAGTCTCCCGTGAAAACGCCGACAAGAAAATCAATGATTCCACTCAGCGTGTCTGCTACATCACCAATTATTTTAATTAATGATTTTATGACTTTTATCGCTACGGTGCCTACAACATCAATTATCTTTGCAACAACCGGAAGCAAATTCGCGATTATCCAGTTAATTAAAGGAACTAACACCGACTCCCACAGAAGTTTCAGAGAATCAATGAGTTTTCCGAGAAATGTTTCTATCTTTAAAATTGCGTCCCCTAATGGTCCCTCTAATAGCCCTTTGATTTGTTCTGCCAGTCCTTGTAACACCGGAAGAATGTATGTGTTATATCCGGTTATCAGAGTTTCAAATATGCTTGATAATCCATCTGCTATAGAATCAAAGAACGGTTTTACATGTTCATCGTATAACCTCGATATTGCATCACTAAGGTTTTGAACAGCTGTTAAGACGCCGCTTGTTACGGTTTCTATTACTCCGAGACTACCCTCGATTGCTGACTTTAAAATGTCCTTGTTGTCGATAAAAGGCTGCGCAATCATGTTAAGGATATCTCTGCCAAGTTTTGCAGCCGTTTCTGTAAGAACCATTCCGATTTCAGCAAAGATTCCGATTAAATCCGCAGTAATCTGCTGTGCGGTTTCTCCACCAAAAACTGAGAAAACATCCGCAAAGGCGACTGCAAGATTCCCTGCGATTTGCGAAATTTCAGAGCCGATATTGAACATATCTATCAGATAGTTCTTTATTCTTTGCGTGTTCTGCTTTAAAAACTTTTCAATTCCGCCTATAATGTTTTGTGCAATTGTCAATCCAATTCTGGCAAATGAACCGGCAACTTGTCCAATTGCATATGCAAATGAATCAAGAAAATTATTTGCTGCTTTAGTAACTTCTGAATCAGTAAAGATATCCTTTAAAGATTTCCATATGGAATCGAGATCCTTTTTTATTCCGTCAAGAATTGGTTCGTAATCTCCTAATCCATCCCAGAATCCTTTTGCGATTAACTTAGCCAACTGTTTAAATCTGTCGATTATCTTTTTTAGCGGTTTTGACATTTTATCAAGAACTGTCTCACCCTCTGCCAATTTTCCATAATCAACATTTTGTACAGCATCTTTCATCTGATCTGCAAGTCCGCCGGTTGCGCCCGGTACTTTTGACGATGAATCTGCACTTTTATCCGTTGAGTAATTATTTATTTCGTCAAGGGGACTAAGGTATCCTTTTGCCGCCTTAGTAGCTTTCTTGGTTGCGTCCGCTGTATCATTTGTTGCATCTGCCAGCTTTTCGGCATTGTCGGCAGCATTTCCATATTGGTCTGCCGTATCAGCCATTGCATCTGTCCCGGCAAGACCTGCGCCACTCGCGCCTGTCTGGCCAGATGATTTCTTTCCGGTGATTAACTCCGTAAATGACTTGAAGGCATTTGCCAGAGTTGCTAACTTACCGAGCAAGATATTAATAACTTTTAGAACAGGAGTGAAGAGATTGATTAATCCCTGTCCAACTGTCGCCTTGAGAGATTGCAGCTGTAACTGCATTACTCTTACCTGGTTCGCCCAGCTGTCTGAAGTACGGATGAAGTCTCCAGATGCGGCAGACAACTGTTTCTGTACAAAAGCCAGACGAAGAGCCACTTTCTCCTGCTCGGTCATAGCAGATGTGGTTTTCCCGTATCCATTAGCCAATGCATATTCATCAAGTGCATTTTGAGTCATTACAACCCCAATATCTTTTAATGTTTCTGTTTCACCAGAAAATACAGACTTTAACTTGATATATGCTAAATCCTGACTAATATTGTAAAAAGAAGCTACATCTCCTGCTAACTGGGTAAGCTGTGTTGACATATCGTAGGCCTGTGATTCCGTAAAATTAAACTGTTTTGCCATTGATCCAAATAAGCCTACATATTTTTTTGCCATTGTTTCTGACAAGCCTGCTGTCTTTACTGCTTTTTTTGAAAACTCGTTAACTTTTTCAGTCATATTTGGAAAAACTACATTCACAACACTTTGAACTTCGTTTAAATCTGAACCAAGTTTTGTACACTCTTTTCCAAACTGCGCCAGTTTTCCAATTGCGAATACTCCGCCAATTAGTACGCCTAATTTCTTTACTACGCTACCAAGCCCATTGAATGATTGCCTAATTGCTGATACGCCGTTTTGCACGCCTGATGTGTCCATTCTGGTATCAATAATGACTGAGCCATCAGCAGCCATGTGTCCACCTCCTAACTATTTGAGGTTCAACATCTCATTCAGCTTATCTTTATAAGCTTGCTCCTCGTCGCTGAGACGTGTTTTTATGTCAATAATATTCTTATTTTCCTGATAGAATTTCTTTTCCCATTTATCGAGCTTTTCACCCTTCGCCTTTTTAGAGCGGATTCCAACAACTGTATTGAACAGGCACTCGCCGGATTCCATGAAGTACCCGAAGAACGTCCACCAGTGCATATACGGTACCGACCTGATTTCTTTACCGGCAACTTTGTTTACAGCCGGAACGATCATATCTCCATCCTGTTTCCAGTCCATCAAACGGGGTTTGGATTTGTTCGGGCTATCATCGAATTGACCACAATCAATAAACTCGCAAGCTTTCTGACAAGCTTCTGTAAGATGTTCCAGGGGTATGCTTTGCCAGTCCTCAAACAAAATCTGTAACATAACAACAGCTTTCGCCTGTTCGTCCAATTCTGGGTCATTCATGGCGACCAGAATATCAATAATTACTCGAAAATCCGTTCTGATAGAAAAATCCACCCCACTGATATTTAGTGAGGCGGGTAACTCATAGGCGGTCATTTTGTATACTTCTCCGTGTACTTATTGACTACTTCCTGCATTTTTTTCTTTCTCTTTTCAATTTCCGGAGTAAGCGCTTCATTAATTTTGTCCAGAACGATATAGGCAAAAACCTGACCATTTCCAAAAACAGTTGTTGCGGTAATTGGTTCTTTGAATAAATCCTTAGATGCTTCGTATCCGAGCATATAATTGATTCTATCCTCAATCTGCTTATTGATCTCCGCCATCTCTTTGCTGGAAGAAACATTCTTAACAGATTCCTGAGCCTGTTCAAAGAAAGTTTCCAATTCTTCCGCTCTTGCTGCAACGTTAATGTCAGTAGGGTTCAGCTTAAATGAAGAGAACACTTCACCCTGTTTGTTTGTGAATGTGAAAAGAAGAAATCCATCATCAATGTTTGTGTTAATTGTTTTTGCCATTTTCTATACCCTCCTAAAAATTATTCGCTGTCAGCTGTAAATGTTCCTGAAGTAATGTCAAATTTTCCTTTGACACGTTCTCCAACGTAGTTCACTGTAAACGGAATCTGATATCCAGATGTATCACCGCCGTAGGATGTCGGCACAACATGGCAATCCTGCTTGTATGCTTCGTATTTACCGGCTGTTGCTTCTTTCCAGAGGTGCACTTCAACTGCACTTGTTTTCAAATTATCGTCTTTAAGACGTTCATCAACGATCTGCTGAAGCTTTTCGAACAGATCTGATGTAGTATCTGCATAGAACGGATCAGCATCAGAAGATACCTCGTAGCCGTTGTGTTTGAATGTGGATTCTCCAAGAATATTTTTAGATGTTTCGGTATCCGGGTTGAGCTCGATGTTGTACTCTTCCAGGTCTTTTCCAAGACGCTCATATTTCGGCGTCAGTCCTCCGCAGAGGGAGCCTGCGTCGATATAATGAGCCATATATTTACGGTCAATTTTTCCTGTAACTGGCATAGAAATGTCCTTTCTGCCTATAACTTTAAAAGGCTGTGTAGGTTAGCGACTATCTCCAATTGATAGCCGGTTGTTACTTGTTATATTGCTTCGTAAGTATTTTCGTAGCGCACCGACAATGGTAACAACCAGTCCTGTACGCCGCTCTCCTGCGGTTCTAAACCATAGGAGTTGTCACGTGTGATACGTTTTATCACTCGCCCCTGCGAAAGCTCTGGAAACGCATTTAAGTGTGTCTCAGAGCCATTTATAATAACTGGTTCCCGGCATATCCATTTACCGAGATTATCCAAAAATTTCTGAACAGATAGTTTCTGTCTCTCCTTGTCAGATGCCGTTCGGTATACCACATAAAACGGATACTGGCATATCTGGTGCATCACACCACAGACATCTTCTTTTTCTGAATAGATTAAAGCTCCATTATCTGCTGAGAACGCAATACCTGATTCCTTTCCGAGTTCTTCAAATTTGATTGTTTCATTTTCGTACAGTCCCGGATACTGGTTCAGAAGTGCTTTCATGGCATCTGTCAGAATCTCATATCCAGTTGCATCTTTTCCGATAGGTTTATCCGCCATGTCTGCCGCCTCCTGCCTGTGCTTTTACTTTGCGAATCCATGTGCTACCGTATTGTCGTTTAGCGGCATCGAACCACTTTGCCTGCGCCCGTGGGTGTGCCTGTTTGGCGTATTCAAGATTTTCCTTTGCGGCTGTCTGACCAGAAAACTGACTGACAAGGACTTTCTTTGCTCCACGTCTTGCGTAGGGACTTCCGGTTGCTTCGTCGACCATTCCTCTTCCTTCGTACAGAAAACGCCCATAAGGAGCCGCCGCCGCGCATACTTTCCCAGTTCCTTGCAAGGATGTACTCTCAACTCTTGTCCGATTGATAAAATTTCCGGTAATCATTGGCATAAATGGAACCATGCTGTCCATAACCATTCCGTCAAGGAGATACTGGGCTTCTTGATACTGTCTGGAAAACCTGTCCATATTCAGCTTGATTTTCATATCTCCATCGACTATGGAGAATCCTTTGAAATGATGAATCTTACTCATATTACTTACCCAGAATCTCAAAATGTGGAATCAGCGTATACGGACCGCCAACACTGGTAATCTTAAACACGTTATCCTTGTTCTCATTCATGTACTGGTAGAATCCATTCCGATAATCACCATCAGATACCGTTCTGCCAGTCCACTCACCCTCCCAGAAGAATGATTCATCTGAGAATGTAATAGTGTCTTCCAGAGCGTTGTTAATCTGCCTTTTCCACTCTTTAACTGGCACCCATGGGAGAATCTTACCATTCTTGTCAGTAATGGTTATATCGCCATTCTGAACAGTATAACGAATGTGTAACTGTGCGTTGTCAGTTGCGTCTGGTCCGTACTTTTTAAGAATTGCCCCCTTGTCCGTAATGAGGTCAACACCGGATAAAACATGAGGATACCAGTATGCATCTCCTGTCGTGGCTGATTCATAATAATCAAAAATCGTCACAGTTTTGCTATACATGATACCCTCTCCTTAATTATTCTTTCTGCACTGTCTGCTTAATAACCTGATTCACACCAGTAGCCGACAATCCGTTAAACATACCGACTGCAACCGCCGTGATATAGTCCGATGCCGGGAAATCCGGGATAACTCCCATTCCGACAGCTCCGAGAATTCCGCCAATAACCGCCATGATTACTGGAATCCATTCATCAGAGATTCTTTTTGATGCTTTACAGCCCATTCCTACGATGTAGCAAATCATAACGATTGCGATACATGAGCCTAATGTTGAAATGTCCATAGCTTAGTCCTCCAGATTCACATTTTCCATAACTGCCCTTGCTTCCAGAACTGCAATATAATCCGTCATTGCTCTTACCTGCATATTGTAAGTACTTCTCGGACAAGTAGGAGTAAATGGGAGTTCTCCTTTATCCCATTTTTCAAGCATATTCGCAAGTTTCTTATATCGAATAACCACCTGCATATACTCTGCCTTAAAGCGTTCCTTGTAATCTGCACTATTCATCATTTCAACAGTCTGTTTTAATTCCATCATTTCTATCACACTCCTGCATACAATATTGGTATTCCATCATCCGTCCTTACTCCCATCAGAAGCGGCAAAGCTGTCTTAAGAAGCAAGTCGTTCGTTTTCTGTGCATCTCCGGCGGCGGCATATACCGCACTCCATTCCTTTGCACTCGCTCCAATCTGCTGAGGTGTGGCGTAGGAAATGGATTCACTGCCGGAGGATACAGAGGTTACTGCACCGGCTTTGATGTTCCCGACATTTGTGTCGGTAAGATTTGTCGAAGCCTGATTGATTGCGTTCTTCTCAGCAAGTTCAATCTGATACATTAATTCAGCTAATGAACAAACTGCCTTTTTGATGCGCTTCTGTGAGCGTTCATTTGTTGGCAGCCCATCCACCAGTCTATCAAACGTCATTGTGTCCACAAAATCACTGGCTCTTTCTGCCAGTCGTGGAAAGTCAGCTTCTGGCACGACATTGCCGAATGATTCTGTATAGAATTTATAATCTGCGTAAGCCATGCCAGTTACCTCCTGTGTTTATGATTTTGCTGTTACGCTCGCACTTCCGGCATTCAGTGCCTTGTATGTTCCATCGCACTCAACTACTGTGATCTTCTGTCCGGTTGCCGCCTTGATGTCAGCTTTTCCGTCCCAAGAAGTCCAGTTCCTGAGGTTCTGTCCATATCCAACAGTTACTGCGTCTGTTGCAACTTTGTATTTGTATACGTTGTTGGAGTTTTCCTTAGCCGGATTTACAGTGATTTTTGTATCACCAGTTACTGTTCCTGCCGCAGATGTTACTGTCAGAGTACCAAGTGTTGGTGTCTCATCAATGGTGATTACTGCGATTGCGTCAATGTACTCCGCAAAAAGAGTAAGTCCCATAACTGCGAACGCTTCGGACACTGCTGTGTGATAGTTGCCCTGAGTGTGGAATCCGATCAGGTTTGTCTCACCAGATACGGTGTATACAAGTCCTGCTCTTGCGAAGTCAGATTCGTTCGGGTCTACATAGTACAGGACAATGTTCTCAACAGGAGTAGCAATAACCTGTCCTCTCGGGATTTCGCTGTCAGACAGTAAAAAGATTGTGTTGAATCCCATAAAATCCTTCATATACTGGAATCCGAACTGGTTCTGAATAGTAATCTCAGCTGCTCCGAGATATTCATATACGTCCAGAATATTCACAAATCCAACAACACCAGTCACATTTCTGTGCATCTGCTTGAATTTGTTTTCTACTCGACCCTTAGCCATTGCCAGAGCCATCTGGAATGTAGTTTCTGTGGAAGTAAGTGTACCGGTTTTCAGATAGTCGTAAAATCTGCCGGTAACATCAGTCTGAAGCTGGAAAAGGAATTCATCATCAGTCATCTGAACGGCGTTCTCATAACCGTGGTCCTTGATTGCTTCGATAGATACAGCCTTTGCGTACTTTTCGATAGTCATTTCCGCATAGGTCTTTTCTTTTACGGTAAACTTGCTGTAAGGGATTTCCTCGCCCTCTGCCACTTTTCCGCTCTGTAAAGTACCTTCTGCATACTTAGACTTGAGTACAGCACCCGGCTGTTTTTTGATAGGTCTCATGATACCCAGAATATCACGTAAGTGCTGCCAGTTTCTTTCGAATCTGGTAACAAAGTCAATCTCACGTGCTGTGACCTGAATATCATTTGTCATAATAAGATTAGCTTTTGCTGCCATATAAAAAAATCCTTTCTACCCATATTTTTTAAGGTATTGGGTTAGCGGCTATACTCTGGCGTATAGTCGGTGTAAAAAAATCACTGGAATAACTGGATGTTCTGAGCAATTGCAGCCTGTCTCTCGGACGGGTCTTTGATTGCTTCGATATCTTTCTTTGTCATGTTTCCCGGTGTCTGCTGCTGTCCAACATGAGTGGTAAATCTTGCCTGATTCTGCTGAGCCTGCTGCTGAGATTCATCCACAAAAGCGGATGCGTCAGACTGTTTCATCTGTTCGATCAGGTCGTTTAATCCAAGGATTTTGCCATCTTTCAGCTTCAATCCGGCTTCTTTAACGTCTGCCATAACAGACTTCTTTGCAGCTTCACTGGAAAACTTAACATTGTCGAGTGCCGCTTTGAGTGCGTCTGAGAAATCACGGTCATAGATTTTCGCGTTGAATTCTTTCTCTGCATCTGCCGCTTTCTGTTTCCAAGTCTCTAACTCACTTTTAATATTTGCCGGGTCGATACCGTCAAAACCTTTTAAGGTTTCTTCTGCTGTCTCAGCACGTTCTTTCCAGTTATCTCGTTCTCCCTCAACTTTTGACAGAGTTTTCGCCACTTCCTCTGCGTTCTTGTAATTCTCAGAAAGTGCTTTCTTTACATCTGCCTGTTTATCCTCCGGGATTTCAATTCCAAATGATTTTAAAGTGTCAATAAGTTTCTGCATAACATCCTCCTGGTCGTGTTTATTGACCTGCCGCCGCAGGTAAATGGATTAAGCCAGTTAGACCACTGGCAAGGTAATCGGAAAGGCAGGAATCGAACCTGCGACCTCACATTTACAGTGCGATCTACCACTGAGCTACATTCCATGCCGCCTATAACGGCCAACCCTCTAAAAAGAAACTGGGGTGAATTTCACTTCTTTCGCTATAGCGTAAATCCACCTGAGACATAGACCACCTGTATACAAACAGCTTAACTCTAAGCGGATTAAAGCGGAGCGCCCGGAATCGAACCGGAGACCAGAGTGCGACTCTGTCAGTTTTCCACTAGCGTACATTCCACATAACCCGGATTCCCGGGTTAGCAAGGTGTTTAACGTGTCATGCCTGCCACGAGTTGTTTCGGATATTTATTTCTTTTTTAAAAGAAAAGTATGAATAACAAAAACCTTAATCAAGGAGGTGAGCCATCTTGCGTGCCAGATGGCAAATACGCACGACAGGATTCGAACCTGTTCAACTTTCCGTTAAAGCGTGCGTACCAGCTACTAAATTAAAGGAAGGAGGATTAAAACGAAAATGTCAAAAACAACCGTTTTACTTGTGCTTCCTGCTGCACAATTACATTATAACAGATTTCTTTTAACTACCTCTCTACCACTTTTGTGTTTTTAGAGCATATCACGGAGTTTTTCTACGTATCTCTTGACAAGATCACGTTCTTCCCGGCACTCTGCATCCTTGGACATATCACTCATTTCTGTTGTAAGTTCGTCCAGATGTTCTTCCAATGCGGCGAGCATCTTTCTTTTGCAGTCTTCAGACTTGCCGGAACGATAGCTCTGTTTCTGTGTCATATAGTCGTCATAAGCATCTCGTCCGTCAGAGCGGCTGTAATGCCCTCTAACATAATGCTCACCACGTCTGGCATAAGAACTGCCACGGTCGTAATCCGGCATCATTCTGCCGCCGTTTGCGCTGTATCTCCCCATGCTGTCGCGCTTTCTTCCACGTTCGCTGTAATCGTCATTATATCCACCGCGCATCTCATCAAGAACAGCGTTGTAATACTCCGCTTTCTTATCCCAGTATTGCGTGTTCTTTATGTCTTTGTACATGTCAATCAGTTTGTATGTCATTTCCAGATTTCCGGTAGTCAGTCCATTGTCAGCGATTTTGGAAAGTTCATCTTCGATTCTTGCACATAAGTCTTTAACGTCTCTCATAATTACACCTCCTACGCTTCTCTAGTCACAACAATGTTCGCGTTCGCAACAGAAATAGCCTGATCGCTTGTGTTTTCTACCGCGATATTAACGCAGCATCCGCGAGGCACATCAATATAGATGCCAGAGGACACATTATTGTACTGATTTACTGCTGCCGGTGTGGAAATCATCTGGGAAGAAAGAACCGGCTCACCAGAGATTGCAATTGCCAGAGAAATAGCTCCGACAGTACCGCCTGTTGGAATTGCGATATTACCAGAAAAATCCACGAAGAATCTCGCTTTACACTGGTTAGTCAGTCCTCTTAGAGTGATGATTCCGCTTCCCTCTCTGTGCTGAATGCAGTTAGAACCCTTAACTGCTGTATTTGAAAATACTACGTTTCCATTTGCTGCTACAGTCTGAGCAGCTACACTTGTAAATTCTGCCATAATTTTTACCCCTTTCATATCACAAAAGGACAGGTCTCAGCCTGCCCCTCTGTGTAATACGGCATAAGCCGACATTCGAATCAATCGAAAGATACTCTCGATATGAAGTTATCAGCAATTGCATCCGGTGTTGCATCCGCATCCACATCCGTAATATGTGTTCGGGTTAGGAACCTGATATGCCGGAATCGGTGCTGGATTGATTGCATTAATGAGCTGCTGTGTCTGAGAAGCCATTGCAGTTGTGAGAAGTGCGCTCTGGCGATCCTGAGATGCAGCACGTCTGAGATCATTATTCTCAGCCTGCAGACTAGAAATCTTTTCATTGCAAAGATAATCTAAAACGGCTCTCGCATTTGCATTCTGGTTATCAATGATGTCTCTTGTATTGCTGTTCATGGTGTTCTGCAATGCGCAGGTGTTCTGTGCCATATTGTAATTTACGCCCTGAATTGCTTCTCTGGTTTCGCAGCAACAGTTCGCAAGCTGTGCCTGTAAAGCATTAGTATTCTGCATATTAGCCACAGTATCGGCATTAATAGCCTGCTGGATTCCGAAGCCGGTCTGCATGATGTTTGTGTTGATTCCATTGAATCCGGTAAGCATACCATTATTCATGGCATAAAAGCCATCGCACAGGCCACTGTTGATTCCATCAAGTTTGCTGATTACCGCTGAATTGTCGAATCCTCTCTGAATGTCTGCCTGAGTAGCTGCTGTGGCTGCATATCCGCCGCCATTGCCATTATTGCCCCAGCCGTTGTTTCCCCATCCGAAGAAAGCAAAAATGAATAAAACAATAATCCACCAGCTACCATCTCCGCCAAACATGCCGTCATTATTTCTACCGTTTCCAGTAGCGGCGGCAATATCTGCTAAGCTATAATTTCCATCCATAGTTATAATCTCCTTTATTGTGTATTTACATCAATCTGGCCAGATTGTAATGTACTATTTCATTCCTTTCAGCATGTGTTGAAACTGTCCCGCCATCTGCTGAACTTGATTAAGCTGTTGCTGAGAAATCTTCCCAGACTGTAACATCTTCTGGACTTCTTCCTTCGGGTCTCCCTTAAAATTCTGCTTAAACTGCATAAACTGCTGTATCATCTGCATTGGCCCATTCCCCTGTGGCATCCCACCACCAAGGGCATTGAATAGTGGATTACTCATCTGCGTTTCCTCCCTTGACTGCTGATTCCCGTGTGGTATTACCCCTAACAGGTTCAGAAAAAGAATTTAATCGGTTTATGATAGCTTCGTATTTGCCATTTAAATCGTCATATTCCTGTCTGGTGACATATTTACTGTCCATGTTCTGAGCAGGCTGTTTAGGTGGCATCTGAGTGCCTATTTCATGGTATTCAAATGTCCGTAATGGCTGTGGCATACCGGAAACGTCCGTGGATTTTATATAAAATTTCTCTGATTCTGAATCCATCAGTAAAACACTTGTCCCGGGTGCTACCAGATAGGATTTTGCGCCAACTTCGCCAGATACCCACAGGATACCATTGTTATTCTGCTGGGGTTGTTGTACTGGTTGAGCTGGCATCTGGACAGGTTGCTGCTGAAATTGGTTCATCTGTCCCGGAACGCCAAAACTATATTGATAAGGATTGTTATATAATGCCATCTTATGCACCACCTTTCTGATTATATTCTAAAATAAAAAAAGAGCCTTAGACAGTTCGTCTAAGACCCATATAAGTATCTGAAAAGTATCAGCACACTTTAATTATTTTATTGTTCACCCGTCGGCTCAATCGTTTTGCCGTGGAGATACTCACATTCATCTGTTCAGCGCAGTATTCAAGAGTGCGTTCCTGGCATCTCAGCCGGAATAGTTTTTCTTCATCCGGTGTGAAATTACATTCTATCAAGAATCTGTCTATATCTTTCTTTGTGAACACATATAATTTCATGAGCATACCCCTTACTAATGCTAACGCTGATTCTGCGCAAGATAATTTGTAAGCTTCTGTTTTGTTTTTTTTAATTCTTCGACGTTATTCCCACTAATCTGACTATCCAACATGGTTGATAACACTTCCAGAATTAATGAATCTCGTTCTGCGATTCTCTGAAGGCTTTCATAGTCTCGTCTATCATGTTCTTCCAGTGTCTCTACTCGTTTATTAAGTCGAAACGCCGGTGTAATCCATTTAAAGATTACGGCTGCCGCTCCTCCAATAATAGACACTCCTCCGCAGATAGAGAGGAATATTTGTACAAATTCTGATATGCTCATTTAGTTACTCCTTTTCCCAGTAATATACTGGGATCTCATTACCGCTATTCCATGTATCAAAATATTTTCCCTCTTGTACTGTCACTACATGGCCATCTATGCAGAGAATATATGTACCTGTCGGATGGTCTGTACAAAAGTCATTGACTGTATAGATATATCGCTCTGACTGTTCTATCAGTTTGCGCCTGTATCCATGCTTATAAAGGTACGCGCCCCAGACATAATTTGCACTTGGCATATCTGACAGAGCACACGCCTGTATCATTAATCCGGCAAATACTGTTTCCCAGTCAAACCCGGTTGCTTTGCATATTGCCCGGACAGCACAATCTCCGACTCGATTCCCGGCAGGATTCGGATTATAATATTCCCATCTGTCCATCAGTCAATCCTCTTTGCTGTTTTATATCTCTTTGCCGCTCCTCTGGCTTTTGCGGCGTTCTGGCGGCTCCATTTCGCTATCATAAGGCGGTCTTGCAGTTCCCTCAGGTCGTTCTGCTTGCAGTAATCTTTGTATGCAGCATTTTGTTTTTGCAAAAGATAAGACTTCCGGTCAAGGTCTTGCTGAAGTGCAAATCTTGTCTGTTCGTCATTACAGTTATCAACCGCCGCTTGCATTCCAAGAACTTCACGCTTCGTTTTGCGGATTCTTCGCTCATAAGTGCGTTGCCGCTGTTCTTTTTCGTACTGTTTGCCTTTGTCAACTTTGTCCTGTGCCGATAGTTCTGCATAAGGATTAAATTCCCCATCACTGGCTCCAAAACTATGCCGACAGTTGACTCCTGACAGTCCACTTGCCGTTCCATATCCAGTCAATGAGAATGGTGGAAATTTCTTACTCTTGCCAGAACGAGAGTATATCTTGCCTTGCCAAAACGAGTGATTTCCCGGATTCTCGCCGCCGTCACCTGTTCTGGCTCCTATGTGTGCACTGACCAGAACTAAATCCCAGTCCATTTCTTCCATGCGTTTGAGAGATATATCTCCCGTAGCCTGAGCCACACCAGTTCTGACAGAACGTGCAACTGCGGTTTCGATTGTGTCTTTTCTGCCAGATGGATATGTGACGGTAATACCATCGCTCACAACGTTATTAACTGCCTCTTTGATGGCTTGCGTATACCCGACCGCCCCTGTCATCACATGGTTATATGCAAGGTCGCATTGCTCAATATAGAGTCTCTGAGCGGCACTTGCGGTTGTTCTTGTAAAGTTCTTCCATTCGCCCATAGTCGCAAGCATATTCCGTTCCATGAGCCTTATCATAGCCGGAGACTGTTCGAGCGGTACAGGACTTAATCCTGCCGCCTTGTACACCTTGTCATCATAGTTCATTGCAGTGATTCCGGCATCTTCAAACGCTTCAAGGAGTTCCTGCTGTTCGCGTTTGGTATATCTGGATAATTCCGCTAGAATGTCCTCTAGTAGTTCGCCGGATTCCTGTAGCGTTCTGATTCTCCACGCATCGGAATTGGTCAGGATATAATCCTCACCCCTGCCAATTCTTGACATCATTCTCGACACGATCTCAGAGATGATATATTGATGCAGTTCTTCGGCAATCTGCTCACTGCCCTCTGTTATTCTACGTAAATATTCTGGACTAAGCATAATATATCACCTCTTTCGATAAAAGTCGTGGTACATGTTTTGGCCCTTTTGATGGTTAATTAAAGCTATGACTAAATATCAGATAAAATTAGTCATAGAAAGTTATAGATTAGTCATAGAATTTAGTCATAAAGCCCTCTTTAGTTAATCAATTACATAATACTTTTTAATGTAGATGCAATTGCTGGGACGTAATGTAATTGATAGCCTAATGGATTTGGATGGACACCATCTTGTGTGAATGCGGATGTACCATCAGTTTTACCAGAGAGAGTGTAAATTCTCGGCATGCAACCAGTTTTACGAATATCAACTACAGGGACTCCATATTTCTCGCAAATCTCTTTTGCACTATTAAAAAAAGTATCAATATCAGCACTGGCAGACGGATTGTGAGGTATTACATAGATAAATGGTTTTCCAACGAATCTTACAAGAATTTTTGTCAGTGCAATTTCAAGCGCGCCACAAAATGTACTTGCATTGAGTGTTACATCTACCGCAAATTCAACGTAACTGTAAGCTCCATTTTCATATTTAGCAGATGTCGGATATTTATATAAGTTATCTTTATACGTTCCTAATACACATCCTTTACTAGCATGGAAGAAATCGTTTATACCACCCTCAAGAATGATAATATCTGCATCATCTGGTATACTATCAATTCTATCCATTATACATTTATAAACTTTATTTACATTGACATTATCATTCCTTTGCATCGTAGTGCTACCAACACCCATATTTACTACATTAATAGATGGATACTTTTTTCTTAATTCACCTAGAAATCCACCTGTACTATTAATTTGGTATCCTTGGTCTGTGCATGGCAAACCATTTTTACCAATTCCATCTATGATAGCAGATCCATCTGATTTAATGCCAACCATAATACTGTCTCCAATTCCTACAATTTTTTTACCGTAAAATGGAATATATTCTGAATAGTCGCTAGTTTTATTATTAATTCTTTGTTTAGTATCCTCATCTAAGTTATCATATCCTACACAACCGCTAGGTGTTAATTTAATTTTTCCTTTTGGAAAAAATTCTGGTTTACTTTCGTCATATTCACCTTGTTTTGTTAATATTGGATTAGCAGGCATCATATTAAATGTACAGTATATTCGTATCTTTTTCATTTGTGCATTTATTTTAAACTTAAAATGATCGCCCTCTACTTCCAACGAACTAATAAATTGACTTCTATACCATTTTTCTTGATACCAAAAATACGCAAGAATTACCGTATGACCATTAGGTAGATTAGTTTCAAAGTATTCATCGCCATCGCAATTAATAATATTGGTTGTGACGGCATTCTCATTATCAGCAAGATCATCTGGTGTAGAACCTGCACTTATAACCAACTGTTTACCATAAAGAAACTCTGCCTTATTAAGAAGATTTGGATAAAACTCTATCTCTCGCAGGTTGTCCAAATCTTCCTTTAGTGAACCAGTTTCCTCTTTCAGTGAAGCAACGTCCGTCTTGTTCTGCTCGATCTGCTGCGCCTGTTCTGTTGTAGCTCCGGGCTTGACTGGATTCTTTTCAAGGTACTCATTTACTGCGGCTTTGATTTCTTCCGGCGAGATTTCACCGCCTATTCCTTTTAAACATAATTCGTATAAATACTTCTCTTTTCTTGTGATTGGCTTTGGAATTTCGCCCGTGTAATCACCTGTCAAGTACGCAAGATATTTTTCTTCCCTTGTTACTGGTTTGTCTGCCATCTTCTTACTCCTCTCCGAATAATGTTGGCTCGTCTGGCTGAGCTTCTTTGACCATTGCTTTCGCTTCGGATTCTGTCATATTTTCGAATTTGACATAATACATCCAAGGAGGACAGTCACCCTGTAAGCGATACTTCCACCAATTGTCTCGGTCTCTCTCATAAGAATATGCCATTTCGCCAAAGTTGCACTGAACTTTATATGCACCGACTGGAGCCAATCCATATAAATCTGCATATACGCTCAACGCATATACTACTTGTTTTATGCTTTTGTCTAATTGGTCTCTTACGTCCTTGATAAATTGTATAGACCTCTGTTGTCCTGCTTCTACCTCTGTGGCTGTTTGTATTCCGCTTTTTTCATTAAATACAAAATATCCATTAGAGAATCCGACCTTATATCCAATCTGTCCAAGGAGGGCATTTATGCCACTTATACGGGTATCTGTGTTGAGAATTGGATTAATTTCCTGATAGAACTCTTTCTCGTCTTGCCCGAATACATTCTTGACAAAGTGCGGTAAGCTCATCTCATTACGTCTGTTCTCCATGCCCTGTGGCGACATGGCCGCTACAGGCGTACCGCTTGGCATCAGCAGCCTATCATCTGCCAGAACAATCTTCTGCGAATCAAAAATCTCTCCGACGTTTCTGCTGTATGCAATATCGAGGTCTTTTAACTCCTCGATAGCTTCGGCAAAAATCGGCAATCCCAATGGTGCATTAATATCCACGTTATTCGCTTGCGGCGTCCGCAGTACTCCGTACAGAGGCCCGTCCAGCTTCTCTCCATTTGCCTTGAGAATCGGCGGCGTATCTGCCATAAGGTCAGCCCATTTGGTCTGTTTAAGGTCAATCTTATCGCCGATTGACTGAGGGGATTTTGACACATAGGCTCTATTAGAAACGTAGTACGGATAGGTCGTCACGCCATCCACGGTAGTCTCAACAAATCTATGATATTCAAGCCGTGTATAGTATTTCCGTCCAACAGTATAAGAATCCTTGAATATGATTCCCTTAATTTCCTGATTATCATAGTCCACGATCATCACATCTGCCGGAGTAAATACGTCAATGCTTTCACCATTTGGCTTAATAAATACTGTTCCATAAGCACAGCCATATTCTACCCAGTGGCGAATCTGAAAATACACCTTGTCGATCTGTTTCTGTAGCCATGTAGCCCTTGCAGAGCCATCAATCTGAATTCCGATCGCCAGTGTTGCGAGCCGAGCTGTCTCTGAGCAGACAGATTTAGCAAAATTAATCGTCTTGATATTATTCTTATCATCTAACCATTCCGGCATACCTCTGTAGATGTTCGCGCACCGGTTAATCAGTGATTCCATCTCTGGAAATTCTGCTGCCTGGATGTTGAAGTCCTCTTCGGCTTGTTTTTTGAATATCATGTTAAACCACCTTTTTAGTGTTGTTATAAGTCCCATTATGCATTGTTACCCCTTCTTCTCCACAATGATTCTGTTGCGTATCTGCAGGCATCGACTAAATGGTTGTTCTCGTCAGGATATCCACTTATAACGTTTCCATCTTTGTCTCTTTCATATTCGTACTCTGAAAACTCTTTGTAAGCATTAGGCGTTCTTTTGGGGTCAATAACGATAGTCCTTGTCTGAAGCCATTTCATAGAATACTCCACACTTCCAGGCCCTTTTATTGCGCCCCTTGCTGGAAGTCCAAAGTCTCTATAATCATTGATTGATTTAGGTTCCGCAGAATCGCAAGTAATAGTATAATCATCATATTTTCTTTTTAGAATCTCGTCTGCTGATTTCCTATTACTCCATTTATTTTCGTAAATTTCATCAATGAGATATATCTTTTCAGTGTTATGATTGTAATACAAACGTATAAAAGCATACGGGTCAGGGAAAAATCCCCAGTCACACCCCTGAAATATTTTGTCCATGCGACTGATTTCTTCATCTGTGATACCCCTAATCTCCAGATATTCAAATACGTTCCCACCATCACCATTCGGAACACCCAGGTATTCATGCTCATAGGCTTCTGGATTGATTTCTTTCAGATGTGCTGCATCGTCAATAAACTTCTGTCCGAGCCACTCCGCCGGAGCTTCCAGATAACTCGAATGATGGATAACTCTTTTTGGGTTAGGTACGAGCTTAATCCTGTTTACCCAGTTTGATTTTGATTTTGGCGGGTTATATGATGAAAAATCATAGGATCCATCACCACCACGAAGCACTGACTGATTAACAGAACGCTCCTGAGCATCTCCCTTCATTTGATCTTTTTCTTCCTTCCAGAGGATTCCGATATATCCAAATTCCGGCTTAATGGATTTCAGTTTGGTTTCATCGTCCAGACCACGGAAGTATATTGTCTGTCCAGTCTTTATATACTTGATCTCAAGTGGCGAAACCTTGCATTCAAATTCTTCCATCAGTCCCAGTTCGTTGATAGCCCATTTCATGTTAGCGTATACAGAATCTTTCAGAGTACCGGCCACCTGTCTTGTAATGCAGGCGTGCATCTGAGGATTATTCTTGATAAGCTCAACAATCTTAAAAGCTACGAAAGAGGATTTCAGACCACCTCGACCGCCCTCGAATACATATTCGATATTAGGCTTAATCTGTCGGTTAATATCCACGAATGCCTTGCCGAGCACTCTGGCAGGAAGTTCGTATTTACTTTCGTCTGATTTTGATACGGCTACCAACTGTTCCCATTTGTCCACTGCCTGCATATTTCCTTTGATAGCTTTATCATATACGGCAGCTACAATACAGGCATTGTTATTTGCGTCCTCGTCAGATATACCCATCTTCGTGAGTTTCTTCTTTGCAGCAGTCGGGGCAGGGTTCTCAGCTATCATTTTGGCTAATTCAGAAAGGGTCTTTTTTTGACGGCGCACTTCTCCCGACTTAATACCGCCTTTTTTTGTTATTTCTCGGAGCTCGCTCGGAGTTCGTTCAGAATTCGGTATTAAATTTTTCTCATTTGCCATCCTATCAACATCCAATCATATCCTTTCTGAATTAAAACACCCTAGCATAGTTATAGTTATATATACTATAATACCATACTAGGGCGTACATAGCTCTCTACCACTTTTATAAATTTTTAAGTTTTTTTTAAAGCCTGCCGATCAGTTTGGCCAGATGATAATATTCCGCCATGACCTTGCGCTTATATCCGTAGAAGTCATTTTCTGTTGCAGGAACCGTCCTGATCTTCTCCATTGTCCGATAGCCGATACCGTTCACGATGCTGTCATAGATTTGCGATTCGATGCCGGGTGCATATTTGATAGATACCTGTAACAGATTATATTTATCGCTCTCACTAAGATTCCGCAAGTGACTTTGTAATGTCGGTATATCATCCGGCGGCACTCCATAATCGATTAGTGTAGCTTTTCTAAGATTCATTTATTTCACCTTCTTCATTCAAACTCCAGTCGCATGGCATACCTCGAAAACATTCTGGACAGTGTTCATAGAATCCGCAGCCTTTGCAATCCGCTGGCTGTCCAGTACAATATTGCTGTAGTACGTGGTATGCTGATATAGCAAGGTTTGGCGTTATGTCTGGTGTAGGTTTGTCTGACATAGTTATCACTCCTCTCGAATTTGCTAATTTCGAATAAATATTCCATCTTTATCTATATCTGTTATCTCAATGTTTACATAGACTGATTCTTTTGAATAAGATTTTATTTTATAAGAATCAACATTCAAATTTAATATTCTTTTTTCTATGTCCCGTGGAAGTTTCATCCATACAATTTTACCATCGTCGTACGCATAGAGACGAAAATTCAAAACTTGGTTAATGCATATATCTACCGCAGACCCTTCTATTTTTGTTGCCTTTATCACATCTTTTACTTTCATTTCTTCATCTCCTCCAACTTATTCTCTATCGGATTAAAAATATTTTTATCCTCGTTTTGTTTTATACTTTGCGTATTTTGATTCTCCAATACAGCCTTTGTATAATTTTCGCAAAGCAGAGCCAAGACCATTCTCCATGTCTTCGTCCACTTGTTCTGCTGTATCAGAAGCATTGCCTAAAATATCAGTTGCTTCAAACACATAGTCTCTTACCATGCTTAATTCTCTATCCGTAAAATAAATGTTTCTTCCCATTTTGCGCCTCCTTAAAATTAAATTTCATTTTTGAGTTCCTCCAACTTCTTCTCGGCTTCTTCATGGGTGAAGAATAACGTTTTACCAATTTCATTCATGCTCACATCTGTCACATTTGTGCACCAATCCGTAGGGTCTAAATCGTGTTCTGGATCTGGATTTCTATATGGGAAAATATGTTCATCCGCAGCAAGCGAAATGAATCCTTCGCCACTTACCGGGCAGATTCCCAATCCACAGTGAACGCATTCCACAATTTCTCCCTCAGAGATAAGATAAACCGTGTCTCCAGATGCTGAATATGCTTCTTTGCACGGCAATCTCACAAGCAAGCCCTGTTCTTCTAAGTCTTCATAAGTGGCAAGCTTTTTAATCATATTCTCTACTGTTTTGCAATTTCCTGCGCCCTGTGAGCAGCTATCGCAATATTCACCACACTCAAGCTCTCGTTTTTCGTTATATGTGATACTACCATCTTCCCATTTTGTTAATCTCTCCATCTACTTCACCTCTTTCAACTTCTCGACTGCCAGCTTCAATGATTCTAAAAATTCATCATTTAATGCTGTGTGATCTGGATTCTCGATAAATTTCTCAATCGTGCTAATTGCTTTCTCTTCGGGTGAAGGGGCTGTAAGTCTTATTGATTTTGCAATTTCAAGAACTTCATCTATATTATCTTTCCAATCACATATATCACACAAATGCTTCTTGCACCTAGTATTGCTTTCACTCAATACGCATTCTGAACAGTTACATCCTCTACAATTGCGTATATCTGCAATACGATTAACAAACTCTCTTGCCGTCATTTCTTTTGTCCCGAGGAGTTCTGAAGCTTCGTAGAAAGCATCACACTCTACTCCGATACGTACGCTGTGCACCACATCTTTGTTATTACAAAATTTTAAAATATCTGGAAAATGTTGTCCTGGCAATGGTTTACAATTGCCTTTCGAATACCAATGAAATCCCTGTTTCTCAGCTTCTTTGAGAAGCATTTCATTTTCTTCTTCTGTCTTAACCAAGATACATGTATTTCTTAAATCAACCATCTACTTCACCTCTTCCATCTGACTTTCTACGGTATCTGCAAGTAACTTCAAGGACTCAATAAATGAGTCCGTCAATGCTGTTCTGTCTGGGTATTTAGCGAACGTTCTGACAAGTTTTACTGCATCCTTGATTTTTTCTTCATCTTCGACGATTTCAGATGCTTCATACAATGTCCTTTCATTGTCTCTGTAAGTAACCATCTTACTGCTGTAAAAATTCAATATGTTTGGAAATGGAATTTCGATAGGGTTTAAATGTTTTTCTTTCCCCCATGCGAATCCCTGAAGCTTTGCCATTTTCAGAACACTCAAATATTCTTCCTGCGTTTTTACAAACACGCTTTTTCCTGTTAAATTAATCATCTGCGTTTCCTCCTGTAATCTCATCAATACACTGGTTCCAGCCCTCCGCAAAGCCAGCATCAGATGTATTGGCCGGATAATCTCCATTGTCTTTCTCTGGCAAATCCATAAGCGGACACCAGTCAGGTCTTGATTTACTTTCGCAATCATAATGCTCTTCTGTTATGAGTCTCATGTCACTATCTAAGCATTCAGCTAACTCACAGCATCCCTCATATTCAGAATCGCCGCAGTATTCAGTTCCAAATGGACAATCATAGCAATTCTCCGGCGTATCAACCACTAATACTGATTTACTCATGATTCCTCCTTAAGACAACAATACACTATTGGATAGCCAGTATCACAATCACAATTGTTGTAATCAATGTCTTCCAATGCTTTACTTTTTGCTATTTTCTCAGCTTCTTCTTTTGTATCGGCTTCAATATCGTCATAATCAATTGATAAGCTCATTCCGACACTTACATGCCATTTGCTCATTCAACTCCACCGCCTTTCACAATCTCCACAGCATCATTCAAAATTACGATTTCATAAGATTTTGTCCATCCCACAGGTTTTGCTAATGTACTCCGTTTTTCCAACTGCTCCACAACCTTATCCACATCAAAAGCTGTCGGCTGTTCGTCAATAACTGCACCTATTGCAAAATCCATATCCGAATTTCCAAGAGAGTCAATTATTTTGTCTGCATCTATTAATCTAGCCATGTTTTCTCCTTACCTTCCTTATCAAATCTATACCTCTGTCGCCACGACAATATCTATTATTAATAGTGCTCCTTTTTATGCTAGTAATTTTAGACCATTCGGATATTGTGTGGGTTTCTCCATTAATTTCAACATACAGAGTATTCCTTCTGTTATTTGCTTGTTCTTCTGGCGTAGCCCATCTACAATTATCTGGTTCATAATTTCCATTTACGTCTATTCGGTCTAACGAAAGCCCTTTTTTGTATCCGCTTATGTTAACCCAATTTTCAAATTTTTCGATATCTTTCCACTCTTCGCAGACAACAATACCTCTCCCGCCATAAAACGGATAATTATGTGCTTCCTTTCTATAGCAACGTTCAATCATACTTTTATAGCTTCCGTACCAGCTTTTATTGTAAAATGCTTTACCTTCAATCAACCTCATAATCCTCGCGCTCCTCCGCATATTCATAACTGTCCATATCATCACATCTGCACTGACAAGAATCCTGCTTAGTACAGCAGATGCAGCACTCTCTTTCACCATCCGGACAATCTAATTTACATCTTCCTATTTAGTCCTCCTTATAATTTTCGATCGCAGATTTAAGTCCCTCATAGAAATTAATTCTTTTTCTTAGCGTGTTTAATTCATTATCGTATTTTTTAAAAAATACTTCTTTTGCTTTTTCATAATCAGGTGTATCCAGAACAACCACTTTGCTGTATTCATTAATGAAATTACCTATTGATTCTTTTCTTATAAACGAAACGTAGATTCCGTCAGGAAATTTAGCTACTGGTTTGTATGTCTTCGGTTTTTCTATTACTTCACATTCTTCAAGGCGAAGATTCCATTTGTTTGTTTTTCTGTCGCTGTCCAAAATGTAGAAATATAATTTCATTCTGTGTCCTCCTGTTTCTTAAAATCCATCTTTAAGTCATAAACAAACTGACAAAGTTTCTCTGCAATCTCATCTGCATTCTCTACATTTGCAAGATGTCTGACGTACTGTTTACCGCACACGACGCAAGTTAATTTTCTGATTGTTTCCCAAACCTGCCATGCGATAATGGTAGAATCAAAAGCATCCGTCATCAGAGAATCTCTTCCGTTTCTGTTGTCGTCTCTGAACCACTTTTCTCTCGGCGCTTTTAGTGTGGTTGCAACATCTTCTCTGGTAAGGCAGCCTTTGTATTTTTCGTCAATGCGCTTTTCCAACTCGTCCAGAAGTTCCTTCTTTTCCTGCTCTGTCATTCTTATCCCCCTCTATTTAATACTGTCCAGAAATTTCTTAGCCGCTTTATTTCCACATTCATGGCTCGCCTGAGCAACAATCCTATCAATAATACGTTCTTTATCCTGATAGATAATCTCTCTGACGCATTCCTTAACAACTGTATCGGTTCTTCTTCTATCTGCCGAATACTCAGATTTATAGTCTCTAGCAACTATATTGAGAATTTCGTTTTTTAATTCTTCGTCAGAAATCTCGACTGTTATTTTCATTTTTCATCCTCACTTTCCCCATGTAAGCAACTGACACGCTATTGTGCAGTCCTCCATGATTTCTGTATTTATGTTTCCTCTGTTTGGTTCTAATTCATCAAGGAATACTCCGTTTATGCAACTTCTACCAAATCTACGTTCTTGCTCCGCACGCCTTTGAAACACTTCTGGAAAGTCCAATCTGATTTTATTCCAGTAGCCCATGCCACCTTTGACGCATCCAATGCAATTATTGTTTGGGTATCCTAAATCATACATGATTGGTCGTTTCAGTCCCAACCTGTCCGCTATTCCGTGAGCTTCTTCTTTTGTTAAACCATTTTCAATCAGCGGAAATTCATGGTCGTAATCGCTTAAAGCCTTGCAGGTATTCTCTGCTCTGCTCTTTTCATTTACATCAAATCCCCATACATAAGTATGGTGATCTGGATGCTCAGATTCCCATTTTTTTCTTACCTCTTTTTTTAAGTACTTTGTGCATGGTGAGCCAAATGGAGTATTCATTGTGTGCGTGAACTCCATTACATCATCCACTGAACCAAACCTGTTTGATTGAATTATCGTTATCTTTCTTCCCAATAACTTCTCACAATCATGCAAGAATCTAAGGCTATCAGGATGCTGATTCGACACATGAGTATAGATAATTTCGTCAACATCCTTTGCCAGATAACACGCTACAAAACTGCTTATTCCTGTTGAAAACCAACATACTTTCATAACACCACGCTACAAATCCTGTGCGTGGATAGTCTGGCAATCGGCTTGGATTCATTATTAAGTGCTTACTTAGGCACAGCCACTCCGCCAAACTTTATGTATCAATTCACCATGCTAATTTTGATACAACCTCGGTTTACCGAGGATTCGTTATTCCTTTCTTAAGCTTAAAATCATTTCTGCTTCCTTAATACTCAATAAAATCAGATAATTCCATCTGACCAACTACATTGTTGTCTTGCATCCACCATAGATAAACTTCTTCACCTGTCTCCCATTTGGTTTCTAGCCCCTTTTCTTTTCGAACATCTAGCATTCTCCCAAATGCCCTAATATAAGACTGCTTGTATTTTGGAAAATCTGCAAATTCTTTATATCTCTTACTTCCAGCCATTGGGCAGCCAATACAACCAACTCTGTCATATCCACATTTGTACAGCTCACAAGTTTCTATGTGTTCTGAATTAATAAACCCCCATATATCAGAATCTTTCCAGTCAATGATTGGATTGACAACCATTTTCTTTTGTTGCATACAATGTTCGGTCATTCGGCGTTTTGCATCGTTATCATTCATAAGCATAACCGTCGAAAAAAATTCTTTTGTTTTAATACTACTTCCTAATTTTTCAAATTCTGATCGCGATTGTCGCTTTGGGCTTTCCGCCCAGCGAACGCCTGTGGCAATATACCTATTAGGGCATCCAGTTTCTTTTAATATCGCACAACAATATCTTGAAAATATCGTTGGTGGCATCAACTTTAATGGAATCAGTTTCCACATCGTGATATGTTCGCCTTTATACTTCGGCATTTCTATTTCACATTTAATTCCTTTTTCTTCCAGACTTTTAAATGTCTTTCGTATGTGCCGTACAGTTTGCGGTGCATCTGCCGTGGTGTGACTATTGTGTACCTCAAATGGTATGCCCCCCTACGAAAGAGTTCTAACATTACGTCAGAATCTTTCCCTCCGGAATATGTGCATACAAGTGGCTTTCCATAATGTTTCAACGAGAGATCAGATGCAAGTCGAATTCTCTCAATTGCTTTTTGTTCTAAATCCATTTTTTTCTCCTATCCGAATGCTACCTGTCCGTTATTCTGCACATAAATCACCGGTGCAGCTTTACGTTCTCCGACTTTCAGATACGGGCAATTAGCTTTCACAAGTGCTTCTGCCATAACTGGCACAACGCTGTTTCCGATTCTCGCTACTTGTTTTGCAATCGGGTAATTTCTCCATTTGTAATCCCGATCAATGATGTAATCTTTTGGAAATCCCTGCATCACCTTTAATTCCTCCGGCTTTAGCATTCTGAGAAAAATATCTGATATGATGTATTTCTCTCCATGAATATCAACCAGAACATTTATCAATCCGAACCTGTCTTTTGTGGTAATGGTTCCAAGTGGCTCGTTGAGTACCTGTCCACATCCCGTTCCATAATATTTAACCAGAAAAGCAGATATCACGCCGAAGTGCCCGGGCGATGTGGTTATTGTATGCAGTGGTTTGTCACATCCTTGACCGATTCCGGTCTTGTAAAATTTCGTGATGAAAGCTGTCACAAGTCCGTATCTGTTCGATGTGTCAATGGTTTTTATCGGTTCAGTCAGTAACTGTCCCCTGGAATCGCCTTGCCTGGTTTCTCCGTGGTACTGAATGATAAATGCCAGTGCATCTTTACTCTGTACAATGTATGGTTCTGGATTATCAACGATATATTTCTTGATTCCGTTTGCGATGCGCTTCTGTGTTGCTTCTGCCAGTGGTTTAGGACGGTCAAATATACTTTTACCTAAGTCTGACCAATCAATGTAATCTCCACACTGTTCGTATGGCTTCAGACCGTCTGTCCCAAAACGATTATGCGTAGGCTTTGGCCACACTATCTGCTTTCCATCCCTACGAAACACCGCATACCAACGCTTTCTTGTAGTCGGTGCTCCATAATCCGCAGCTACGAGTTCCCGACTATCAAATTCATATCCCATGTTTACCATTGCTGAAATAAATTTTCGATAATCTTCACCGGCTCTTTCCTTGATTGGATGTCCTTTCTCGTCCAATGGTCCCCACTGCTGTATCTCCTCTACATTTTCCATAATGATTACATCTGGAAGAATCGCCTTTGCGTGCTTATATACAGCCCACGGAAGAATGCGAAGCCCCTGCTTTCTCGGCTGACCGCCTTTTGCTTTTGAATGGCTCGTACAATCTGGCGAAGCCCACATTAACGCTACGTGCTGGTTTCCGACATATTTCTGCAAGTCTACTTTGAAAATATCTTCTGTCAGATGTAGCGTTCCGGGATGATTCGTCTTGTGCATCAGGATAGCGTCGGGGTCGTGGTTGATCGCTATGTCTACTGGTCTGCCAAGAGCCATTTCAATTCCAACGGATGCTCCGCCGCCACCGGCAAAGCAATCTATGATTAAATTACGCTCCATATCTCTCAATCAGCTCCTTGTAACTATCGCAAATCCGAATGTGATGCTTCTTTTCCAAATTATCAACCATTTCAGACAATGATGTTTTTCCAGAATTAATATCATTGATGTAGTTATTAATTCTTTTTACGGATTTCATGTAACGTTTCCATCCCCATCCGTGCAATTCGTGCATTACATAAAACAAAATCACAAAATTCAGCACGTCAGACCAGTTCTTTCCATCCTCGAACCCATCATCAAAGGCTTTCAACTCCATTTCTTTTAACTCTTTCTGGCAGTTCTGGATAGACTGTGCGAACATATGAGCTTGATTATTTGCATATGGAACGAATGCTTTCTTTTTCTGCTTGATTTTTAACTTTCCCATCCGACAGCCCTCCTTATCTTCTGAGTCAGAATGTCAAATTCCATCAACATCCTGCGATCATTCTTGTTTGAGTATGCGATTGTTTGCTGTCCATCATATATGACCGCATATCTTCCGTTAATGTCATATGCCCCGCTGATTGCCTGCGATATCTGACATCTTGTCTTTCCTGTCAATTCTGATATTTCAGCAAGCGTTAGCTCCCCGATATACTTTGAACCGTCGTATACGTCATACAGTTTCATGTTTCTTTACTCCTATCAGTTCGTATGTCCTGTGCGAGCCGTACCCGTTAAATGCAATCAGACCATCTTCTTCGAACTGTCTCAGGTGTCTCTGTACGGCGCTAACACTGATATCAAGTTCTTCTGAAATCTTCTTTGTTGGCGGCGTTGATTTATGATATTTCGCATATTTTCTGATGAAGTAATAGATATCCTTTCGGTTCTGCTTCCATTCCATATGCTTCTGGTATTTTAATGCGTCCATGCGTTATACCTCTTTGTTATCAGTCGTACAGACTTCTTTTTACTTTGCGCATTCCTAAAAATTTTCCATCAGGCGAAAATTCGGATACAAATTTAACATCAGGTTCCATTGCCGGGTCACGATATTCTCCGATGGTTTTTTCTCCTCCGTGCCCATCGCTTTTTACGTATGTTTCTTCGTACATATCTGATTTCTCCTTTAATCTTTTTCTTTATATGTATTCTCATCAATCAAGTTCTGAAACTTTTCAAAAGCCCGGATTGACACTTTGTTGCTCTGCTTCTCTGGCTTCAGTGAAACTTGCAAGTGCGTGTCTATGATATGCGACAGCTCTCTGGCAAGAGTTTTCTTTCCCTGCTGTATGCCGTCCCTGTAGCCTTTAGCAGGCTTAAATTCGTTTATCTTCTCTTTTCCTTCGCCTTGACTACCAGATGTTTTGTTGTACCTGCATTGATACCCTCTTTTGGTATATTCCAGAATCCAGAACTGTTCCATTTCATCCAACTTATCCACTGGATAATGTATAAAATTAATCATCCATCCATACGGGTTATCTATGCTGAAAAAACCTCGTTTTTTTATTGACAGATCAATATGTTGATAACCTGTGAGGTGCGAGCACATCCTCTGAATTATATGAACTGCCTGCCCGATATAAAAATACTGGATTCCGTTTTCATCAATTCTAGTCAGGAAATAGATTCCGCTTTTATTGTCGAGTCTCGGATTGATTTTCAACAGTCTTTTTTTATTCTCAGCTTCAATCGCCTTAGCTTTTACAAAATTTTTATAGTTGTTATTCAAAAACTTATCACCTCGATTCATTCTTTGGTGTATTTTTTGATACCACTATGACACCACTATGTTACCACTTCAACACCTATATTGCAAGATAAAATGGTATCACTTTGGTATCACTTTAGCATCTAATTGACACCGATAGACAAAAATGCTACAATGTTCTAAAACAAGGGAGGGATTTCACATGACTATCAAGTCTGATAAAACCAGAACTAACATCACGTTCCCAATACAGCTTAAAGAACAACTTGAGCAGATTGCCAAGCAGGAGAACAGGAGTTTTAATAATCTGGTCATTACTGTTCTCCAAGATTTTGTAAAAAGTGCCGATAAATAGTCGGTGCTTTTTTAATTAACTGTTATTCTCTCTATCATCCTCTACAGCCTCGCCAAGGCAAGCCATAACCGGTCCTGACTCAAGCAAGCATTCTCTTTCTATGGTATTCTTGCCATCATCTGAGTGCCAATCCCCGACAATATATAAACTTGCGTCTGCGGTCAGAATATCTGTTTCCATATTCCAATAATTAATATGGATTTCATATGCAGCATTTGCAGAGATCACATATCTGTAAATGCCTTTGGTGACTTCTTTCCAGTCTTTTAAACTTGTTGATACCATGCTTAATCCTCCACTAATGGTGGCTTCTCATCTTCGAAGAAACTTTCATAATCGAACCATTCATCTTTAATGAAATTTCCGATAATTTTCACTGAATGTCCAAGTCCTTTCGTAGCAACTCTAACATGCTTTCCTTTCATTTCTATCAGGTCATCTACGCCAACAACGTCCATGATTCTCATAATCGCTTCAAGCCCTGCCTTTGAACCTTTAAAGTTTTCCGAGCCAAGGTAACCATGTCCTAAAACATATCCTCCGAATACAACGCCCCATCCACCGCCAGAAAGAGTGAGGTCAAGGGTAAGTACTCCGTGATCTTTAAAATTCAATGATACATTTGTAATTTCAGCATTTCTTAATCTGTTTCCGTCGTTAATAAGTTCTTCTTCTGTCCACTGTTTCATTTTGTTTCCTCCCTGTATGGTTCGTGAATCTCAATTTAACTATTCTTGCAAAAATCGCATTCAGTATTGCATTTTTTCCACTCATCTGAATATTCTTCGTACCCATCTGCTCCGTTCAAATACTTGTATGCAAGCACATTCATACATCTTTCGCAGGCCGTAGAAAAAGCAACAAGTGCTTCCTGTAATGTATAATCTCCGCTGTTTACCATTGCCATTATGACATCTTGATTTCCACCTCCAATACTTGTATGAAAGTCAATAAGTGGTGTAGTATCCGTTCCGTAATCCCATTTTCTTCCCCATGGCTGCCACCACTTTCTTGTTTGGCTACACCCACAATTAGTGCATATATGGCCTTTTAATCCCCTTATCAGACCTGTATCCTTTTTCCAATATTTCCGTTTGTGCTTGCACGCTTCTTTCTCAGCTTTGCCATGCACTACATAAACGTGTTCTGTTATTTGTAACGGAAAGCAGGAATGGTACGTTCTCGCTCCTTCTGGTGCTTCACATGCCAAATCATCTTCTGGCTTAATTAAATTTCCGTTTTCATCCTCATACCAAATTCCCAACTTTAATTTTGATTTATCAATTTCCATTTTTTCTCCTTTCAAAACGGGCATAAATTCAAATCAACATTCAGTCCCGTTCTTGCGATCTGCACTAGAACATCATCTCCGGCAACGTCCTGTATCTCTTTCTGCATCACTTCCGGATTTCCCCATCCCTCTGACAGGTGACACAGCGTTATGGTTCTGAGCGAAGCGGTCTTGTTCACTCGGATAATCTCTTTTACAGTAGATAAGCTGCTGTGCCCCCGGACGGAGTGCTCAAACTTAAATGAATCCTGCTCCGGTGATTCGTCAAGATGATTACATTCTATAAGGAAGTGATTTATTCTCATGTTCTTGAATGTGAACGGCAAATATGAGAAGTCTGTCGCATATATCAGTCGCCCACATTCTTCGTGAGATATCAGGTACGCGAAGTTTGGTGTCTTGTCGTGTGGGACGTAGAAAGGTGTTACCCGGAACGAACCTATACCCTTTGGTTTCTTTTCTGGCAATCCGATCATCAGCTCACCAGAGATTGTGTTTACACTCTCAACTGTCTCGTCATTGGTGTAAATTTGAATGCCGGACTGCATTAGATTCTGGAATGATTTCAGGTGATCTCCGTGTCCATGCGTCAGTAGACAACCCGAAACTTCTGATATTCTGTAGGAAATTCCTTTTAAAATCTCTGAATACTTGCATCCACAATCCAAAAGCAAGATTTCGCCGGATTCGGTCTTGAGCGTATAGCAGTTTCCGAGTTGACTGCCTGTGTTTATCACTCTCATGAACATTTCGCCACCTCACTTTCAATACTCAAAATCCAAATTGCTTATGAAATTCACAATTTTCCCATCTTCGATCACAACAAATTCTGTAACAAATTCATCAACCTGATTAAGACCAGTTTCTATATATTCATCTTGCTTATCATCGTATTTTTCAAACCATCTTTCTACGCTGTCATCAACAGAAGTGTTCTTCATTACAAAATACGGTGTATCTTCCGATAACAGTTCTATTTCACTAGCAATCTTTTCGAATCTTTCAATGATGTGCTCTCTTTCCAGCACCGGGATATTATCTTCGGTGTCTCTGCAATAATTATTATTTTGCTTAATAAAGTCTCTTATTGCATTTGCCACACAGCTCTTATCTTTTGTGAAGAAAACCTGTTGTCCAGAAAATTCCCAGCAAATCCTGTCTACCGCATTGTCACAATTGTTAATTTCATTGTTTACTTCGTTCCAAAGAGAAGTATCATGAATGATATTTCTCTTAAATCCATGACTTATTAATTTACTTGGCGGGATATATTTTTCTGTCAAGACATCCCACACAATAGGTGCAAACAGCCATGAATTTCCGAACTCTTCTATAACCTCTCCTTTGTAATCCTTATCAATTCCATATAAACTGCTATAACTCATTTTTTATACCTCTCAATCCTTTGGAAATCTGAATACAATGTTTGCTGGTTCAAATTTCATATCTGGACTGCTAACCATGGTTTTTGAATCATCAAAACCTCTTGCAGCCATTTTTATAAATTCCTCGTAATCGTCATCACTCATTTCAACGTTTTGTGATAAAAACATTCCTGCATACACTCTATTTAACATTTCCATTGCTTTCTGACACTTTTCTCGGCTTTCATAAACTGCCATCACATATGGGCTTTGCTGTATCCCTCCGGCAAATACCGCCTGTATGTAATTTTCCGAAACAATCAATGCTGTCATTTCATACGGAAGATTGATTTCTCCATTCTGGGATATAATCCTCATAGTTCTCACCTCGTTTCTCAAAATAGTCTTTCACTGACTCATAGTACGGGCAGTTCTCACACCGCCCGATACAAGCCATATATTTACCAAACTTTCCAGAATCGCACCGATCAAAATTGATGCAGTCGAAGTACATCATGTTCGATCATCTCCGAAGAATAATTCTCTCATGTCAACCGGTTCGTATTTCTTATGCAATAACTTCTTATTCTGTCTCGCCCCGTGTGGGTCATTACACATGAAGTTTCTGCATATCTCCGGTCTGACCGGATAAATCTCACATTTATTATTCCTTTTTGAATCATTCAAAAACGGACAGGTCAGGTCAAGTCCAAGATTCTTGACTGGATAATTGTGTTGCTGTTCCTGTATATGATTCTTTTTGATGTACCGTCTGATTTCTTTTATCTCTTTACCAGAAACCGGGGAGTAGGGTGGAACAGCAAGCACCGCACCCTACACATTTTCCATTCTCTGTGTAGTCATAAAGACCATTCTCCATATTTTTGAACGCTTCTGCTAATGTTCCTATCATAATCTTTTGATTAAAATTACAATGTAGTTAATCAAGTTTGTAACCACAGTAAAAATCAACATCGGAAGTGGTTTCTTTCCGACTACCGCATACGCCAATGTTCCAATCCAGATGGCGACCATTACCGAAAATGCTGCAATATAAATTTCGTCTGCTGTCATTACATCTCCTCCTGCTTCATAAAATCTGGGATACTTGGCTCCTGTCCTGCTGCCGGAACCGGTTCTTTCTCAGCGGTCTTTACGACTTCTGCGACCGTTGGCTGCTTAGGCTGTTTTTCGATTGCTACTGGCTCGTCTGGGATAAATTCTTCTGCGTTTGCGTTCTGTTCGATTTCATAAGCAACTTCATGTTCAATAATGTCCTGCTTTGGAATTTCTTCTGTGGCTTCCTCAACTTCCTGAATGAAAATATCACCATGACTATTGATAATCTGCTTTAATGCACGATTGATAACTGTTTTCTTTGCCATCTGGTCAGTAAATTTCTGATGCGTTCCATTGCCGTCTTCTTTGAAACCGTAGCCCTGCTTCCAAGCCTGCTTAATCTGCTTGATATTCATTACTTCCAGATGCTTCGTTCCATCTTCCATCTGAATAACTGCATAAGCCCCAAGAATTTTATCGTTGTCAATATTCATAAAGTCCTGCTCATGAATATCAAGAACTTTGTTCCCATCTTCAATGTGGTATTTGAAATTGTCACCATCATAGATGATCTCAGCATGGATATCTTTCATTCCATATCTTCTGGCGATTGTAATGTTTCCGAAGTAAGACCTCTGGAACTGACACTGATTGCCATAACTAATGAAATAGCCCTGTTTTTTCTGAACTGACAAACCAAGAGTTGCCATATTCATAAGACTGTTTGCTATGCTAGTAGATGTGCAAGATTCCAAAACTGGTTTATTGTTTCTATCTTTTGTTTCTTTCAAAACCAGATAAGCTCCCATAAGTGCATTGCTGAGGTTATAGTCTTTCGGAAAAGAAAGACCATATTTGCATTTTTCTTCAAGCTGTTTGGTCAGTCCATCAATGAACGAATTATTGATTACAACTGCTGCCTGATGTTCTCCTGCTGTTGCTAACTGTGTTTTGTTTGCCATAACAATTCTCCTTTTCTATATTTTTTATATATTTGCCAACACGCTATTTGCGTGATTGCATTGTTTCTTACCTGTGCTATTTTGTAGGATTCCAAGCGCACTGAACTCTGGAATCAGAGCGCATTTTCTGTTTTGTACCCATGCAAATTCATAGGTCTGCCAAACCTCAAATATTAAATTTACATGGATTCTAGTGAGTGAACACGTTCCTCACTTTGCAGGTGCAAAATCACCTGTAGCTTGATTAAGCTAAAATTATCTGTTATGCTATTAGCAAATATAGTTTGCTCTATATTTTGTGTGGAGCAGCTAGGCTGTCGCCAAACAAGTTCCTAGCTGTTCCGCTTTTCTCACATTTCCGTTACCGTCATATCCCCCTCAGCAACTTTCAAGAATATCAACTGCGCATCTGCCTTAATACCTGCCAGACTGCTGTTGTCCAGCTCTGCTGCACAGTCTACGAATATCGGATAACTCACGCCGTAAAACTTCTGCAAACCGTCCATGATGGCAATTTTCCCTTTCATCATAAGAGCTGTATTGGCATTCCCGATTAATTTCTTCCAGTTACCGTCCTTGTCCTGCACGTACCAGATACACGCATCTACAACTTCGCCGTTTTTCTGCGTATCGAACAGTTTTACCTTAACCCCGTCAAAATACTGGTTTACCGCATCTTCAAGGGCTGTATTCTTCGCCATGCTCAGTGATTTCAGTTCATCCAGAATCATCTGTGCATCAGCTTTCTTCTGGGAATATTCCTTCCTGCTGGCTTCCAACTTCCCAATCTGTTCGTCAATTCGGACGTTGTTGTTGGATTCTCCGATTTTCTGATTGACTGCTGCCAATTCCTGCTTTTTCCCGGATAACTGCTCTGAAAGCTGTTTCTTCGCTTCTTCGCTATCGTCCAGAGAATTAAGTTCCTGCTCTTTCTCTTTGATTGATACAAGAATTTGCTGATATTCAGCGTTTTCTGAGAAATCTGGCTCTTTCGGTATAGCTTCCAGATTCTCATTTTCTGCGTCCAGAGAAGTTTTGATCTGCTCTAATTCATCTGTCAGTTTGGAAATCTCAGATGTGAGAGTTTCTTCCTGCTTATGCGCTTCTTTCATATCGGCAGACGCTTTGTTTCCAGCCTGAATAACTTCATCAAGTTTACGTTTCTTGTCCTGTTCCCATTCTTCCTGAGCTTTCAACTGCTGATTGATTCTTTCCTGCTTCTTCTGCTCGAATCTGCTCTTTAACTGCTCAATCTGCTCTGTCGGAAGATTCTGACCGCAAGTCGGGCAAATGGCCTCTGCATCATTGAATGTCTCAGATTCAATATTTTCCAGAACTGTGTTGTCCCATTCTGTATCCTTGATTTTGGGATATTGCGTTCTGGCGTTCTGCAATTTTTCAAGAAGATCTTTTTTCTGTGCTCTCAGGTACTCCAATGCAGAAGCCTTTCTGTTCAACTCTGATGTTTTGATATTCCTGTCTAATTCAAGAGTGCTAACTTTATTGCAAACCGATGATTTCTGCTCTAACAAGTCCGCTTTAGCCTTTGAGTCTATCTCTAACAGTTTGGTTCTTAACCCTGCCAGTTCCGCTTTAATCTCTTCGGTTTTCTCGTTCCCTGCCTGTGCAATCCGCGTTTCAAGGTCTGAAATCTGTTCCTGCAAGGCATTCTTCTGCAATTCCAATTCGGCGGTATCAGCATCGACTTTTGACTGCTCCATACCTATGATCTGGTTTGGAATGGCTTTCAACTGTTCCTCTGCCTTTTTCAGTGTTGCACTGTTCATGGCTTTGATTTCGTCTGCCTTGTAGGTTTCCAGAAGTGGTACCAACTCAGCACAGTCTGGAACTGTCTTGGCAATCTCTAAATCTGATTTCCCGGCACCGTCTGACATGGAGAACAGAATCTTTCTGGCATCTGCATCTTTCAGGTCTGTGAAGATTTCCATATGGGACAGCATAAGGAAATTATCAAAGTCAAACCCTCGTTCTTTCAAATCTGCTTTAAAATCTCTTTCAGCTTTCGGAACGCCGTTGATTTCGTACTTGTTGGATAATGCAACCTTGCCCGGTTTTCCGTCCTTTGGCTTACTTTCTGTGCGCTTCTGGAACTTCGCTACGCTTACTGGCTTTCCATCAATCACAATGTCAATATCAACTCTTGGGAGACATTCTCTACCATCATCTGGTCTGATATCCGGGTTGCTCTTTAAACTGTAGTCTTTGTCACAAAACACCCACATAAAGGCATCTGCCAGTGTGGTTTTCCCGCATCCGTTCTTCCCGGAAACGATTGTTCTGTGTCCGAACCCTATTTTCTTTTCTGGCTGGCCTTTAAAATCGGTCAATCTAATTTCTCTTACTTCGATTTTCTTCATATTACAAAACCTCTAATCTTTTTACTGATACTTCCAACGCTGTTACCCATTCTTGACTCTGATCAGACCAGAGTTCCCGGCTCTGGAATCTTCCGCTGAGTTTGATTTTTGTCCCCTTTTTCAGATTCTCTACGGCATCTGCGTTTTCTTCCCAACATAAACAACTGATTGCATCTGATCTGGTATATCCGGCTTTCTTCTTTCTGTTTACCGCCAGAAGTATTCTTGCCAACTTCCTGTCGTTGTTCGCGCCAATCATCTTTACTGTTGGCTTTTTAATTAGATATCCGGTCAGATAAACTTCGTTTGCATCGTGTTCTTCCAGTCTTTCAAGGTACTGAATGTCCATTGCTCTTACATATGCTGTAAGGCTTTTCTTGCCATCTTCCCGGACTGTTCGGCTTCGCATTTCACCATATACACTGGCAATCAGCTCTGTTTCTCTGGAAATCATGTGTTCCGGCACAATAATCGGAAGAATGTCATAGGATGTACTCTTTCTAAATATTGTCATTCTTCCCTCGTACATCTTGGTTCCGCCGTATTCTTCATGTGAGAACACGAATCCCGCCGGAATGTCACCAGATAAAAGTACCTGGTTTTCGTCACGCATCTTCATGTGGTATATCACCCTCTTTCAATATCCTTGTCAGCATTAATCCGAGTGTTACGACTGTTTCTCTGAGATTCTTGTTTTCGGCTTTGAGTTTCTTTCTCTCTTTCTCGAGGTCGGAAATGATCTCACTTGCAAGTGTTGGTGTTTCTGTGTTCTGGATGTGTGTTTTTGACATAAAAAATGCCCTCCTAATTATTTATTTGATAAATACAGGAAGGTGTGTTATACTTGTCCTGTATTTAACTTACCCAATTAAGTTAGATACGCGGCTCCGTGTGGTATTTCCGGTACCCATGGAGCCAACTTTTAATCTGAGTCGAGACCTAACATAGCGATACAAATTTTCTTGTCGATGATTACGCTCTCGCTAGAATCGAGGTATGCTTTGAACGCCTTTAGTCTGCCAACTAATTCGGCGTATTCCTCGGCTACGGTCTCTGCTCTGAAATCCATCTTATTTTCTTTCTCCATCACAATCCTCCTCACAATACGGACATTTGTTGTCCATCAGAATTTTGTTTAAATGGTCAGTTACTTTCTTCACATTTTCTTCCTGCTGATAACCGCCCTCTGCAATGCTATACATATCAAACTCTCTTAATGACTCTTTCTTATATATATTGATGTGTAGGCTGCATCCGATCTTGTAGTTTGCAAAATGAAACGCTACCGTTCTGCCGGTTTCTTTCTGAACTCTCCGGCATAACTGGTACAGTTCGTCTACGGTTTTATCAAAATCATTTATCTTCATCGAAAAGCCCTCCAATTAAATCACCAAATAATGTTTTTACAACTTCTTTGATTTTTTCTTTTTGAATAGTTTTAAATTCTTCTTCGTTCATCAATCCGATTTTGACCACTTCGTCAATCTCCTGCTTCACAGATTTCTCTGTTTTTTTGCCATCTTCCATAATGGTTTCTTTGATTCCACGAACGATAACAGCTAAGTCAGCTATTAATTCTGCTTTACTGCCTTTAAGTATGATTTCTCCCGCTTTTGTCTCAATCATCTCTCTTTTCCGTTACTGAAAACTTATAAAAAGTTATAAACTTCTATGTTCCATTCCTACTTC